AGTTAGAAGTAGGGAAGTTTATAAAGGAAGAGATGACAAGTAGGAATAGATGTAATTATTATAGTAATATAAGATTTATGAGAGAGGTGTTGAAAGAGAGGGGAATGGATGTTGAGATATTAAATAAATCACCTTCAGGTCTCAATCCAGTTTATCATGCAAGTAAGCTAAACATATGGAAAATCCATTGATTAACCCATGTCATATTTACAAGCACCCTTCCAATCATTTAATCCTTAATACATATCATCATTTACACTATGTTTGCACTTTTTTACACTTTTGAACACTTTTTTCACACTTTTTAGTAGTATTTTCACGCTTTTGAACAGAATTTTTTCACTTTTTAAACGTTTTTAACAGTTTTTGAACTAAAATTGAGCAAATAAAATCCCTTGAAACATAGCAAATTGGCCAGCTAGACACACAAAATCTACCCTCAACTGCAATATTTTCTTCCTATTAATATATCATGACACAATTTTTGGTTCATTATTTTCCCCAATTCAAGTATGTTATAAGTATAGGGAGGTGGTGAATAACTATGTGATATATTTAACACACTAAATAAGATCATACACCATGAAAAATGGTATTTAATACATGAATTATAGGGGGAAATATACAATGCTAGGTACTAAATACTTAGGAGAATTACTAGACGAAGGTAAATTTGAGCTATTTAAACATAAAAGAGAACTACTAATAGCACCAATTGGGAGTGGCAAAACACATATGATAATATCTAAGGCACATTTATTTGATAATGTTTTATATTTATGCGACACTAATGCACTAAAGGAACAAGTTAAAAATGATTTAAAAGAAGCTAATATTACCAACGTTCATGTTAAAACATATGCTGCGGTAACTCAAAAAACAAGACTTGACTTTAAAAATGCGTACATTAAAAGTTTTGACTTAGTCGTATGCGACGAAATACACAACTTAGTTAAATATTCTGCCTTTTCAGGTTCACTAGAATATGCTATACGTTTATTATTTAATGATAATGATTTTGAATACAATGGTAAAATATTAATGATGACTGCAACGCCACAATACATTGAAAACCTACAACAAAGACATCCACAAATAAACACTTATCACACAATAAACTTAATGGATGACCCTGAAATACATAGATTAACTACATTCGAGTTTGACACTATAAAACATTATTCGCAAATAGAACATGTACTTCGTAAAATAAGGGACAATAAAGAGTTTGAGTATGGAACTAAAGTATTGATATATACTTCGCAAGTAAAAACAATGCTGAGAATACAAGAGATAATGTTTAATTTAGAATTAGATAGTACTGTCATACATAGTATGAATCATGATAGAGAAATGAGTAAAGAAACGTTAGAGAGAAGAAAGAAAATACTTGAGGAGGGTATCTTTGAAGGCGATGTATTAATAATCAACTCATCTATGGAAACTGGGATAAACTTAAAGGCTTGTAATAATTTTAAATATGTTATTGTAAATAGTAGTAATATAGTAGAAATTACTCAATCGAGAGGTAGGGTTAGAGATGATATTAAATGTTTATATACAAGAATAGATGATGATAGACCATTTAGTTTTATTGATGATTATGTTGGTGTGGAATTAATTAAAGATGACTTTATGGCTTTATTCAAAGATTTAAAAGACAAGGATAATAACTCATGGGGGATTAGACGAATCAAAAAACAATTAAATGAATGTGGTTATGAAATAAATCACGCGAACAAAAGTGTAAAAGGTAAACGAAATACATATTATACTATTACTATAAAAGATAATTAAGAATTAAGCCTACAATATTCACGACTAGCTATAGCAAATCTTGAATTTTGTAGGTATTTTCTTTTCAAGCGTAGCATCGCCATTACTCACCTATGGTGACTAATGGAAATTCAAAACCAAAAACAACATGACTTATGCTTGTCTTTGGGCATACCAATACTTTACGAAAACAAACTTGTTTGTTTGAGTAACCTTGAAACATGGTTTTCAATGTTTCAAGGGTGTGGTACACGAAGTAGTCACCACGTCATTTATTTCAACATTGTAGTTACCATGAACAATATAAAAGTAACTATTTGTAGATGTACCACATGTACCATTTTAGGGGGAGACTCGAGGATAATTTTAGGTTCACTTTTTCACCAAATCCAAGTATATTATAGGCATAGGGAGGTGAGTTGGATGAGTAATACTAATAATAAATTACAGGGGGTAACAAAAGTGGATATAGATGTACAAATAGAAAACGCCAAAAAAATGATTGACATATACGAATCTGCAAATAATTTACACCAATTAAACATATATAAAGAGAAATTAAAACTTCTTGAATCACAAAAACAAAATAAACAAACTAAATTAAATAATGATGAGGTGAGGTTTCCAATGAATATATACGAAGGTAATATAGGGGATAAACATTGTAATTATAAAACATTGGCAATCATGACTTTATATTCCAATTACAATAACAATATCGAAGATGGATCACAAGAACAACATAGATATGTCTATAAAGATAAGATAATAGAATTTACTGATGAGATAGAAGAACTAAGCCAAAACAAAATTAACACAATATTACGAAACATAAAGAAGCTAAGTAACTTAAGTGGTCATTTAGTTATTGCTAGTAAGACACAAGACAACAGGATAGTTTATACTATTAATTATAGAGCAGGCGAATTCACAACAAATGAAGATGGTCAAGTAGTAGATTGCAAGAAAGGTAGTTTTGTATTAATAGAACAGGATTTATTAAAATATTTAGTAGATGTAGGAAGTAATGAGCTAATTAAAGTTTATTTACTTATTAAAGCATTATGTCTTTGGAATGAGAGAAACAATGGTCAACATGAAAAGATGATAACCAATTCATACTTGTGTGAGCACATAGGATTAAAACCATGTAAAAATAGTTTACAAAGTATAAGCAACATAACTCATGCTTTAGAAGAATTACATTTAATAAAGAAAAGAGTAGAACATCGAAATCTAAGAGGTGAGTTTAGACATTACAACCATTATTCAATTGTACCTTATGAGGAATGGAGAGATTATCGTTATAAAAATACACCTAATAGAAAATATAAAAAATAGCTTTGACATCATTTGAGGGTCATCATTGACACGATTTGAGGGTCATGACTGGTACGATTTGAGGGTTGTAATATATAGATAATATATATAGATAAAGATATATAGATAACTAAATATAGCTGAGGATAAAATCCTCAGCTATGGTTGTATTTAATTAGCCCCAACCAAGAGGAGTTTGATAATTTATGGATGTAAAGGAATTGAAAAGAATAATAAGAAATGATTTTAATTTATACATTAGAAATTTAGTAATAAAAGATACTTGTGAAAAATGCAATACCAAAAATAATTTAGAGGTACATCATACATATCCACTTTCACTCATGATGCAAGAAACTTTAGAAGTAATGAACATTGATGATGTAGAAAGTTTGAGTGAAGATGAAATAAAAACCTTTAGAGAAATTATGTTAGGTAAACAAATTAAAATAAAATATAAAACATTGTGTGTAGATTGTCATAAGTTAATTGATGATCATGATTTATTAACATCAAGAAGATATACCATTAAAGAGCTTGAATCTGTAAAATGTAACAAGCATTTAGCAAAATGTGTGGAAGAAGGTATTGTAAGTATAGATTGTGTGATACCTTTTGAATTAAATAAGACCTACATCAAAGAAGACTTTATGGCTTTATTTAAGGATTTGAAAGATAAAAATAACAACAACTGGGGCATAAAGCGTATTAAAAGTGAATTGAATAAGAATGGTTATGAAGTAACTCAAGTAAGAAAAACAATAAAAGGTAAAAGAGATAGATATTATACAATTACATTAAAAAATGAATAATTTTTTTATTATATGTTTAGAACTAATAATAAAGGGCATATATATAGTATAGATAAATATAAATAATTAAGAGGAGCTGATAAGTATGAGAAGAAAAATGAAAATATTTAAAAGAGAATTCTTATATTTAATGAAACATTTTAATAAAGAAAATTTAATTGCCTTCTTCAAGAACTCTAACAATTGGATTAACTGGAACATGGTTGGTTTAGTTGTATCTGTAATATTAGTATTAGGTATGATTGGTATGGGTAGTCCTAGAGGTCTTGCTGGTATGTTATTGTTCATAGGTTGTTACTTATTCTTATTTGTATTTGATTTCGTTGTTTTTGGAATACTTGAAACTGATACTTTCTTCCCTTATTTAATAATATTAGGTTTCAACATCTATATAATAGCATTGTCATTCTTATCATTATCATGTTGTTAGTGGTAAAATAATTGTAAAAAATACAAAAAATAGGTTCACTTTTTTAGAAGAATTAAGTATATTATAAATGTAAGGAACTTTAGTTCTTACAATAAACTTATTAGGAGATGGTAACATGGATGATATTTTCAACAAAATAGAAATGGAAATGGTTGCTAAAGCAATAAGTACTGTGGTTGAGTTAGGTGTTAGTGAAGGTAAAATTACTAACGAGGAAGAAAAAGAAGACGTAATAGAAGATGCTGTAAAAACTATAATAGCTTACAAAACTGCCAACTACAACATAGACGATACTATGGACGTTGAAGAGTTAGGTGAGTTCATGGGACAATATGCAATATATAAATTTGTTGATTTAGACGATGACGAAGCAAATACAATAGAATTAACATTGGCTTTGGCTATGACAAATGTAAATGATTTTGAAGAAATAGTGGAATTAAATACAATTAATGAATTAGCAATACATTACAAAACATTAGATTTAAATGAAGATTCAATGGAAGCTGTGGCTACTTTAAAACGTCTTTATGAAATAATAGATGGTGAAAAAGATTTAGAAGAATTTTTTAACTTAGTTAATGAATAATAGAGGGGAATTGATGGGGAATGGCGATACCAAAACCAATATTTGGTGGTAAGATTGATGGCAAAGGAATACAAGATTATTGTAAATTAGATAAACATATAATTGATGTACAAGATAGAATAGATTATGTTAAAGATGTTTTAAATGTCGTCGATGAAAATGGAAAAGAATTTACTAATGATAGATTTTTAATAGATATATGGGATACTGGAGTATGTAAAAGTGAATTAGGCATGAGTGATTTCTTATGGTCACAAACTAATGTGGCTAGTGTATTGGAAATGTTAGGTTCTTACATTTTGTACGCTGATGAAGAAAAAGATTTAAGAAAACAAACTCAATATAAAATATATTATGACGAGCATGAATTTGATAAGGCTATCAAGAAAGATGATGAGTTAGTTAATAATAGAAGTAGAGAAGTGTATAACAATAATAATGGTAAGAATTTAAAAATATTAATACCACATGACAATTATAAATTAGCACCTAAAGAAAAAATAACTAATGTTGATTTATATAGATATCCTATAATAAAACAATATCATGACTTTTGTGAATACTTAAAAGTACTTAGAGATAATGATGATATTAGAAAAGAAATGAATGAACAAAAGAATACACATATTACTGAAAAGAGATTAAGAAAATTAATAGGGTTTTTAAATGTAGATATGGTTGATGTAAAAATGCATTATCATCCACACTTAAAACCTAAACATTTACTTAAAGACGATGGTTATCCTAGTTGGGAAGAATTTGATGAATTTGATGTAGAACATATGAAGGCTTTGTTGCAAGTACATAGAGATATGGAATTGGTTGATTTTCAAAATGATGTTACTTGTCTTGTTTATGACTTGAATAATGCTTTGAAGAAACTTAAGTTAACCGATTCACAACGTAATATATTAAACCTATGGCAGTCGTGTATGACCCAAAAGGAGATAGGTGATATGATAGGGAAATCTCATCAATATGTAAGTAAAGTATTGAATAATATAGTATTAAAAATAATAAATGTTTATATGAAAGACTATGAAGATTGGTATTATCTTAACATAGCTAAAGGTACATATAAGACCTGTTCAACTTGTGGAGAAGTAAAATTAATAAGTGAATTTACTAAAAATAGTAAAGAACATGATGTTTATAAGCCTGAATGCAAAGAATGTAGGAACAAAAGACGAATAAAAACACAATAATTGTTTGTTCAAGGTAATTACATTGACAAAAAAGGTTGCATGAACCTATGGAAAAATCATAAGTAAATGTAGAGTTGGTAATACTAGGTTATTACTAACGAAAACATTATTCACTTTCCCTCAAATCCAATTTATTGTGTCTAGTGACTTCACCTAAGTTGCTAGACACACCAATTTGATTATGAGGAATTTTATTTTTTTATATTGAATGGGGAGATCGATTATGATACAAAAGGATGCTTTTAAAATAATACAAGACAAATTAGCTGAACAAGGAATAACGATGAGTTTAGAAGATATAAAACTTTTTATGAGAGCATTAGAAGAAGCATGTGTTGTTATAGGGGATAAACTAGACATCGGTGAAGTATGTAGGATAGTTAATTTCTTAGAGATACGTAAAAAAGAAAATAAACCTAGAAATTATAGAGTCATGAAAGGTGAAGACACTGGTAAAATAAAACATGTTGAAGGTAGTATAAATACAACTGTTAAATCTACCAAGGCTTTCACAAAAAGAACTAAAAAATAAAATATCATGATGGGGTGATATTATGGGGAGAAAACTTGATATAGAGTTAACTGATAACATGATTGAAGACATAGTTGCTAAGATAAATGATAATATAAGTTTGACATGGGAAGAACTAATGGAAAAATATAATATTGATAATATGTCAAAAGATCATTTTAGAAAAATGGCTACTGGCATAGATTTATTATATAACCATATGAATGATAATGATAGTAAGTTAATGAATATGGAAGCATATGAAAAACTTCTAAAAAGGGAAATAAAAGTTAAAAAGGAAGTACAAAAACTTACTGATTTAAGAACATTAGTTAATAGAGAATTAAGAGAATATAGTAGAGAAAAGAACTTACTTGATATAGCTAATGACTATGTTGAACGTTTAGATAATATAGATAAATTAACATTAAATAATACTAATGTAGTTAAAGATACTAAAAGAGCTGGGGTGTTACTAGTATCTGATGTACATTATGGATTAGATGTAAAATGTACTACTAACGTTTATAATAGTGAAATATGTAGAGAACGTTTAAGTACGTTACTTAGTGAAACAATAGAGCATTCTAAAACAAATAATGTTAGTGAATTAAATTTATTTTTATTAGGGGATTTGATAAATGGATTGATTCACACTACAACAAGAATTGAAAATAGAGAACAAGTGGTTATTCAATCATTGGAGATAGCTGAAATAATGAGTAAGTTTATTTTTAAATTGAGTGAATCACAATTATATAGTAAGATAAATGTTTATTTTGTTTCAGGTAATCATGATAGAGTACTTGCTAAAAGACAAGATAATACATTGGATGATGACTTTGGTCTAGTAATTAAAACAATAATGAAAGATAGATTAAGAGATATATCTAATGTTAATATGATTGAAAACGAATTTAGAAGAGATATAATATGTTGCGATATATTAAATAGTAAAGTATTTGCAACACATGGGGATAAAGATAAAATTGAATCAAGCTATAAAAACTTAGTTAGATTAACTGGTGAAGTACCTGATTATATATTTTTAGGTCATTATCATCACTTGGTAGAAGATAGTGTTGGTAGAACCGAAATAATTGCTAACGGTGGATTTGCTGGTGATACTGAGTACACTGGGAATTTAAGATTAACCTCAAGACCTGCACAAAGATTCATGGTTTTCAATGAAAAAGGAAGATTGTGTACTTACAATATAACTCTTGATTAACTATTCAGGGGTTGAGTTGAGGTTATAAATATAAATATGAATATAGTTGTGATTTCAATTCAGCCCTTGATACCCCACAACAAGGGTTGAATAATATCAAATTTCCCCATATTAAAGGATGCATGAAAATGCATCCTTATTTTTTAGAGCGTGGAGGTGTGATGTTATGGCAATATCTAATAAATTAACCTGCACTCAATGTGGTTGTGAAAAATCAATAAAGAGAGATTTCTACGCTTCAAATTCAAGAACTAATTCTCAAAATCAAAGACTACCTGTTTGTAAAAAGTGTTTAAAAGAGGACTTCTTAGAGCTAGTAGATTCATATGATGGTAATGAGAAATTAGCTTTAAAACATTTATTAATGAATTTTGATATTTATTACGATGAAAAAATATACAATGAATCTAAAGATGAAAGTGATGTTTTGGCATCGTATTTAACAAAAGTCAATACTAAGGTAAAAGATAAGACTTCAAAAGATAATAAATTAGTAGATGATGAAGAAGAATTAAGTGATGAACATCGCAAGTTGATCACTAAATGGGGAGAAAATAGACGACCTAATGAGTATGAAAGGTTAGAAACATTAGAGAAATTATACATGGAACAATATCCTTCAAATACATTACAAGAGCAAGTTATAATTAGAGCCTTGTGTGATTTTGAAGTTGAAAAAGAAAAATGTAGGGCTAATGGGGATTATGCCAATTATGATAAAATTGATAGAAGAATAAGTGCTAAAATGGAAGAATTAAATGTAATACCTTCTAAGACTAAAGCATACATGGAAGATGACAATATGGTTGTTGGATATTTGATAAATATGGTTGAAACAGATAGACCAATACCTGAAGTCAGTGATGAATTTAAGGATGTAGACACTATAGAAAAAATGATAGAAAAATATTATCTGTCACCAATTAGAAAGGTTATGAACTGGACAAAAACTAAAGTAGGCAAATTGTTTGGTAAAGATGGTGATGACGATGATACTAAATAAAGAATTTGAAACAAAGACTAAACATGAACGTAGAAATGATTTAACCAAAGATGATATGGAAAATCTTTTACGTGGAGTAGAAATATGGACTGGTTTTTGGAGAAATAACCCACATAGATTTGTTGAGGACTATTTAAGGTTGCACTTGTTTGTGTTTCAACAAATACTATTATACTTCATGATGAAATCAAATTATTTCTGTTTTATTGCATGTAGGGGTAGACTGTCCTATGCCCCAGTTATATAGTAATATATAACTAAGTATCGAGGTAAATCGGTGAAGGCTAAGTGTTTATAACATATGCTAATACCGAGGTAAACTAAGGAATTAAAAAGCCTTAGTCACCGTAACGCGTAGTGATTGAAACTATTTGAGGAATAGCCATCCTCCATAGAATATAATATCACCAAGAGACTTCGACTCCTATTTTATAGGATGAAAATGTACGCTAAACTAGGTTGGAATTGACCAACCGATGAAAATGGGGGAAACTCCTAGAGCATGAGATAAAAAACTCATGGTTAATAATAAATTGTTAGGAAAGTCATTCTTAACTGCCGTCTTTTGTGTAGTTAGATGTATTCTTTATCCTGGCACTAAAGTAATCATTGTTTCAGGAAATAAAGGTCAAGCTGGTTTGATTATAACCGAAAAAATTAAAGAGATGAAAGATAAATCACCTACCTTAGCTAAAGAAATTAAAAGGATACGTGAAGGTGATGACCCTGCTTGTTTCTTTAGAAATGGCAGTTATATAAGAGTATCAACAAGTGGAGACGGAGCCAGAGGGGCTCGTGGAAACATACTTATAGTAGAAATCTGCTCGTCTATGTGGAAACACATAGAATGAAATCGGCAAAATCGGTGAAAGCTAAGTTCACTAAAAGACACTTCTTAAGTATATTATAAATAGGAGGTGTTGTTTATGAATCAATTTAATGATAGATGTGGTGAAATTATTTTTGATAATCATGGTGTAGCAATGAAAATAATTGATTATAAAAATAATAAAGATATAACAATTGAATTTCAAGATGAACATAAATATAAGAAAAGAACTACATATGAAGCATTCAAAAATAAAAGAATTAAAAATCCATATAGAAAATCATTTTATGGGATAGGTTATAAAGGAGAGGGAAAATATAATATATCTAGTAAATATGGAAGTTTATGGAGTAATATGTTGGCTAGGTGTTATCATAGGGAAAATGAAAAAAATTATTATCAAATATGTGAAGTTTGCAAGGAATGGTTGAATTTTCAAACTTTTGCAAAATGGTGTGATGACAATTATAAAAAGGGTTGGTTTTTAGATAAAGATATCCTTAAAAAAGGAAATAAAATATATTCACCTGATAATTGTAGATTTGTACCTAGAGAAATAAATAACTTATTTACAAATAGAAGTAATTTTAGAGGAGATTATCCCGTAGGTGTAAGTAAACATAAAGATAAATATACTGCACAATGTAACATAAATGGGGTAAGAACAACTTTAGGAGTATTTGATAATGTAGAAGATGCTTTCTTGTGTTATAAAAATAATAAAGAAAAAGAAATAAAACGACTAGCTAATAAATATAAAAGTGTAATATCACATGATATTTATACATCTATGATTAATTGGACAATTGATATGAATGATTAACATTGAATATGCTAATACCGAGATAACAAATAAAGTTAAAATGTTATTTGTATTGTAGAGCGTAGGAATTGAACCTATGCTTTTCTTTTTGGAAAAGTATAGAATATAATATTCCCAAGAGTGTCGATACCTAAGTTTTTAAATATGGTAAAAATGTACGCCGAACTAGGGATGAATTGACATCCCATAATGCGAGGAAACTCCTAGAGTTACAAGATAAAAAACTTGTAAGATAACAATTGAGATGAGTATCGCCTTGTTAAAAAAGAGAACCTAGACTCTGTATTAAAGCAATTCTTAACTGCACCAAGACGACCTAATTTCTATGAAAAACCTGAATACAAAGATTATCCTATAGAACAAAATAAAGAGTTGTACCTAAGTTCAGCTTATTATAAATCACATTGGGCTTGGGATAAATTCTTAACTATATTTAATCGTATGGTAGAAGGTAAGGATGCATTTTGTTGTGACATTCCATACGAATGTTCCCTAGAACATAAGCTATTAACTCAAGAGAAAATAGACATGGATAGAGAAGACATAGGAGAAGTTAGATTTATGATGGAATATGAAGGTTTATGGTACGGGGAAAATGAAAAATCTTATTTTAAATCAGATGAATTGAATTTATGTAGAGTATTAAATAAAGCATTTTATCCTTTGAAGGATTGGGAACTTAAAGATAAAAAAGCATTAGAAAAGCATGCTAAACAAATGCCTAAACTTAGAGGTGAAATAAGACTTTTAGCATGTGATATAGCGTTGGAAGAAGGAGCAAAAAACGATAACTCCATATATTTATTAATGAGATTAATTCCTAATAATGGTACTTATTATAGAGAAGTAGTATATATGGAATCTCATAATGGATTGGATGCACAAGTACAAGCAGTTAGAATTAAGGAACTATTCTTTGAATTTAAATGTGATAAAATGATAATAGATATAAATGGGAATGGTAGTGCAGTATTAACCAATTTGCAACAAGTAACTTATGATGCAAGAAGGGATATACACTACGAAAAATTCGACTTATTCAATAAAGCTAAAGATGTAGACTTTGAACTAAGTGAGAATGGATTAAAAGTTATGTATGGTATGAGAGCTATGGCTAGAGAAAACAATGACTGTATTGTTTATCTTAAAAATGCAATTATAAATGGTAAATTACGTTTATTAGTTGATGACTTGGAAAAGAAAAATGACATGGCTACTGATAAGAGATTCCATTTAGATGGTGAATATGCTAGTTCTGTGTTATTTCCATACATAGAAACTACAAAAATGATACATGAAATGATCAACTTAGAATATGAAATTAATAGAGATAATGTTGCCATTGTAAATGGTAGTGCTAGAAAAGATAGATATTCAGCAATAGCTTATGCTAATTATTTAGCTGAGTTGATAGAAAAAGATGAAATAAAGAAATCAACTGCTGATGATTTTGAATGGATGTTTTTTGATTAGGAGGTGAGTGAAAGTGGATGAATATGAAGAAAGATTTGTCAAGGGTGAATTAAGCAAGGAAGAAAGCGACTGGTATGCATTTGCAAGAAGTGTTGCACAAGTTAATTTAAATACTCCTGATAAAATTATGAAACATTATGAAGATACAATTTATAATACTAAATATATAAAAGACTTATTAAAAGATATAGATAGTAATATAAAAGAATTACAAGCGTTAGGTAATCAAATGGCAGTAATGAATGGTATGCTTAAAGAAATGATACTTTATAAAAGTAATCAATTACTATTTTATCATTTTCTAATACCAAAAGATATACGTTCAATAAAAACTAAAAGTGCTTTGGAAGATAGTGAGTATAATGCTTGTGTTCAATTTGATAAATTTAACTTTCAATATAATGCAAGTTGGATGATGTCAGAATGTATGAAACTAGGAACAGTATATACATATTTTGAAGAATTTGACACTTGTTATAACATATTTCAAATGCCAAATAGAATGTGCGAAGTGACTCATATGAAAGATGGTTTATTAAGATATTCTATAAATTTGGCTTGGATTGACGAGAGCACTTGTGAAAATTATCCTAAACCAATACAAAGGTTATGGAGAAGATACAAAAAAGGTACTTTGAGTGGTTTGATTAATGAATGTTGGTATCCATTAGGAGATCATGCTTATGCATTTAGCTTAAATCACAATAGTGAAGCAACACCATATTACATGGATGTGTTCCTAGAATTATGTAAATTAGAAGAACTAAAAGAAGTTGATAAAATAAATGCTTATTTAAGTGCAACTAGATTATTAGTTCAAAAAGTACCTACTGATGATAAAGGTAAACCTACTATGCCTAAACCAATGGTATCTGCTTATCATGAAGCATTTAAGAGGTCTGTATCAGGATATTTTAATGCGTTAACAACTCCAATGGAAGTGGATAGTGTTAGTATAGGTGTATCAAGAGATAAAAATGTTAATTATGTTGATTCTCAAAAAGATAATATATATTCAATGGCTGGTATTAATGATGAAGTATTTAATGGTGCTAAATCATCAAACGAAGCTATTGTTTTATCTAATGCAGCTGATTCAATTTTAGGTAGAATTATGTTAAGACAATTAGAAGCCATATTTAATTGTGAAATGAAGTTGAATGCACATATGAAGAGTTGGGGACTTAAAGTGTTAGAAACAACTGACTATACTAAGAACAATGAACGTACTGCATTATTAACTTCTTTAGCGACATATGGATCTAAAAAACAATACTTAGCTTTATGGGGATATACTCCTCTTGAAGCATTTAATTTAATAAGATATGAAGATATGGCTGACTTAGAACAATATATGTACCCTATGGGAACTGCTTATACTCAAAGTTCATCAGATACAACAGGAGGAAGACCTAGTAATGCTCAGAATCCTGAATCAACACAAACTACTTCTGAGGGTGAAAATTCTTAATGTATTGTATGCCTAGAGGTATAAAATTATTAAATTGTGAATCTTTTTGGAATGAAGGTTATTATGGAGAAGGTATAAAAGTAGGTATTATTGATAGTGGATGTGATGTAAATCATGTTTGCTTGAAAGATAGAATTATTAAAACTAAAAATTTCACAAATGAAGGGTCTCAAGAAGATGTAACTGATTATTTTAATCATGGGACTCATATTACTGGTATAATAGCTGGTAATGGGATTGATAATGGAATAATTGGAGTAGCACCTAAATGTAGTGTAGTGGTTATGAAAGTGTTAAGTAGAGATGGTGAATGCCAAAGTTCTACTTTATGTGATGCTATTAATTATGCTATATACGAAAAAATTGATATTTTAAATATATCAATAAGTGGTGTTGTAGATAAACCAATATTTCATAATGCTATAATAGATGCTTATAATAATGGAATAATTATGTGTGCTTCGGCTGGTAACAATCTTGATAATCAACTGAGTTACCCTGCTTCATATAAAGAGGTTATTGATGTAGGGGCTTGTAACTTTGAAGGTAGAGTTTTGAAGTTTAGCAACTCTAATTCTACGATTGATTTAGTTTGTTATGGAAGTAATATCACGTCAACGTACCCTGGCAATAGATATGCCAAATCAAGTGGTACTTCACAAGCAACTCCTCATGTAAGTGGAGCATTAGCATTGTTATTGGAATATTTTAGAAAAACTTACAAAAGAAATCCTACAAATAATGAAATTAAAAAGTTTTTAATGTTTTATACTACCTTAATAGAGGACACTCCAAAAGAATTACAAGGTAATGGTATATTAAAATTAGATTTTTAGAGGTGATGAAAGTGGAATATTTGTATGTATTTGATGAAAATAAGAAAGATGAATTAATTAAAAATGGATTTAAATACTTAGGCGAAGACTATATTGCAAAAGAAGGTGTAATTACCAAGGTATTTAAATTTATATATAATGAACCAAAAATTAAAAAATATAGTGTTAATATGGATGGTTGTATAAGAGCAACATCTAGCACAATGTTCTTTTAAAGGAGGTGATACAGATATGAAAAAGAGTGAAAATGGTTTATACAACATACCATCTCAAATGGAAAATTATTCTAATGACGATGTCGATAGTAACTTAATGAAAGTTAGAATCAAGTTTAATAAAACAGGTAAGAATTATAACTGGACTAAATTTACTAAAGAAGCGTTAGTAGATGCTGAACCAACTTTAAAGAATATACCTATATTAGCTTATATTAAATGCACTGATGAAGATCTTGACAAATATGACTTTGATGGTCACAACACAATGACTAAAATAATTGAAACACCAAATGGCTACAAAGTTGAATATAAATATTTAGAAAGACCTATAGGTGTAATCCCCGAAACAAATAATGTTACTTATGAAGTAGGGGAGAATGGTGAAGAATATTGCGTGTGTGACGGATATGTTTGGAAGTCTTACTCTAATGAAGGTTATGAAATCATAAAAAATTCTGAATATAAAAGTGTGAGTATGGAAATTAGAGAAAGAGAAGGTCATTATGATCAAGAAGATGACTATTATGATATAACTAAATTTACATATCAAGGAATAACTGTATTAGGTGATGATGTCGAACCTGCAATAGAGGGAGCTAACCTTACTAAATATTCTAGCATGGATACATATAAAGAAGAACTTCAAAAATTATATGAAGCAATATATCAATATGAAAAGGGGGAAAGAGTTTTGGATAATCAAGTACAAGAACCTAAAGTTGATGACGTTGAAGAGCCTGAAGTTGAAGAACCAAAGGTAGATGAACCAATGGTGGATGAGCCTAAAGCTGACGAACCTGAAGTTAAAGAACCTGAAGTTGATGAACCAAAGGTAGACAACGTTGAAGAACCTGAAGTCAATGAACCTGAAGTGGACTTTTCTAAATTCGCAAAATTATTAAATGTGGAAGAAGAAATAAAAGACGTTGAAGGTTTATATTCAATTGTAGAATCAACTTTAGTAAACTATTCAAATTCAATAGCTGATCTAACTAAAGAAATTGAAAACAATGCTAACAAGCAAAATGAAATGGAAAAAGAATTAACTAGATTACAAGAATTTGAAAAACAAATCAAAGCTAATGAACAAAAAGAAGCAATTGATGTTGTAACTAACAAATATCAAGCTATGCTTGAAAGTGATTTCTCTGAATTAACTGCTAAAGTTGAAAGTGGAGAAATGGAAATAACTGAATATGAAAAAGAATTGGCTTTATTATTTAGTAGAGAATATATGGAAAATAAAGGTAAATTCTCTAAAAAAGAAGAAAATAATAATGTTCAAAAATTAGGTGGTGCTGATCCAAATCAAGTTAAATTAACTTATGGTGATGTATCTAAATATATGAATAAATAATGGAGGAAATAATAATGGGTAGATTAAGATTAGATATCGTTAATGATAAAAAAGTAAGAGTATTACAAGTTACTGAAAAAGTAGACAATGGAGCATTTGGGTATATAACTGGAATAAAAAATGTTGATGACTTAGGTAGAGAAACATATGAATTAAAAAAATTCCCTGCAGAAGGAGAAATAAAAGGTCAAGTTGTGTTTGTTGCTGATGATGGACATAGATATGAAGATGTAAAAATGACTACTAACGCATCTTTAATGAGACCAGCTGCTAAAAAAGTTCCTTATTTTGCAGTAGCAAATGATGGTTTCGATGTAGTAGTTGACCCTAATGAAGAAGCAGGTATAACTAGAGGATATGGTTTAGATGTAATGGACTTAATATCTGTTGAACCACATGTATTATTAGGTGGAGACCCTGTGACTACTGTTGCAGCTGCTAAAGCTAAAGTTGCAGTTGGTGACTTATTAAAACCAAAAGCTGACTCTTATAACTTAGAAAAAACAGAAACTATGGTTGATGCTATAGCACAAGTTGATGGTGTAGAATTATTCAGTGGATATCCAGTAATAGTTATAAGATTTTTATAAGATTTAAAACGAAAATAAAAGATATATAATAGGAGGAAATATAAAATGGAAAGTATAAAAATGGGTAAATTAGCATTAGATTTATATGATCACAAAGTTGATACTAAATACAGTAATATAGAAACTGAAGCACAAGCTGAAGAAATATTAAGAAATGCATTAATAGATGCAATAGGATGCAAACCTGGTGAAGATGGATTTTACTATGCATTCCAAGAAAACAAACAAAGATTTTTCAAAATAGTTGCTGAAACTATAACTGAAACTACTAGAAGAATAACAAAAGAATATTTCGCTGATTGGGTAGAATACAAAGATTATGCATTTGGTGAAAAACCTGAATTCAAAGTAAAAGACGATCAATTATTCAAAGTATCTGTAATAGCAACTGGCATGCATTCTTTAAGAAGACAAAAAATGTATGGTAAAAGAATAGGTTCTGAAGCATTTACTTTAGGAATCAAAATATATGAAGAATTCTTTGATTTCATGTTAGGTGAAATGGCATGGTCAGAATGTGTAGATAAAGTTGCTGAATCATTTACATATGAATTAGCTAAATTAATATCTAAAGCATTCTTTGGTGCTTATGAATTCTTAAATGGAGAAGTTACTGCAGCTGCATATTCTGATGATGTATTAATAGAAAAAGTTAGAGAAATTGAAAACTTAACTGGTAAAAAATGTGCTATATATGGTACTGCAACTGCATTAGATAACATAGTTGGTGCAAATGCATTAGCTGATTACGATGACAAACGTAACTTTGGTTATGTAAAAATATTCAAAGGTAGACAATGTGTAGAATTACCTCAAATGTACAATGAAGATTTAGGAGCAAATGAAGTTCCTGATGATGTATTATTAATAATACCAGCTGGAGAAAAAGTATTAAAAGCTGGATTTGAAGGACAACCAGTTGTTGCTTCTAAAACTGATGTTAACGATAGAGAAGATATGCAAGTTGAATACTCTTTCTTAAGAAGATGTCATGTTGGTGTAGCAGTAGCATCTAAATTTGGTATGTTAAAAATAGGTTAATAAATAAGATGAATTAATTAATCTCCCATGAAATAACATTCTCATGGGAGAATGTATTTTATGGGAGGATTGATATTATGGCAACTGAGAAAAAAACTACTAGTAAAAAAACTACAAAAAGTGGGACTACTAAACCACGTAAAACTGCTAAAAGAAACACAAGAAGAGATTTAATAAGAGAACTAAAAAATAAAAGAAATGAAATAGATGTTGAAATAACCAATATAAGTGCAGTAAGATGTAAATATGTAGAAGAAAAAACAAAATATAAATATTTCGATTTACGAATGGGTGATAAAGAAATATTAACTTTAGCTGATTTACAAGAAGTTGTTAACAGATGTAGATTTATGTTTGAAGACCACTACTTATTAATTACTGATGTTATTATGGTAGATGAAGAAGATGACAAGAAATACACAATAGATGATTTATTAGTATATTTAGGATTAATGGATATATACGTTGGTATAGATAACCATCAAATAGATTATATTGAAGAATTAATCTATGATAGTAAAATAAAAGATTTTAAAGACGTTGTATCAAGAAGTGATAGACCACTATTAATATCTATTGCTGGAAGAATGTTATCAGTATTCAAGCAAGACCCTGATGAAATTGATAGAAATAAAATTGAAATTATCTCTTCAAAATTAAACTTAGGAGACATATTTAGAGAAAATTGGATGTAGGTGATAATAAATGACTGATTTAAATGATATATATGAAGTATTTTTATCACTCATAGATGATGATTTGATTGCAATAATGTTAAATGATGGCAATGAAGAAGACGTAAAAGATTTGTTTTTAGTCTATCTAAAAGGTGCTATAAGTGAATTTAAGTTTTGTAAAAAGAATTTAGAATTTGATGAAACAAAGGAACATATTGTTGATAAATTAAATGATGATGAAATCATGATATTAGCCTTGGGTATGATAAAATATTGGTTAAAACCTAAAATACTTAGAGATAGCAATTTGCATATTTTATATTCTGATACAAACTTTAATCAAAAATCACCTGCTACACTAATGGAACAATTACAAAGTTTAAAAAAGAATAGTGAAAATGAATTTGAACAAAGATGTACCGATTATACTTATTCAAGTGATTTTGATGACAATGGTATAGGGTGGTACTAATGAAATCATTTGATAAATATTCAAGACACAAGGAATTGCTATCTAAGGCTACTAAGAAAAATAAACAAAACACAATCAAGAAAATGACTAGAACATTTGAGTTATATAAAAATGAAATTCCCACTTGTATAGAAGTTCCTGTTTCACCACCATTTGTATTCCCTGTACTTGGTGAAATGGCACTTGAAGAAATTGTTGTAAATGATATCGTAATCAACGATAGTAGAAGTGGTGATGAGAAGTTAGTTAAAACTGATCGTGATTCTACTTTAGATGTTGGTTCATATTTTTATATGGACAATTATTTTTGGTTGATTAAACATAAAGATAGTAGAGAAATGGATACTATGAAAACATTTACTGCTAGAAGATGTAATCAATATATAAATCATAAACATAATGGTTTAATATACAAAATACCTGTTTCAATTGAATACATGGTAATGACAAGTGATGGTATACAATATGTTAAATATGGAAGTACTTTAGATTCACAAAGAATCATATGGATGGGATCAAATGATATAACTGACAAACTTACAAATGGTACTAAGTTAGTAATAGCTAATTGTGTGTTTGAAATAACTCAAATTAACAACTATGAACTTAATGGATTGGGTACTGGTACAAAAGGTGTTATAAAAGTATCTGCTACTCAAAGACCTGCATCATCTACTGATGATTTGGATAATGGTGTGGCTGATAATGACCCTGAAACAAATATTATAGATGAAAATACTATAACTGGTGAAAAAGTTTTATACACTAATATGGAAGGTACTTACACAAGTACTGAAACTGTACGAGGTCAATACTGTTGGGTTTGTGATAATGATGATGTTGAATTCATTGAAAATGATGAAGACCATTGTGTTATATATATTCCTAGAGATAAATGTGATAAAAACATAGGTGCTATAATTAAATTGAGTAAGTGCACTTATGATGGTACTATTTGCACTTATATGAAAGATGGAAACGAGGTAGAATGTACTGTAACAATAGAGATTAGAGGTGTTTAGTGATGATTTACGTGGATAATTTAAACAAGATTTTACATGATATATGTGAGGAAATAATATTAGATGAAAAAGTAGGAAAACTACTATACTATAATAAAGTAAAGGATAAAGATATATACAGTTTGGATAAAGTTAAAAACCCTATGAAGATTCTATTCAATAATAAGGTATTTAAAGGTAGAAGAATTAATAAGATACAAACTGAAAGTGATGTAGGTTTGTGTGTTAGTATGAGCTTATACGAACCATATACAAGTTATTATAAAGAAAGTGAAACTGTTAAAACAATACAATATGATGTAATTATATTATGTCATGAAGATTGCTTAACTATACTTAATGGAGTTAGAACTGTGGCGTTAGTAGATGCTTTATCAAATTGTATACATAATTCCAAATATATAAAAAGTATAGGTAAAGTTAAGATGTGTCAAGCGTTTCCAATCTATGATGTACCTGACGGTTATGAAGGTTGGGATGTAAGATTTCAAGTAAACATTGTGAATGGATATAAATAATGATCCATAAAAGTTTATTTTTTACTGGTAACCCTATTGAATTTACAAAAGGTTCAGGTTTAGGTGAAATCGCACAACCAACCATAGGTGAGTTAATGGACAATCAAATGGACATTAATGATTTTGTAGAACCGTTTTATCTTGTGATGTCTATAAAAGACAAAGTTAAATCATCCATGTTAAATACACTATATGCTTTAAGTGAACGAGATATAAAAGAAGGTAATGAACCCGTATTATTAAAATTCCAAAGAGCATTGATGTTGTTGTATCATGTTTCAGAAGAATTTATAAAATTAGATTTATATGGTTCTTCTCAAGTAATCATAAAGATATTAGATGAAAAACATTATGATATAGATGAAAAAACTAGCAAGAAAAAATATAAAAGTAAATATATTATTGATGACAACAATATATTATTTTTATGTGAAACAGTATTAGAAATGACTGATACTGTTGTAAAAAAAGATACCGATGATGATATGATAGGTGAACCTGATGTAATTGCTAAATTTAAAAAGTATAGAAAAATGGAAGCTGAGAGATTAGCCGAAGAAAATAAGTATGTCTTTTACGACATGTGTAATCAAATAATACATATGCAATCTCAAATAAATTATAAAAGTATTATGGATTTTACAATTTGGCAATTCAAGAACACTTATAATATATTATTATCAAAAGAAGTTAATGAAAATGTAGTTTCGTCAGGTAGTGTTAAATATGATGTTAACAAAATTAAAGATTGGCGAACTACTTGTAAAATAAAATAATTTTTAAAATAAATTGGAGGAATTAAAATGGCTACTGGAAATTATGCTATAAAAGATGCAATCGATTTAAAAATAACATCATTAGATGATGCTGAAGCTGCTAACGTAATCACTGTTGATTACTTAAACACTTGTTCATTAAGTGTAAGTTCTGATACTGTATATGCTCAAAAGAAAGGTAACAATGCAATAGCATTCGATGGACAAAGAACTTGTACATTTACTATGGAATCACACTTAATAAATGACCAAGCCTTAGCATGGTTATTAGGTGGTGAATATGATGCAAAAACTGGTACAGTAAGTGTTAAAGGTACTATACCTAATAAATCATTTAAAATAGTTGGTACTTTCTGTGCAGTAAATGAAGCTGGACAACAAATAACAAAAGAAATAACTATGAACAAAGCTAAACCACAAGTTAATACTGATACTACTTTCTCTGCTACTGATGTATCTTCATTCTCAATAGTATTTGACGTATTGGTTGATGCTAATAATGAAATAATCAAATTAATTGATAAAGCTGGCGAATAATATAATATTTATCAATGAGCTTATGGGGAGATGGTCTTGTATCATCTCCCCTTTATTTTTTTTACCTAAAGGCAAAAAATTAAAACGATATGAGAATAAAATGTTACTTTTATTTATTACAAGGTGACAATTCTAGTTGATTAAACCCTAGGAAAAACCATAGATAAATGAGGTCGTGGTTTTCCTACGATTTATTTTTTTATATAAGGGGAGATAAAATATGAAATTATCATTATTAAAATTAGATAAAGTGAAAAAAACTTTCAAAGTAATGGTGGATGATGTAGAAGAGGAAATAATAATCTATAATTTACTAGATGAGGATAGAACTGAAGCATTAAACTTATTAATGGGTGTGACTGATGGAAAAGAAGAAGAAACTGGTAAAAAGATATATGAATTATTATTTGACAAATGTACAAATCTTGAAATAGACTGTGATATAGCTGAGATACTAGATAACCCTAGTACAGTATCATCATTGGTTGCTTCTGAGATACATGAAATATTACATGAATTACAAACTGAAGCCATGAGTTTAAAATTACTTGAATTAAACGACATGGATAATAAATTAAGAATGGTATTAATTGAAGAAAAACAAGAAATCTTAGAAAGTTTAGTAGAAGACATTAAAAAAATAAGTGATAATAAACCTAAAGAGGAAAAGAAAGAAAATGAAGGGGACGAAAAACAAGAGGAATAGGTGATGTAAATGGCAACTTATAACTCAATAGAAGACTTTTTAGATGACGTAGAAAATGCAATAAGTGAATCTTTGGAGGAAGCTGGGGAAAAAGTAAAGGAGAAAATGTCACAAACAATATATAGATTGGTTTATGCTACATATACTCCTAGTATGTATCAACGTACATATCAAATGCTTAATTCCCCTCAAGTAATAAACAAAACTAAAGATTCAATTACAATTAATATAAAAGAAGTCATGTATCCTAGTTTATTTGGTGGTATAGACAGTATTGATACAGTCATAGAAAAGTTTTCAACTGGTCAAATTATAGCACATGGTAGTTCGCTAAAATCTAATCCACCTATGATAAATTATCGTCAAGCAGTTCCATTGTCACAAGAAATAGACAATAATTTAAAAGAGTTTGACGAATTTTTTTATAAATCAATGAGAGCTAAAGGTTTTTAGAAAGGTGGTGAGATAATTGGCAAATCATGAAATTAAAGTTAAAGCAACGATTGATAAACAGGCAGTAATGAACGAATGGCAATCTATGATTTCTAAAATGAATAAAGAAGAAATCAAGATGAACACTAATGGTGTAGTAACTGGTATAGATAAGTTACAAAAATCACTTGAAAAATTAGGAAGTACTAAATTAAATTCAATTGAAAAAGTAACTAAACAATTAGAAACATTTTCAAATAGTATGAAACAATTGAATAGTATTAAAACTAGTAGTTTTGATTCTTTAAATACTAAATTTGAAAAATTAAATACTTCTTTAAATTCATTAAATAAGATTGATTTTGAAAGTTTAAAGACAGCTAATAGTGCATTGACTAAGTTATCTAAAACAATGGAGTCTTTAACTAGTGTTAATTCAAATAAAATGAATGATCTTAATAAAAGTATGAAACAAACTGGTAATGTTGCTAGTGGATTTAATACTGATTTAACTAATTCATTTAAAAATATGGGTACTTCATTTAATGTAGTTACTAAACAATTAGAGAAAATAAGTACTTTTACGAAAAAAGATTTCAATAAACTTGCACAAATGAGTGATGTTATTGGTAATTCATTAAAGAAAATGTTTAGTGGTGGTAATCAAGAACAATTTATTAATAATATCAAAACTGTTACAAGCTATTTAGAACAACTTAGTAGACTAGATGTTAATATTGCTAAACGTATATTTGGCGAGAATTTAGGTACTCAAGCTCAAACTACTGGTACTGCATTAAAACAGATAAATTCATTGTTAAAGGAAAGAGAATCATTACTTAAACAAATAAGTACAACTACTGATTCACAATCTCAAACTGTATTGTTAACTCAATTAAAGAACGTTGATAGTGAGTTAGCTAAACTTGGTCAAAGTTATAAATCAACTGGTCAAATGGGAGAACATATGATTCAAACTATGGCTAAGAACTTCCAAACTGCGCAAGAAAAAATGGTAGGTTTGGAAAGAGATTTAAATAATGGATTTAAATTATCAGGTGGAAGTGATGAATCTCAAGCCAAGTTAAAAGAATTACAATCTGAATTTGAACAAGTAAGAACTAAATATAGTACCTTGGTTAAGGATTTCGAAAGTAATCCTATAAAGGTTATGAACTCTAAAGAATTTAGTGGTTTATTTACTGATATAGATCATCTTCAAAATAAGTTAAAAGATTTAAAAGTAGACATCAATAATGAAAATCAAATTAGTAAAATGAAATCAGATGTAAGTGGTTTAGAACAAGAATTAACTAGAGCTAAACAACTTATGACTGGATTAAAACTAGATGTGGATTCTACTAAACTTGAAAAAGCTAGAACAGTGATGAAGGAATTATCTCAAATAAAGATAACTCCACAATCAACATCTGAGGAAATTACTAATTATGTAAATAAATACAATGAAGCAAAAGTAGCAGTTAAGGAGTTAAGTCAAGAAGTAGACAACTTAAGTAAACATAGAAAAATTGATTTAAACATAGATACGTTGATTAGTCAATTGAGTAAATTGAAAGGTCAAAGTGAAGGTGCTGACAAGGAAATTGACGATTTAGTTGCTTCATTGAGTAAGTTGAAATCAGAAGGTAATATTGAAATAAAAACAAAATCTTTTGGTACAATTAAACAACAAGCAACAGAAGTTAAAAGTGCATTAAATAGTACTCAACAATCAATTAGACGTACTGGTAAGATGTGGAATACTATTGCTAATACATTAAGCACAATAACTCCAATGTATACATTAAGTACTGCTATAACAGGAATGTTTAGTGGTTCTTTAGATAAGATAAAAGAAGTAGATAGTGCATTAAGAGATTTAAATAAAGTTGCTCCTCCTTCTTTTAGTGGTACAACAGAAGCATTAGAAGAAGTTAGACAAAAAGCAGTTGAGGTTGGTAAAAGTGTAGCTGCCAGTTCAACAGATGTAATTAATTCAACTGCTGCGGCTTTACAATTAGGTATAAAAGATATGGATAAAGCTATGGAATATGCTAGAAATTCTACACTATATGCTAACGTATCTGACCAATCACAAGATGTAGCTGACAAGCAATTGAAATCTATTTTATCTGCTTATGGTGGAGTGAATAAGGCTTTACAAAAAAATGGTAAGTTAGTTAAGGGTGCTGGTAAAGACTACAATGAAATGACAAATTATATCGATATGGCAAATGTTTGCCTAGTTGCCGAGTAATCGGCTTCTAAAATAACAATTTTAATTGCAGGTAATTCCTAAAGCCTTACACCACAATAGAGAGGAAACTACTCTATGAAGGTACGAAAGTAGAAAAAACGTAAGGATGGATATAAGGTTAAATCCTAAGTATCCAAACATATTTATATATGTTAAAATGGATGTTCATGCAGGTAAACACCCCTGTCTTATGACGAGGTGAAACTTCAACGACTATCCCTGAAATGGGAGTACAACCAAGTGGTTGGAAAAGGATTGCCCCTATTAAATATAGGGTGAAGAAATAGTCTCATCTCTCAATGAAAGTTGAGGAAGTTCATAAGAGAACTGATATAATCTAACGAATTATATTGAAGGTAATTGAAACTATGCCGGCAATAATTTTGCAGTTACATCAGGTGACGTTGGTGTAGCATTGCAACAATCAGCATCATCATTTAAAACTTTGGGCGTTGATATGAATGAAGGTATTTCATACATTGTCGGTGCACAAGAGAGTATAATTTTGTATGCTCGTGCATAAATGAAAGTACAATAGTTTATGCTTGAATTGAGAAAAATCGGTCAAACTAAATCGTGAGATTAAGGTGGTAAGAGAGGCTAAATTTTAAAAATTATTTTAAAACAAGTTGATACCGAGAATGATAATATCTAATATCATTTGTAACGCATAGAGGGTGAGCGTTAAGATGAAAGCAATAATCCCTCCACGAGTTCTCAACATCCTTGTACAATAAATAGGATGAAAATGTATGCTAAACTGGATGTGAATTGACACATCGATGAAAATGAAGGAAACTTCCAGAGCATGAGATAAAAAGCTCATGGTTAATAACAATTTGGTACAAAACGCTTCAAAAGTTGGTACTGCTTTAAAATCTATAAGTGCCAATTTAGCTGGTATAAAAACTAGTGCTAAAACTGGTGAAACATCATTAAATAAGACTGCTATGGCACTTGAAAAATTAGGAATAAAAGTTAAAGATGACAAAGGCAATATTAGAGATATGAATGATATTTTGAATGATTTAGGTTCAAAATGGAAGGACTTAAACAAAACTCAAAAATCAGGTATTGCTGAAGCTATTGCAGGTAAAAACCATATCAATACATTACAAGCATTAATGAATAACTGGGATACAGTACTACAATATCAAAGAGAAACAATATTCTCCGTATGTACAGAAATGTGCATAGGACACAAACTTAAAAGCAGGTAACCCCTAAAGCCTTACACCACAACATAATCAGTGATGATAAGTGTGAAGGTACGAAAGTAGAAAAAACGTAAGGATTCTTATATGGTTAAATCCTAAGTAAGAGTTGACAATGGGTGTTCATGCAAGTTAAAGTCTATTTTAAATAGATTTTGCTTTCAACGACTATCCTTGAAATAGGAGTAAAATCTCAAGCTAATGGAGAAAGAAATAGTTTGCCCTTAACACGTAATGGTGAAGGTGAAGAAATAGTCTACTCACGTCTCGAAAGAGAGTGCATTGGAATAGACCAAGTATTATGAAGTTGCGTTCATAATAAAATACAAGGAATATAATGCTGGAATGATGGTTGGTAGTGGTGAGAAGGAAAATGAAAGATACATTGACTCAGTTGAAGGTAAAATGACACTTCTTAAAGAAAACATAACTCAATTAGTTACTACTGTAATGAGTACAGATATGTTTAAGAACTTGTTAGATGGAGCAAACTCATTTTTAGAAACAGTAAATGGTATAGTTAAATCATTAAATGAAATCCCTGGACTATTACAATCTACTATAATAGGTGGAGGATATGCACTATTCCAAGGGATACAACAAAAAGGTGCTGGTGAAAACGTAACTGGTTATTGGACTAAAATCGCCAACTGGTATAAAGAAGCATCTCAAAGTGGAGAACAATTAGTTAATGTTAATAGTAAAGTTAGTTCTACTATGAATAGCGTTAATTCTGCTTTAGAAAAAAATGCATCTACTAGTAAACAAGCTGGTTTAAGTAGTGAACAAATGGCACAAGCTATGCAACAAATGGGTGATTATACTATTGATATTGATAATAAAGTATCTAGTGCTAGCAAAAATTTAGATGATTTTAGTAATAAAGGCAGTAAAGTAGGTAACACATTAAAAGAAACTGCTTCTAAGACTAGTGAATTTGCAAGTGGTATGACTGAGGTAAGTAAAGGTGCTGAAGCAGTAAACAAAAGTACTTCTTCGACAACATCTAAAATGGGTGGGTTTAAAAATGTACTATCTAATTTAGGTAGTAGTGCTTTAAGTGCTGCCAAAGGTTTCTTAACTATGGCTGGAAACATGGCTTTATTAAGTGCTGGTGTGTTTGTGATAGAACAAGTTGCTAGTGCAATTTATAAAGTTGCTAATGCTAATAAATTAGCCTATCAAAGTGCTCAAGATAGAATTAGTGAAACTGAAAGTACAGTTGCTGGTTATAGACAACAAATAAGTTCTTTAAGTTCTATTTCTGAAAGATACGACGAACTTAGTAAAAAAACTAATAAAACTAAAGATGAAGAAAGTGAATTGTTATCATTAAGACAACAAATAGCTGAAATATCACCGGACTTAGTTATAGGTTGGGATGACGAAAATCAACCTTTATTGGCTTTGAATGGATCATTAAAAGATTATATTGATAATCTAAAAGAAATTCAAAAAATAGAAAGAACTAAGAAAGCATCACAAGAAAATACTGCTGGTAGATTAGCATTAAATGAGATAAAAAAAGCAAATGAAACAAGTCATGATAGACTTCAACCTGGTTTTGATTTTACGAATGAATCTCAAATTATGCAAACTAAATATTTTGGAGCACAAATAAAATCACTTCAACAATATAGTGAAAACTATAATAGGATATTAGAAGAAAGAAATAAGCAAGTATCTAAGAAAAATGAAGACTTAGCTGAAAATTATGATAAGATGAGTGAATACATTCAATCTGCACAAACATTAGCTTTGAATAGATTAAATGATAGTGGCATTTATAAGAATTGGTCAGAAATGTCCGATAAAATATCAGGTTCAATGTATACTTTATTCAATGAATTTGATTGGTCTAGTAAATATGTTGATACTCAAAGTGAACAAAATAAATTCTTAGAAGGTTTCAATAAGATAGCTGAATATGCTGAAAAGAATAAAAGTAAGGTTGAGGATTGGACTAAGACAATTAATGCTGCTCAACAGGCTTATCAATTAACTGGAGATGCTGATGCATTTGCTGATTCAATTGGTGGTATAGCTGATCAATTAGAAAAAGTAACAGGCATAGATGCAAGTCAATGGGTAGACACATTACGTGGAACATTAGAAGGTGCTTTGGACGAAGAACAAATGCGACTTGCTGATTATCTTAAAAATAATGGTTCAAGTCTTACTGATTATCTTCAAGGTGATGAAAAAGCAGTTGAATTACATGCTAAATGGGTTGCTGATAATACATTAGCTGACTTATTGAATGATCAAGACGTAACTAATGATGAAAAGAAAGTTCAGATTAGAGCATATGCTGAAGGTGAAATAGAATACGAAGGTTCTAGTGAAGTTCAACGATTAATGAAAGCAATGTTTGAAAACGATGGTAAAATAGACGATGTTGAATTAGGTATAATTACTAAGATTACAAGTAGTGAAGCTAGAGGTGGAGGGCTATCAGGTGAAAATGCTGATTTATTAAACAAGATACTTAAAGGTGAAGCAGTTGATGCTGATATAAAAACTGACATAGTTATGCCTGATGGAACAATTATTGCTAGAGAAGAACTTCAAAAAATGAACGACGAAGCCAAGAAACATCCTGTTGAAATGCAAACTAAATTGGATAAAAAAGAAGCTGAAAAAGCTATAAAAGAAGTTACTGATGATAAAGACCATAGAGAAATATTAATGAATATCAAAACTGAATTTAGAGATAAAGACCAAGTTCAAGATTTTGATAATTTGATTTCAGGTTTACAAGGTGATAAAGGTAACGTTGAAGCGGTAATAAATGCTAATGTGGAAGGCTTAAGTGAATGCGAAACTTATGAAGAAATGATAAGCTGGTTGATTGACAACAATGTTATTACAACTGAATGTGGAGTTACAATATTAGGTAAAGACGATGTTGCTGGTTTAAGTGATTCATTAAAAGAACTTAAAGTTGATGATAACATAAGTACTAAAATAACTGCTGATGTACAACGTGGCGATTTAGATTCTTTGGAAACTGATATAAATAGTTTACCTGAAGAAAAACGTATGAAAGTTGTGGCAGCCGTACAAGAAGCATTAGGTAATTTAGATACTGTTGAAGGAAAAACACTTCATGATAAAACTCTACAAGTATCACAAAATGGTGCTGGTGAAGTAGTATTTAAATTAACAGAAGTAGATAGCAAAACTGGAAATAAAACTAAACATGTTAACGTAAATGAAAATGGAGCAGATGAAACTAAAAAGAAAATGGAAGACATACAAGCTCAACCTAGCACAAAAAATGTAGTAGTAAACTTCATTCAAAATGGTTGGAATTATATACAAGGATTGCTTTCAAAAATATCAAGTGGTCTACAATCTACAATTGAAGATGGTATACCTATGTTCGATGGTATATCTGTAAATCCTTTTGATACTGAAAGTCCTATATCTGATCATATTTTCAAAGCAACTGCATTAGATATGCCTGATACAAGTGCAATAGATTCATTTACTGCTGATGCAACAAGTAGTATAAATAATAGCATAGGTTCTTTTAGTTCTTTCAAGACAAAAGAAATCCCTATAAATGTAGGTTTATATGGAATATCTTCTATTAAGAATGGTATAGAATTAATGACTACTTTGAATAATCAACTTAGTAAAGTTGAACATAATGTGTCTTTGGCAAATGCTAAATTAGATAATTTATTTGGTAAAAAACGTATAAGTACTTTACAAGCTATGAATAAATCATTACAAGAACAACAACGTTTATTGAAGAAACAATATGGTTATCAAACTAAGGAAGCAAGTAAATTACAAAAAGTATTATCAAATACATATGGATTTAAATTTGATGAAGATGGAAATGTAACAAACTACTTAAAGAAATTAACACAAATGGAAACTAAACTTAAACAATTGGAGAAAACTAGTGAAAAAGCAAGCAAATCAACTAGTGAAACAACTAAGAGTAGTTCTACAAAAGATACTTCAAAAATGACTAAGACACAAAAGGCAGCTTATAAAAAGCAACAAGAAGCAATTAAGAAACAAGCTGAAGCTGATAAAACTGCTAAGAAAAGTGCAGCCGATGCTGCTAAGAATAATTATGATAGTTATAAAGATAGTTATGAACAAGCTAAAACATATTTAGAAAAATATATGAAACTTCAATTTGATGACATCGGTTCAACAAAAGAAGAATTTGAAAAATTGAAAACTCAAATTAGAGAAAACAACGATGAAATTGAAAAATTGAAATTTGAGGATAAGATTTATAAATATGTTAATGCAGTAGAAATGTTAAATTCTAAATTTGAAACACTAGGTGACATATTAGATGGTTTAGATACTAAATTAGACATGTCTCATGGACAAAAAAGTTTAGACATTATGAATAAGCAATTGAAATATATGGCTGAACAAAAGAAATACTTAGAAAGTTCATTGAATAAGGAAACTAAAGAGTCTAAGGAATATTCTAAGAAACTTAAAGACTATGGATTTAAATTTGACAAGTTAGGTAATATAAGTAATGAAGATAGCGTATTAAACAAACATCAAAATAGTGCTGACTTAGATAAGATAAAAGAATATGTAGAAGGATATAAAGATGTTCATAATAATCTACAAAAAACTAAAAATGATATTTTAGATATAGAAAAAAGCATAAAAGAAACTAATGAAAGTTTATCCTTGGCTAAGTTAGAACAATCTACTTATAAAACTAAAAATGCAATCACTGCCACAGATAAAACTATAAGTAAATTGGAAGATGATTTAGATACACTTGATACTAAATTAAACTATGCGTATGGAACTGATAGACTAGATTTATTAAATAAGAAACAAGAAACTTATAACAAATTGATTGCTGAAAGTAATAAAAATCTATCAAATTATAAAAAAGAACAATCAGCATATCAAAAAGAATTAGAAAAATATGGATTTAAATTTGATAAAGATGGTCAAATGAGTAACTTCACTGATGCAATGAATAAACTTCAAAATAGTGGAAGTTATGAATATGTATCTGACTTAATTGATACATGGAATGATTTAAATGATTCTATAAATGACTCTAAACAATCAATCGATGGTTATAATGATAGTATCAAGAAAGCTAACGAAGATAGATTGAACACAACAAAAGATATAGAAGACGAAATTACAAATATGTATCAATATCAATTGGATAAACGTAAAGAGCAACTTCAAAAACAAGCTGATAAAGAAGTTGACATAATCAACAAAGTTAAAGATGCTTATAATGACAAGAAAGATGAAGATGATTATAATGAACAACTTAAAGAGCAACAAGATAAGATTGCTAAATTAAATCAAAGTATTGAATTAGCTAAAAGAGATACTTCATTAAGTGGTCGTGCAAAACTTGAAAGTTTAATGGAAGAATTGGCTGATGAAAATAAAAATCTACAAGATTTAGTCAAAGACAGACAAGATGATTTAATGAATAAAATGTTTGATAATGCAATAGACAACGTTACTAATAGTAGTGACAAAGCATTAGACGATTTAGAAAAAACTTGGGATGATGCAAAAATAGCTGAAATGGTGAAAAATGCTTTAGGCTCAGGTGTATTTGAGGACATAGATGGTAATCTAATTAATCTACAAGATGCAATGATTAAGTTTGCTGAAGAATCAGGTGAAGCATTTGGTGTTATGGGAGAATCAATTAAGAATGATTATATTGCTAACTTACAAATAGCATACGATACTATTAAGAATATAGATAGTATTTATACAAACTTAGGATTAAAACCAAATGACAATATACAAGCTGGTATAGCAAATGATGATTTAAGTAAGACAATAAATGTAGGTGGAATAGAGATATCAATAGCTGGTGCTGGTTCTAATGCAACTGATATAGCCATTGAAGTTAAAGCTCAATTAGAACGTTATATGAGCGATATAATAAATAGAGTATAGGAATTTTCCTATACTCTTATTTTTATTTTGGGAGGTGGTATGATGTTTATAGAACCTAATTTTATATTTAGGGGAAAAGATTGTAAAGAATTTAATGTGCAAATCGTAGGCGTAAATGAAGATGTATTAAACTATAAAGGTAAACCTTATTCAAGAAGTATAAATCAAGAAAGTATAGCAAATAACATAGCTTACACACAAGAACCAAATGATACAGAAGAATTTACTTTAAATTTAGCTTTATTGGACAAAAATGATGAGCCTATGACTTGGACAACTGAAATTTATAATAGAATTTGTGATTGGTTAATATCTGATGATTTTGAACAATTTATAAGTTATGATGATTTAACATTAGTACATTATGTTATGGTGACTGAAATTAAACCTAAATTAAATTATGCACAATTAGGATGGATAGAAGTAACATTTAAACCACTAGATAATTTTAGATATAAAATATTAGAACGTGATGAAATGGTGTTTGGTTCAAAATTAATAGAAATATTCAATGAATCAAAAACAACATTAGAGCCATTAATTACTTTAGAAAATCTAGGTACAAAAAATAATATAATTTATATAAACGATTTTATGATAAGTGGATTGGAAGAAAACGAAGTTGTTTACATAGATAATTATATGACAAATGTAATGAATGAAGAAAATGAAAATAGATTATATTTATGCAATAGACGATGGATAAAATTGCAACCTGGAATAAATCAAATATTAGTGAAAGGCGATTGCAACGTTAATATTTATTGTGAAATTCCTATGAAGTAAGGAGGTGAACTAAATGGACAATATTATAGTGAAAGAACTTAAAGATATCAAAGAAATATTATTAACTAGAGTAAATCACAAAGTAATCGGTCAAGTTTCAACTGAATTTGTTACTTCACGAGCAATGAACTTTGATGATATAGATCCTATTAAATTAACTATACCTAAAGAATATACAAATACTCAACATAAAGCTAAAACAAGATATCCTTTGTACGATGAATTTAAAAATGAAAGATATTTAGAAGTTGATGGGGAAAAATATGTTATTAAAGAAATATATGAAAACAAAATAAACAATACAAAAGAAGTTACTGCTTATGGAATAGAAAAGAAATTAGAGAAAATAAATTTTGCAGTTAGTAATATAGGATTAACATTATTAGACCCTGACGAGGACAATAAGATATATGCTTTTAATGATGAATTATATAAATTAACTGGATGGAGATTAGGACATGTTGATGAAACAGTAAGATATAGTGAAAACGGTAAACCTAAAATGAGAATGCAAGAAGATACTGATACTTCATTTTATTCTTTTATAACTGAAACAATAAGTGAACAATGGTGTTGTGTACCAATATTTGATAAAAAGAATAAATTGTTAAATTTGTATGATGAAGATTCTTTTGGAGATGTATTGAAGTTAGTATTAACAAAAGATAATTATATAAAAGATATTAGTAAAACATCTAACAGTAGTGATATTGTAACTAGATTAAAACTAAGAGGTAATGAAGAAAAATGTGACATAAGAGATGTTACTCCAACTGGATTTGATTATATAGAAAATTATAGTTATTTTGTACGAACTCATGAAATGAGTGATGAATTAATTGAAGCAATAGTGTTATTTGAAAAAATTACACCTGAGAGAATTGCAAAATGGCAAGAATTATCAAAAGAAAAAGTACAACTTACAACTCAATTATCTGATAAAAAAGCAAATGAAACTATAATTAATACTGCTATAACATCTTTAAATAGTATGATAAAAGGTTATGAAGAAGCTGAGACAGATACTACAAAATATTCATTAGATGATTTAAAAACTCAATTGTTATTAAAAGAAGATGAATTAGCTGATATAAACGATGAGATAGTAAATGTAACTACTAAATTAAATGAAGTAAATGTACAAATTGATGAGTTGAATGTATTATGTACTAGAGAAGGTGCTTTGGATTATGTAGGACATCCTATATTCACAAATGAATTATTAGACGAACTAAAAGAATTTGTTTACTATGATACTTATTCTGATGATTCATTTATTGAAGCTAGTGAGTTATTAAAAACTGGAGAAAAAGTATTGGCTTCTAGATGTATGCCTACTTTTGAATTTACAATAGATAGTGCTAACTTCATGCAGCGATTGATCATGAATCCTACGAGAAAACAATGGCATGGTGAATTAGGATTAGGAGATGTAATCTCATTATATGACAAAGAAAAAGATGAAGAAGAATTTGTATATTTTGTTGGTTGGGAAGCAAATTATGAAAATCATAATCTGATTTCTTTAAATTTAACTTTTTCAAATAAAAAATCATCATTAAACAATGGAAAAACTATGGCTGATTTATTGAAAAAAGCAAAACTTACAAAGAAAGCACAAGCATCACAAAGATATTTATTAAATGATATTAAATATCAACGTGATAATAATAGTATTTACACTAGTAATATATTAGACTTTGATTTTGTAACACCTCCTTTAGTTTCTAAAATTCCTGTGGAAGAAATTCAATTAAGTGAAACATCATTACATTTAGATTTAAAATCTTCATATACATTAAGTGTATCATTTACTCCTAAAAATGCTACCAACCAAAATGTAGTATGGATAAGTTCTGATAACAGTGTTTTAACAGTTAAGGATGGTAAAATAACAGGTGTAAAAAGAGGTATTGCTACAATAACATGTGTTAGTGAAGATGGTTTGAAAAAGGCTTCTTGTGAAGTTAATGTTGGTGAATATTATGATCCTTCTGAGAAAATACCTGTTACATCAATTAGATTAAACAAGATGAGTTATACTATGAATATCAATGGAGAATTTTACGTAGTACCTACTATTATCCCATTAACTGCTAGTAATCAAAATGTAACGTTTGCTTCTACAGATACTAAAGTAGCCATGGTTACTAGTGAAGGATTAGTTGTTGGTGTTAGTGCAGGAAATTGTGCTATAAATGTATTTTCAGGTGAAAATCCTGATATTATGGCTAGCTTATTATTAACAGTTGAACCAGTGGATGAAGGTAAACATGCTAATTTAGATAATGCATTAATACTTGGTTCAGATAGAGTATTAAGTATGAAGTCATTAGGTGCTTTAAGTAAAATGACAGTTGTAGCAAAATCTCAAGTATCAGGTGGATATTTCTATGAAAGTGGTAAAGACATAATAAATGATTTACCAAAAGACCCTGGTTGTGTAATAGTTATGTTGGGTGCTACTAATCCTAGTAAAACTGGAATAATAGAAATGACTAGTTTGTTAGATAAATTAAGAATTAAATACAAATCTAAACAAATATATGTTGTACAAGAATTACCAGTAAGTGTTGAATATGATAAAGTTTCAACATCATATGAAGCAATTAATAAAGAAATTGAAGAATTTAATAATGCAATATTCACATATAGTCAAGGTGTTGAACATATCACAATAATAAATGGTTCTGATGGAATTGTAGAAAATAATTTATTAATAACTACTTATAGTGATGATGGATTTAACTTAAACATGAATGGTGCTAAATCTTTATATGACAATATGATTACAAATATATTAATTGATATGAATACTAAGAAAGATAAAGATGAGTTACCTGATAAAGATGATGAAAAACCTTCAAAACCACAAAAACCTGATGATTCCCTTGGAGAAAATCCTAGTCTAAACAAGCCAACAACTAAGTATGTATGTACTGCTAGTTCATTAAATATTAGAAATGGAGCAGGAACTAATTATAAAGTATTAGGTACATTTAGCGAAGGTGAAGAAATAGATGTTTATTCTATAAGTGGTGATTGGGCAAAAATAAAATGGAAAAACTTAGTTGCTTATTGTAGTGCAAAATACATCGAAAAGAAAACCGATGATAAAGATGATGAAGATATTGATAATGATGGAATAGCTAGTGTTCGTGATAAAATAGTAAAAAGAGCTAATGACATTGTTAATTTGAGAAAACAAGGTAAAGCGTGGTATTCTCAAGCATATAGAACAGTTAACTACAATAAGAAAAATACTATAAGAGCACATTATGAAACAGTAATGGGAACTACTTATAAACAACCTGGTTATGGAAAATGGGGATTTGACTGTTCTTCATTAGTTGGTTGTGCTTATGATTATGCTGGATATTCATTTATGAGAGGATTATCTTGTTCAGGTGGTACATTACAAGCCATGGCTAGAAAGCATAATGCTACTGCTTGGAGATATGCTGATAATACTTCTTTAAGTAAATGTAAACCTGGTGATATTGTAATGTGGACTAGACAAGGGCATACTGTAACTAAGAAAAATATGTTTACTGTAACAACATCTCATACTGCCATATATGCTGGTAATGGATATATTATTGAAGCGGCTGGATATCAAACAGGTATAGTAAAAAGAAAAAGAAAATTTGAAAAAAGTAGAGTATTTTTCTTTAGAATAGAGGAATTATCAAAGGCTGACAAAAAAGCAGTAACTAAAAAACCTTCTAAAAATAACAAACCTAATGAATCTAAAAAAGATGCTCCTAATTGTTACAATGAAAGTGGTACTAAAGATGGAAACAAATATATTTATAAATTTACAAAAGCAAGATGTACTGCATATGGTGGAAATGCTAATCATGCTGCGAGTGGACAAAAAATGACTGTTGGTAAGAGTTGTGCTGCACATAATATGCCTTATGGAACTAAATTATATATTCCTGCATTGAAAGGTAAATTTGGAAACAAATCAGGTATTTATACAGTTCATGATACAGGTGGATATTGTTTTGATTTCGATTTATATTTGAGTTCATCTGATTCAAAAGCTGGCGAAATGTTAGGGTCACCACTTTATACAGATGTGTATGTAATATCATGGGGGAAAGGACGTACGGCTTCTAATTTTAGTTCCATGGCAAAATTCTGTGTGAATTATTATGGTGCATTTAAATTTCATAGTGCTTGGACACAATATATGAAATATGGTGGTTGTACAATAAACTTTTGGAAATTTGATACTACTGATAAAAATATAAAAAATCAATCATATTATAAGAAATTATAGGGGGAATGTAATATGGCTTGTAACAATAATACTCCTAAAAATGGATATGTATATATTGAAAACTTAGTGGTAGAATTTGATAATAAATTCTACCCTATTAATAATATTGTAATTAAAGATGAGAATATATATTGGAACTCTGATGACCCATTTAATTTATATACAAGCAATGATAGAATATCCAAAGATAATTTACTTTTTATAATAAAAAACATGAATGGTAATAGTGTTATAATGAACAATCCTAAATTAAGATTGATATTTGATAATTTTGATAAAGAAAAGGTTGTTGAAAATATTAAAACTATTAAAAATGAAATGACTGACTATACTGTGGCAATGGAAACAATGTCAAATGATGTTGAAAGTTTATCTGATAAATATAAAGAAGATAAAAGTTTTGAGGAAATTAAAGAAGATTTAAACACATCTCTTATAAATTTTAATTCAAATCTAATATATTTAAATACTTCATTAAAAAAAGCATTGAATGATGGGAAGTTTACTGCATTTGAAAAAGGAGAGATTAATTCAAAATTAAATGAAACAAATAATTTGTGCATAAGTACTTTGGCATATGCTGATGCATTGTTAGATTTGTATTGTCAATATTTAAAAGAAGATGACAAAGCTGAAGAAAATTATGATGTATTTCAATACAAGGTTTTAATTGAAACTTATATGTCACAATTGAAAGTAGATTTATCAAAGTTAACAAGTTCAGCTGAGGAAAAAATGACAACCGACGTTGCAATTCCCATAACAAGTTGCATTACTAATATGATAGAATCGCTAGTTAACCTAAAGACAGCTTGTAGTGAATTGAAATTCTTGGGTTCAGGAGGTCAAATACCATCTGAAATTTATCAAGCTAATGATAGAATAGATACGTTAACTACACAACTTAATGATTTACAAGAATCAATGTTGAGTTCTATGAATACTGAAAAGCAAGAAATAGCTAATATTCTTGATGATATAAGAATAGTATTGAATAAAATAGTTACTTTACACAACAATGTAATTCACACAAATGGTGTAATGACTACGCAACAATACAATTCATTTAAAAGTTATGCTTTTTCATTACAAAGTTTTTATACACAAATACAAGGTTATTATGAAGTTTATTATTCAAACACTAATTTATCAGATGTTACTAAGTTACAATTAAAATCTAGTTTTGATGATTTTAATAAAAAACATTATACTATGATGAGTTATGTAAACAATAAATTATCTGACTTAAATATATCAAACTCTGATAGAAGTGCTTTTACAAAAGCATACCAAGAATATAAAGATAGTAGATATGTATTAGGTTCTAAACTTACAATTTGTATAAATGAAATAAATAGTAATGGTTCACAAGCAACATTGGATGAGTTGAAGAAAACATTCCAAACTCAAATTGATTCTCTCAAAACACAAGTAAGTGCATTAAGCGATACTGTAATATTATTACAAAATAATTATGAAAATTTAGATGCAAGATTGAAAAAATTAGAAAGCTAGAGGTGAATAAATCGAATGAGTGGTATAAAAAGAGAATACACAATCGTTATTGATAAGGGCGAAAGTAAGTTAAATGACGATTTAGAAATATATACAAATGATATAGGTGTGAGTATATATTTTAATATTTTAAATTCACCATATATTAAATTATCTAATCAAACTGATTTATACGCTAAGGTTGTATTAAGAGATAAATTAGGTAATAGTACTGAAAGCAATGTTGTTCCTGTTGTGAATAACATTGTTATTTTTACGTTAGATAATAAAATTATGAATTCATTAACTGAAACTGGTAAATATCAATTATACATAGTTATTATGGATGATAAAAGAAATAAAAAGGTATTACCACCTATAAATATGACTTTAGTTGAAACAGATTTATTATTAAATGAATTGGAAACATCTTCTATAGGAGCAACTATAAATGAAACTGCTATAGAAAATTATGGAAATGAATTGATATTATTCAATTTGGATGGTACTTATAATAGAACATTATGGGTAGTTGGTGACATAATAACAACTTCAAAAATGAATAAGATTGAAAAAGCTATAAGTAAACTTACTGATACAGTATTGTCTAATTCTGTGAAAATAGATAGCTTTAATGATAATGAAGTACATCAAACATTAGTTGGTACCGAAGCAAAACCAGTAACAATTTCTAATTTAGAAAAAGGATTTTATATTGTAAGTGGAGAGGTTAGAGATTTTTCAACAGATGTTGCGAATACATTGACTGGGGAAAATTATTATATGGTGACTTATTATGATGCATATGAGTCAAGAGTATTGAGATGTAAAGCTGATGAAAAAGAATTTCGTAAATATAAATATGATAAGAACCAAAAAACAGTATTTAACAATGAACAAGAAATTCATACAATACCTATTGTGGAAGGATATGCAAATGTAACTGAAGATAGATGCCAATTTTTAAATGTAAGTGCTGATGTAGAAGTGCAATTACCTAGCCCTAATACATTTGCAGAAATTAATTTATATGTGATGTCAACTAAAGAAGGTGCAAATATAAAACTACCAACTATAAGTTGGGATAACGTACCTGTGATAACAAAAGGTAAAATGTGTAAATTAACATTAGCATATATAAATGATTTATGGTATGGATATTATACACCTGCAACAAATTCTTAATTTGAGGTGATAACATGAGTGATTATGGTAGAATAAAGAAAGATGGTACATTTAAAAATGTTTTAGTTACTGCACCAAACACATACCAAAAATCTGATAAGGAAATAATAACAAATTTTAATGAAGACGAAACATTAATGAAAGAATATGGTTATAAACAAGTAATTACTACTGAACCACCTTATGATGAGAATTATGAAACTTTAACAGTGGATTCATTAACACAAGATGATGAAAATATATATTTAACTTATGGGGTGGATAGATTTGCAAATCCACCTACTGGTGTAGATTTATCTAACTATTATACTAAACAACAAGTTTACAATAAAAAAGAAATAGATAGTATGTTAGAGAATCTAAAAAATGATTCAATTACTACTGACGATTTATACGCATTAAGTGCTGAAATAGAAAATTTAAAAGCTGGTTTTGCTAAAATTGATATGGCTGAAATAGATAGATTGTCAACTGCTTATGCAGATATAGAAGAATTGAAAAGTAAATTAGCAAATATAGATACTGCTACAATCAAAAATTTAACAACTGAAGTAGGGAATATAAAATTATTATTGAATGGACATTTGACTTCTGATAATATTGAATCTTTAGTTTTAACAGCTAGTAAAGTTACAGTTGAAGATGCATTTATAAAAGATGCTATGATTGATTCTATAAATGCTAATAAAATAAATACTGGTGTGTTAAATACTAATAAAGTTAATATAGAATCCGAAGATGGAAGTATGACATTAAAAGGTAATCTTCAACAATTTAAAGATAAAAATGGTAAGGTACGTATTCAAATAGGAAAAGATGCTACTGGTGATTTTACATTCTCATTATTTAATGCAGAAGGAACAGGGGTATTAATAGATGAGAATGGTATAAAAAGTGGAGCAATTGGTAGTGGATTAATAGTAGATGATATGGTTAGTGATAATGCTCATATATCAGGTGGAAAAATAGATATTGATAGTTTAATTACTAATATAAATGGAAATACAAGTACTATTAATTCTAGTAAAATTAAATTCGATGATACAAACCAAACTTTAGATGTGGCATTTACTGCTTTAAAAACTAAGGTTGATAGTATAGAAAAAATAACAGTTGATGGTGATTTGAGTTCTGTTATAAAACAAGTTCAATCCAATACAACTAACATAAAACTTCAACAAGGACAAATTAGTTCTTTGATTGATAACACAACAATAACTAGTGAAAATGGTAAGACAATTCAATTGAAAGATGCTTACAATTCAACTGTTAGTAAAGTAGATAGTTTAGTTACTAAAATAGGAACACTTGAAACAAATGTAAGTTCTTCCTTGACTAATACTGAAACACAATTTTATACATCTACTTCACCTACTTCTTTAGAAGGTGGTGAATGGATTACTGATAAATCTCCTACATGGGTTACTGGAAAATACATATGGCAACGTATGAAATATACTTATTCTAATGGAGGAATAAAATATTCAACACCAGTATGTATTCAAGGTGCTAAAGGTGAGCAAGGGGATAAAGGTGAACAAGGGGCATCTGGTAAAACAACATACTTCCATATAAAATATAGTGCTAATGCAAATGGTAATCCAATGACTGAAACACCTAGTGTTTATATAGGTACTTATGTTGATTATGATCCAAATGATAATACTGATTATACTGCTTACACATGGAGTAGATTTGAAGGTATGCAAGGGGAACAAGGTATCCCTGGAACTAATGGTACAAATGGATTAACTTATTATTTACACATAAAATATAGTGATGATGGAGGTAAAACTTTCACATCAAATAAAGGTGAAACTGCTGGAGCATATATAGGAGTTTACACTGATACAAATGAAAAAGATAGTGAATTAGTTACTAAATATACATGGAGTAAGATAAAGGGTGATCAAGGTTTACAAGGTGTGCCTGGAAAAGATGGTGTAGATGGTAAAACTCACTACACTTGGATTAGATATGCTGACACTATAGATGGTGAGGGTATTAGCAATGACCCTACTGGTAAAATTTATATAGGTTTTGCTTATAATAAAGAAACATCTACCGAGAGTAATACACCTTCTGATTACATATGGAGTTTAATAAAAGGGGAAAAAGGAGACACAGGAGTACAAGGTGTTAAAGGTGAAGATGGTAAAACCTACTATACATGGATAAAGTATAGTGACAACGCAGATGGTACGGGACTATATGACACACCGAAGGATAGTACTATGTATATAGGTATCGCCATAAATAAACCTACACCTGACGAAAGTAATAATAAAACTGATTACGTATGGAGTAGATTCAAAGGCGATAAAGGTGACAAGGGAGAAAAAGGAGACCAAGGACAACAAGGTAATCAAGGGCAACAAGGTGAAAAAGGTGATACTGGCCAATCTATGACAAGTAGTACACCTCAATGGTATGCTTCTACTAGTGCAACTACACAAACAGGTGGAAGTTGGTTAGATACTATGCCTACACTTGAAGTTGGTAAATATTATTGGATAAGATACAAACAAACTTGGGAAAATCCAACTAAAACAACTTATACTGAACCAATATTAGAAGAATTGGGTGAAGCCATTAAAGAGGTTAAAAGTCAACAATCTAATTTAGAACATACATTAGAAGGATTTAAACAAACAGTTAGTAAGGATTATGCTAAACAAACTACTGTGACTGACTTAACAAATAAATTAGCTAAAGACTATACAACTACAAGTGATATGAATAGTATAATTGATCAAAAAGTCGAGGGTGTATTAACAACTGTGAGTAAAACATATGCCACATCATCAAGTGTTACAGATTTAAATACTAAATTAGAAAAAGATTATTATACTAGTACACAAGTTAATAGTGCAATTGATCAAAAAGCTGATGGTATATTAAGTACAGTAAGTGATAGTTATGCTGAAAAAACAGTTGTAAATGATTTAGCTAATAATTTATCAAGCAATTATACTACTACAACTAATATGAATAGTGCAATTGAACAAAAAGCTAATGGCATATTGAATACAGTAAGCAAAACATATACAACAAAAGATGAATTAAAAGAATTAAGTTTTGGTGGTAGAAACTATTTACTTGATACTAAAAATGCTAAAACAATTACTGGAACTAAAAGTGCTAATCAATGCACTAATTTATATGTATTAAGTGATGCAAAATCTTCTTGTAATAGTGAAAAAATGTCATTATCATTCACATATAAAGTTTCAAGTTATACTGGTGGAGATTTTATAATACAAACTTATGGAGGTTCAAGTAAAGGATGGAGTAGAATTACCCCTAGCAGTGATGGTACTTTTACTTATAAACATACTATAACTACACCAACTAATTTTGATACTGCTACTGGTGTACAAATTAGAATGGATGCTTTTGTAGGAACAGTAGAAATAAGTGATATGATGTTAGAAAAAGGAAATACGTTTAGTGACTGGACACCTGCTCCTGAAGATAACGCAAGTCTTATAGAAGATTTAGGCGATTACGTTTTAAATATAACAAAAGAAACTGTGATAGTTTCAACTGATTTGAGCGGTAATATATTGAGTTAGGAGGTTTAATGATTATGGCAAATACAAACGACTCTACACCTAAAAGTATTATTAGTAATTCTTTCAATATGATTATTAACCGACCTACACAAGAAACTACCAAACCAAGTACAGTTGTAAATATATTGAAAGATAATATAATGTTAACTCCTGTGAAAACGACACCACAAGCAGGAGAATACAGAGTAACTATAATTAAATGTACAAATTGTAGTGCTGAATTAAGTAGTGATAATAAGACAATTGTTGTAAATAGTGTTACATCTAGTAATGGTAAAATAGATATATCAGTTGATATTGAATCTAAAAAGTCATACAATAAAACAATATCTGTTGCCAAAATAGTAGATACTACAGTATTAACAAATGAATTTAGTAGGATAGACCAAAAATCAAACAAAATAGAATGGCTTGTTAAAGGTAATTCATCTAGTACTATGGAATTAACTGAAGATGCTTTAAGTGTTATTACAAAACAAGTTAAAGTTACTGGAGACATGCTTGTGGATGGTGCTATAAATGGTAAAACAATTATTGGTGCTACGATAATGAATTCTGCTACAAATCCTTCCTTTAGTGTAGATCCACAAGGTAATGTAGTTGCTTCAAAAATAACAATTAAAGGTGGTAATATCACTTTAGGTGAGAACTTTAGAGTAACTGAAGATGGTACTTTAACTGGTAAAAATGTTAAATTAAGTGGTGACATAACTGCCCTTGTTGGTAAAATTGGTGGATTTACTATATCTGAAAATGATTTGGTTGGTACTAACGTTGGTATGGGTACTGAGACAGGTAGTAATTTAGCATTTTGGGCTGGTAGTGATTTACCAAATGAAGCTCCATTTAATGTAAATCATGAAGGAAAACTTAATAGTTCTAATATAAATGTTACAGGTGGAAGTATAAATGTAAATGATAACTTTAGAGTTAGAGATGATGGTACTTGTGAAGCAAAAGACTTGTTAATAGAAGGTAGAATAAGTTGTAAAGAAATAATAGCTGAATCAAGTAATGTCGAATGGCAAGATAAAAGTTTAGTTAGAAATTGTAAGGTTTATGTAACATATGGTTATACATATCCTGATGATTATGATGAAAACAATTTTGAAGATGGAATGATATTTGCAAGTTTTAGTGATTTACAAGACGTAGTTCCTAGAAATTTAAATGGTTACACATTAGATATATATGTAACTAAAAAACATACTGAAAATATATATCTTAATAATTTTAATAATGGTAGAGTTAGAGTAGCCATGCAAGGACATCAATTGAATGGTAGTATAGCATTTTATGGTCATGGTATGGACTATGAATTTTATGGTAATGTACCTGGCTCAGTAAATAATGCAAGTATGTATTGTAATATAGTACCTGGAGCAAATGGTAGACTTCAAAGTAGTTATAGATATTGTTTGGTAGCTGATAGATGTAGACTTACAGTATATGATGTAAGATGCTATAGTGGTACTGCTACTGATTATAAAAATAATGGTATTTGTTGTACAAACGGAGCAATTGCATATTTATCTTCAATAAGTGCTGTAAATAGCCCTTATGCGTTAGTTAGATGTCACAGTGCATCTCATGTTTATATAGCAAGTAGTGATGGTAGAACAAGTGGTGAAACATTCCATTGTGTTAGTGGTAGTATAATTCAATTAAATAAAGGAACTCATTGTGGTACAACATCTAGTAAAGGGGCTAAATACATTAACAATAATGGTCAAATATTTGATACTGGTGTGACTTATAATAGTATAATTAAAGACGATACATCTACTCCTACTCCTGATGTACCTAAACTTACAACTGTAACTAAGACTATAAAAAGTTCAGGTGGTCGTACTTGGAGAACAAGTGGTAATTATGCTAACAGTTGGTCTAGTGAATCAATAGTTAGACAAGGTGCATGGACAAGTGGATATGGTAAAAATGTAGGATATTGGTTCTTTGATAGTGATGTTTATAATATATTACAAAATCCTGATTATACTGTTACTAGCATTAAAGTAAAAATTACTAGACAAAGTGGTGGTAAAAATGCAGCAGTAACTCACTATTTAAGAGCACATACTTATGCTAAAAAACCATCAGGTACACCTAGTCAATTAGGTACTGGAGTTATCAATAAGAAATTTAGTTTAGCAACTGGAACAAGTATCACACTTACATTAAGTAGTAGTGAAATTACAAGTTTAATATCTAATAAAGCTAAAGGATTGGGTATTTGTACAAGTGATTATACAACAGGTGCGAATGGTTCTTATAGTTGTTGTAGTGCTTCATGTTCGGTAACAATAACTTACACTACAACTGAATAATAAAATAAACGAGGTGAAAATATGGCAATTACAAATAATTATAATATAATTGTTCAAAATGGAAAATCATCTTTAGATAAAGATGTTTATTTAACTGCTGGAGACAAAAACTTAATGTTAAAATTTAAAATTAAAGGCTTAGATTATGACATAAGTGGTTGTAATACATGTGAAATAAATTTATTATCTCAAGCTGGTAAAGTTGTAAATGCTACTGCAACAATAGATGCAAGTGTAATAACAATGACTGTGTCACCAACAATGATTGATGAGTTAACTGAAGTGGGAACTTATGCTTTAGAAATTAAAATAAGTGATGCTGATAGTACATTAACATTACCTTTAATAAGTAATCAATTTCATGTAAGACCTTCTTTAAGTATGGGTGGAGATACTATAAATGTAGGAACAAGCTCAGTAAATAAAGGTCATGTTGGCTTAGGTGATACTGAAAGTGGAATATTTAATACTGATAAATCATACAAAGCCAATACATGGAATAATGGAGATGTTATTGAAGCAGGTAAACTAAATAAAGTTGAAAGTGCATTAAGTTATTTGATGGATGTGGATGTAATATATATTACTCCTGTTAGTAATACTGTAACTTTAAAAGTTGAACGTAAACAAGCATCCAAATTAACAGATAATGGAATTATAGTTTTACCTGATATGACTGGATGTGCATATGCTAATATGTTCTTATTATTGGAATGTGCTAAAGAGATTAAAGTTACATTTAGAAGCACTGGTGATAATACTGAAACTATAACTATGCCAAAAGGATATCATGTTATAAATATGATATATTATGAAGATTGGATAATAACTTGTTAGGTGGTGAAATAATTGAATAAAATATATATAATTCAAAAAGCAAATAATAACGATAATCAAATGTATGCTTCTAATATAAATACAACTGATGCACGTTTACAAGGATTTAATGTTGAAAAAGTATTAGTTGATTATTTTAAGAAATTTAAAGAATTATATCACATAACAAGTAGTATAGATGTTGAAACAATTGAAGGAGATATATACGAAACATTAAGTTCTACAATTGGTGATATAAATGATAGAATAAGTGTTATAAAACAAAGTGCTGATAAAATAGATTTATTAGTTAAGTCAGTTGATGGAAGTAGTTCAGTAACTTTAACTGATAAAGTATTAGAAGCAATAAGTGGTAATATTAAATTAACGGCTGCTAATATAGATTTATGTGGGTATATTTCAAATAGAACTATAATAGATGAAGATGGTATTGAACAAGTAATCCCTGGTAACTGGTATATAAGTGAAGATGGTGCAGCTGGATATAAAAGTTTAGCAGTAGAAGAAGATTTATCTTGTGATACATTATCTGTTAAATCAATAAGTAATCCACAATATCCTAAAGCATTAACTGGTTCAATAGATGTTTATATAGATGCAACTAATGGTTCAGATGATATTACATTAGAAGATGAATGTACTTTTAAAACATTAGAAGGACTATTAGATAAATTACCTAAAAATCTAAATGGTTCAACAGTAAGAATATATTTAAAATCTAATATATCAGCTGGAGTAACTTTTGATTATTTCTTTGGTGGAAGACTTTTATTTTTCTTATGTGGTTTAACAATAACTGGATATTTACGTTTCTATTGTTGTAATGCTGACATAAAAATATATGGAGGAGATAGCCAATCATCAACTGCTAGAGGAATTATTGCTCCCGATTCATTATATTCAGGTAGTGGTGATGAAGCAGATGGTGCTTCTATACTAGTGCATAAAGTTCCATTCTTCGCTATATATTATTGTGATGTTTATGGAAATAAAAATAAGACTGCTTCAACTATAATGAAATTTATGGAGTTTTCAAGTGGTACAATTTTAGGTGTTAAATTTATAGATGGATATCATGGTGTAATTGCAACATCTTCTAGTATAATTTATGGTACAAATACAAGTGGGCAAGTTAAAGGTAATGGATGGGTTTCTCAAAGTGGTTCAATAATTCACTTGGCTAATGGTACTCAAATGAGTGGTACACTTGCTAATTATAAAGAATCTAATGGAGATATAATATTAGGTACTATCAAAGACATGATTAAAAATAGTGGTGGAAATCCTAGTATAACACCTGACCCTACTCCTGACCCTACTCCAAATCCATCTAATCCAAAAGACCCTGTACCAAAAACTAAAACAGTTACTTATAAAGCAACAAGTGCTGATACATATAGAAGTTCAGTATATAATAACTGGAAGAAAGATGGTACTTGTAGACAAGGTGACTATGGTTATGGTGACTGCAATGGATGTTGGTTCTTTGGTAGTCAATTTGCTAACCTAAAAGGTAAAAACATATCAAGTATTAAAATTACAATCAAACGTCAAACTGGTGGATATCAATCTGCACATAATGTCACATTAAAAATGCATAAATATGCAAGTAGACCTAGTATAGCTAGTGGTTCAAAACCAACTTATAGTGATGGTTGGTCTAAGACAATAAGTTTAAAAGTAGGAGAAACTAAAACAGTCACAATTACTGATACTGCCGTATTAAATGCAATTAAAAATGGAACTATGAAAGGCTTTGGTTTACAAGGAGCTTATAACAAAGCATCATACACAGTATGTAGTGGTGCTATGACAGTAGTAGTAACTTATAAAGAATAATATGGAGGGGAAATTCCCTCCCTTTTATTTTAATTAGGAGGTTATACAATTGAAGAAATTGATTAAGATGTACAATGAAAAATATGGTAATACTTTGGGAATTATAGATGATGACTTCAATAAAGAACAAATGTATAGAATATATTACTTTATAAAAAACAACTGTGACGATAAAGACATACAAGAACGTTTAGCTAAAATTAAATTAGACAAACCCAAAACATTAGAACAACAATTGACTAAATTAGAAGGGGAGAATAATAAAGATGTTAAAAAATATGTAGATGATAATACAGTAATACATCCATTGCCAATATACAAAATGGATGAAGCACCTACAATGATAACTTATACGGTAAATATAATGGATTTAAAAAAATTAACTACTTATGGAGCTATTAGAGACATAAATTCTACTAAATATCAACGTTATCATTTTATATATCCTTGTGACGATGGTACAAATAAAACTATTGTCAATACAGGTGATGATATCAATGATACAACTTTTAGAGTATATCATTATGATAATTCTAGTACGTTGACTTTTAATAATGTAAGATACTCTATAGATTACACTAAACATAGTACGTCAACTGATGTAATTGTAACAGAATATATACAAAACTATTTAGGAATATATAATACACGAGAATATACACCAACAGAAGATTATAACCCAGCTACTAAAAAATATGTAGATGATAGTCATCCTAGAATAGTAAATGAATACACTATTGAATTAACTGCTGATGAATTAAATGCATTACATGCTGATGTATATTATGGCACAGCTAGTTCATATTCAGTTATGGTCAACTCATATAATTTTAATTTCAATAATATATCACATGTAGAAGTTTTTGTAAAATTTAAAGGTGAACTGTTATATATAAAAGATCATTGTTACTATAATAATTTTTATTTTAGAAAAAGCATTGAAACTGGTGCAGATGGTGAATATTTTGCTAATATATATATAGAAGAACAAAATTATAAATTTACAGAAGGCATTACAATATATTTAAAAGAAGTTTCAACATATTATTCATCTGTATTTAATCCTAATGATGTTGTAATTGGAAATTCAATTACTATAGGTGGGCGTAATTATGCTGATGGTTATGGACATGAGATAGGTCGATTTAGTGCGGCAATTGGTAGTAATGTTCGTGCTCAGTACGATGGCTCAGTTGCTATAGGAATAAATACAGCTGCAGATAATAATTATGCATTTGCGAGCGGGGAAAAAACTACAGCTAGAGAAAGGGGTTCACACGCAGAAGGTTATAACACAGTTGCTAATGGTGAGCACTCACATGCAGAAGGTGAAAGCACAAGTACTACTGGTAAATTCTCACATGCAGAAGGTAGCGGTACAAGAGCTTCAGGTTATTATTCACATGCAGAAGGTGAAAATACTATAGCAAATGGTGAAGGTTCACACGTTGAGGGTAAATCAACTAATGATTATAGTGCACCATATATTCATGTACAAGGTATGTATAATGCTGATAGAAATTATGAGGATGCTAAAAAATATGCTCATATAGTAGGTAATGGTCATTATGATGAAGAAAATAAAACTGAAGTGAAATCTGATGCATATACATTAGATTGGAAAGGTAATGGATGGTATGCAGGTAAATTATCTCAAGAAGGTACACCTACTGAAAATAAAGATTTAACTACTAAGAAATATGTAGATGATAAAATTACTAGTTTACCTCAATTTAGCTTTAATGAAGCTGGTGAATTAGTTGTAACAATAAATGGAGTTAGCAAAATATTTGTACCAAAAGCTGAATAGAAAAGATTGGAATGGGAAAGTAAATAACAAACTCCATGAATAAGTAAAGATAGGAGGTATGGATGTGGCAAAAATAACAGTTAGCCCAATCACTTATAATATAACTGATGCAAATGTAAACATTGTGAAAATTTATTTTACATCAGATGTTACATTGACTGATGTTAAATTAAGTATTGATAATGGACAAAATTTTTTAAACAATGTGAGTATGACACAAACAAATGCTGACTTTAATATAGCGAATTTAGTGAACAAGAATTATACTTGTTTATTAAAAGGATTTTATGAAGAAACTGTTACACCTAGTTATTCAATAACCAACAATTTAACACATTGTGCAACTAGTAATACTGCTAAAACTATTAATGCTAATAGTAAATATTCCACTACAATAAATCCTGAAGCAGGATTTACATTAAACTCTATAACTGTAACCATGGGTGGAAAAGATATAACAAGTAGTGTTGTTAATAATAATGTTATAACCATAAATTCTGTCACAGGTGACGTAGTTATTACTGCTAAAGCTATTGAAATTGTTGCACCTACTGTTTATTCAATAACTAATAATTTAACAAATTGTAACACTAGTAATAGTACTACGAGTGTAACTAAAGGTGGAAGTTTTTCAACAATAATAACTGCTAGAGACGGATATAATATCAGCACGATAACTGTAACGATGGGTGGAACTAACATCACAAGTACTGCCTTAAATGGAAATAGTATAAATATATCAAATGTAACTGGTAACATAGTTATCACTGCTAGTGCTATTCAAATAACACCTAGTACTTATACAATAACTAATAATTTAACTAATTGTAATAATAGTAATAGCGCTGAAATTATTAATGCTAAGAAAAGCTATTCTGCTACAATAACTGCTGACGAGGGTTACACAATGAACACAATTACAGTAACTATGGGTGGTGAAGACGTAACAAGTACTGTTGTAAATAACAATACTATAACCATAGCTTCTGTTACTGGTAATATAGTCATTACTGCCAAAGCAATAGTTGTTACACCAAGCACTTATACAATAACTAATAACTTAACAAATTGTACTACTAACAATAATGCTAAAACTGTAAGTGCTAATGGTAAATATTCTGCTACAATAACTGTTAATACAGGATATGTATTAAGTACATTTAATGTAAGTATGGGTGGAGTTGATATAACAGATAGTGTTGTTAATCAAAATACTATAACTATAAATTCTGTTACAGGAAATGTAATTATTACTGTTAAAGCTATTGAAGAAAGTACTAAACCTGATATACCTGATATACCGGTAGTAGAGGACGAACTTGAAATACTACCTTCTTGTACATATGTTGATATTGCCGAAGGTGGAAGTAAAACTATATACTTCAAGTTATCGAATAAACCTACATCAAATACAACTATAAATATTTCTTCATCATCTTCTAATTTAATATGTTCTACAAGCCAATTAACATTTACTACTGAAAATTATTATATTGCACAATCAGTAAATATCACTTCTGTTGCAGATGATAATGAAACTGATGATGTATATACTCTAACAATTTCATCAACTGGATTAACAAGTAAAACAATAACAGTAGATGTTATTGATAGTTCTAATAGTAATTTTGAAGTAATTTATGACAATGGTACTTTAGTGGATGGAGCTTCATTATCATTAAGTAACGCAGTTAATAATGGAACTTATATAAGTACGAATCAAAGTCAAGATGTTAGTGTTGCTATAAGTAATCATCCATTAAATCTTAATAAAAATGACAAAGTACATGTAGTTTTAGGATTAGGAACAAGTGAACCATCATCAATTTATTCTTTACGTAGTTTAGTTTTAGGTGATGGGTCTGCTAATAACATAAGTAATTCTAACATGATTAATGAAGTGCAAATAAACGAAGCATTATCAAATGATGGTAAAGTAGATACTTACTGGACAATAGCTGGTAATTTATCAAATATAACTTTAACATTCACATGTTATTTTGCACGAGTTAACATTTATAAAATTTATATAGAAAGAAGTGAATAATCATGGCGAATACGATAAATTCTACTAATAATCTTACATCTACAAAAATACCTCAACTATATATTAGATATTTTAATCCTAAAATAAAAGCAAATGAGACAATAACTATCAGATACTATGTATCTGATAGTACTCAAGGTGAGTATTTGAATAAGGATGATAGTAAAACTTTTACAACTATTGTTAAAATAAAAGATAAGACATATAACAAAACTACTAAAGCAGGAGAATATTCAATTGATATAGGTTCAATTGCTACAACTGGAGAAACTTATTTTAGCATCCAAACCATAGACGATAATGGTGTTGCAAGCATTGAACAATTTTTTGATATATTAATAGTTAATGATTCATATAATCAAGTGAATAACTATAACATGACAACTGCTGATTTGTCTACATATAATATAACTGTTGGTGCAACTGCTAATACAACACAAGCCAAAGCAAATAATACAGGATTGAACAACTTGTTTAAAGCAGTTGAAAATAAGGGTCATAATAAGATCACTATGCTAAATAAAGTTTATATGTTAGATTATCATTCTGATAAAGTAGTTTTACCTGACCATTTCACAGTAGACATGAATGGTGCTACATTCAAAGCAACACAATGCAATGACATTAATGTATCAAATTTAGTAGACTTGAAGGATTGCTTTGATTCACATGTTAAAAATGGTAAGTTAATTGGTAACTATGATGGATTTGACTTTGAAGCAACGAAGACTAATACTAATTATAATATCCCTGGTGAAGGATTAGCAGTTGCTGAAATCAATGGAGCTAGATATTCTTCATTTGAAAATATGGAAATGGGATATTCAGTTGGTTACAATTTAGGTGTGTTCGGTGGTAAACTAGCTGGATATGTAGGAACTCCTGGCCAGTTAGCTTTCCCAAATGCATACTATATAAATGATCAAGGTAACACAGTTAGTAGTACTACTATGAGTACAACAGAATTAATTGATATTTCAACATTGTTGGATAGGGGAGAAATACAATGTAATGTGTATTTAGGATATGGTGGATTGGCTTTGAATAAAGCAGAATTGTTTTTTCATTTTTATGATAGTCAATCTGCTTATAAAACAACAATAAAAACAAGACAATATCAAGTGGTTAAAATACCAAGTGGTTCAAAATCTATGAGAATTACTGGTTTTACTCCAACTACAACATCATCAGGTATGACAATATGCCATACAGGTGGGGCTACAAATTGTGAATTAATTAATGTAAAATCATATAACACAAGAACATGTGCAATGCACCCTGGAATATATAATCATCTACTTATAAAGAATTGTTCATTCAACTATGTTGCTGATGAAAATGAATATAAAGTAACAAAATTAGCTTTGGATTTTGAAGATGGATATGAAAATGGTAAAAATTTATTTTTCATAAACAATGAAGTTTATAATGGAACATCTGCTTTAACAATTCAAAGAGGTTTCAATTGTAATGTTATTAATTGTAGAAATTTTGGATTAGACTTAAGAGGACACATAAAAGGAGCTAACATTAAAAATAATTTCTTTAACGATGGAAGTATTTATACAACTAGTTTTGAATCTCAATCACATATTAAGTTACATAATAATACATTTTTAAAAGTATTGAAATTTTTAAAATGGGATGATACTGGTGATTATAGTACAATAGGTTTAACTAAATTAGATTGTAAACAAAATTATCAAAACAATTCTAACATTAATGTGATAATTGATAAAGCAGTTGAGAGCAGTAGTGGTGGAGAAATTACTCCTGAAACATTAACTATAAGTAATATAGAAAATATGACACAAACTGAACAAACTGAATTTTATATTCAATATACTACAAATATAGCAGTAACAAAACATGAAGTTTCATGGGATGGTGGAAGTACATTCTATGATAAAACAAGTGATGTAACTGCTAGTGGAACGACTTATAAATTTAAACACGATAACAAAGGTAATGCAGGAACTTACCAAATGGCTATAAGAGTTACAACTGCAAAAGGTACTGCTAAGACAAGTAATGTATTTACTGTTACTCTTACAAGCACATCTACTCCTGAACCAAGTACTATAGGTAATATGACTTATGGTAAAGGTGTGAATCAAATTACACATGTCATAAAAGACGATGCACAATGTTGGGCAACAATTAATCCAGTAACAGTTGAACAAGGAGCAACTTATACACTACAAATGGATGCTACATGGACTTGGGCATATGCTTATGACGACAATGATAAATTTGTTAAAGAGTTATTCACTAGTACTGGTAACAATAACTATAAATATACATTTACTGCGCCAACTACTAAAATAAGATATGGATGTTATGACCCAGGTAAGTATTTAACATATTGTAATTTAACTAAAAATTCAACTGCATTAACTATAAGTAATATAGAAAACATAACACAATCAGAAAAAACAGAATTCTATATTGCGTATAGTACTAATATAGCAGTAGTAAAACATGAAGTTTCATGGGATGGTGGAAGTACATTCTATGATAAAACAAGTGATGTAGAGGTTAGTGGAACAAATTATAAATTTAAACATGATAATTCAGGTAACGAAGGTACGTACAATATGGCAATTAGATGCACTGATGAGAAAGGTAATACAGCTACAAGTAATATATTCACAGTTACTTTAGTTGATACTAGTAAATTAACATTTACACAACATAAGAGACTTGATAACGGTGTAATTGCAGATACGACAGATGGAACATTTTATAGTACTGTTGAAAAACGTGAAGTAATCCCTGGTACAAGTTATACTTTCAATCTAAATGCGTCTAATTATATATGTGTATGTTACTATGATTCCGATGGAACGTATAAAGATTTTGCGTGCCAACAAACAAGTGATAACACAGTTGCCAAATTTGCGCCAACGTTTGCTATACCGTTGGGCGTAAAATATATACAAGTATGTGCGACTGGTTATAGTAATACTCCAATGACATGTACTATTTCTAATAGTTTATTATATACCGACAATTCATATATCATTGATGATTTTTCTACTTATTATCTTAATAAAAGTCTGTGGAAAAATGAATTGGGTTATATAAGAAATAATGAGTTACAACGATACAGTACAAATAATACAGAGATTAAAGATGGAATATTAGAATTACAAGGTAAAAAAGACAGTGAAGGTACTTGGACATCAGCATCTATTATAACACATGGAGCTTTTTCATTCTTATATGGTAAAATAGAAGCAAGAATGAAAGTTAGTACAGAGAACGGTTCATTCCCAGCCTTTTGGACAATGGGTGATGGTTTTGAATATGAATACAATGAATGGGGAGACCATCCATGCTTAGGTGATTATTGGGCATGGTGTGGTGAATTCGATATAATGGAATATAATTATAAAGAATTTACTACTGGTGTATTTTTCAATGAAAAAGACCAAGCTGGTCGTATAAGAACTTCTAATTATGACATAAATGAATGGCATACATTTGGAATGGATTGGGGAACTGAAGGAGATTTAAAATTCTATTATGATGGTCAATTAGTAACTCAAACCCCTGCAACAGATAATAAAGCCTTCCATACTCCTCATTATGTAATGTTTGACCAAGCTATAGGTGCAGCTGGAGGTAATCCAGATAGCGATTGTACGGCAATGACTAGTTATGTCGATTGGGTAAGATATTATCCTCATAGCTACGACAATCTAAAATTATATGCTGAAGATTTTGACTTATATTTAGTTAAAGATCCAAGTTCTAAATGGTGTATCAGAGTTAAATGGAATGATAATTGTATCAATAAGGCAATGTCTTGGTCATCAAATAAATCAGAAGCATTAGAAGTTCATAGTGGATACCTAAATGTTAAATGGCAATACGGTGAAGCAACTATTACCTGTACATCTCCTAGTGGCGTAAGTAAAGATATAACTATTTGTATTAACAATTATGAATTATCAACCGTACCGACTATAAGTAATATAGCAAACATAACACAATCAGAAAAAACAGAATTCTATATTGAATATAATACTAATGTAGAAGTAGTAAAGCATGAAGTCTCATGGGATGGTGGAAATACGTTCTACGATAAAACAAGCGATGTGACTTCTAATGGAACAAACTATAAATTTAAACACGATAATTCTGGTAGTGCCGGAACATACAGTATGGCTATAAGGGTTACAGATTCAAATGGTAATACTAAGACAAGTAATGTATTTACTGTTACTCTTACAAGCACATCTACTCCTACACCAGTATACGAATTAACTTCAGATACAGTATTTGACGGAACTTCAAAATACGTAGACACAGGAGTAAAACTATTCCAAACTGCAAGTGACCACACATTATTCATAGATTTTGATGATTATGGAGCTTCTCAAAACTCACTTGCACATCTATTCCATTGTGCATATGAGAATGCCGACGGTGACGGATTAAAAGTATATTATAACAATGAAGATAATCATTACTATATAATAGGAAATAGACAAAACACTAGCGATGGTACTTATGAAAGTAGTTGGACATTAGTTGGAGGGCAAAATAATAAGATAGCAATATCTATATCAAAAGGTGTTGTTAGTAATATAGTAATAAATGGCGCAACTGTTGCAGTTACTAAAAATGAATATGACATGAATGATTACTCACTAATATTAGGTGCATATCAGGATGTGCAAGGCAATAAGAGTAAATATTGGAAAGGTACAATACATGCTTGTAAGGTATGGAACTCAGCTTTTACAGTAGCTGAAATGAAGGAACTATTCGGCTCATCTAGTGGTGGTGGCTCAGGTGACGGTTATAGACCAGGAAGAACTCTAATATGGGAAGATGACTTCACTGGCACAACTTTAAATAGAGCTAACTGGGATTATGAAAACAACTATAGTAGACCTAATGAAGTACAAAACTATGTAGCAGGAACAAATAACGTATGGGTAGAAAATAGTAATCTTGTTATAAAAGCTAAAAGAGAAAGTTCTAATGGTAAAGAATGGTCAAGTGGTTGTATCCATACAGACAACAAACGAGAATTCATGTATGGTAGATTTGAAGCTAAAATTAAGATACCACAAACAGTCGGTTCATTCCCAGCATTTTGGACTCTAGGTGGCAATTATGAGGAAGGTAATGGTATTACCTGGCCATACTGTGGTGAAATCGACATTATGGAACACAAATATGGTTATGCTTGGACTACAGCCGGTGCGTTATATAGAACCGACTTAGTATGGGACAACTGGGATGCCAAAGATTTAGGAAGGGTGGATTCAGGTAATATAGGCAGTTTCGATGATTATCATGTCTATGCTATGGAATGGACTGCTAATAAACTAGATTACTATGTAGATGATAGACTTATAGGACATTCTGATATAAGCGATGACTCTCAATGGTTCATGTTCCACCAACCACATTATATCCTACTAAATCAAGCTTTAGGGGCTGCGGGTGGTAGTGTTCCTAGTGATATGACTGAATACACTATGTATGTTGACTGGGTTAGAGTTTATGCACCGGAAGAAGCACCGAGCGGTGGAGGTACTTCAAATCAAATTTGGTTCGAGGACACAAGTGCAAGAAGTATGGGTAAATGGTCTAAACTTGGATTAATACTTAAATTCAACGAAAGTTGGAATAATAAAGTAGTTACATGGAAATCTAGTAATACTGACATAGCAACTGTATGTGGTGGTAGAGTGGACTCTAAAGGAACTGCAGGAAGTTGTGTCATAACTGCAACAACACTAGAAGGTAATGAAGCTAGTATAACTGTTAATGTGAGTTAGGAGGAAGCACAATAAGGGTGTAGCACAACCTAAGATAATTGAAATAACAAAAGAGTGGAGAAGATTCTCAATGACTACTGTTCCACAAAATTGGACTAATGGATTCCCACAATAATGTTTAAAATAAATAGAAGGTGATAAAGATGGAAGAATTTAAATTAATACCTAACCATGAAGGATTTGAAGTATCTGAAGGTGGTAAAATTAAAGAAATTGCAACTGGTAAAATTAAAAGAGCAAAAATTGATAAAGAAACTGGAGATAGACATATTAAATTAGATGACGAAGACATAAACATAAATAAATTAGTTGATGAATTATTTAAGGTGGAAGAAGTCAAAGTAGAAGTTTTAGTCAAGGAAAAACCAATAGAAGACGAAGTAAATAAAAACATGACAATAGAAGTTGCAAAAGAAGATGAAAATGACATAGAAAATATGAACGACACAAAAGTTCAACATAACCCATTATATAATTTATTATTCAATTAGGAGGTTATGCAATTGAAGAAATTAATTAAAATGTACAATGAAAAATTCGGTGACACTTTAGGTGTCATCGATGATGATTTTAACAAGGAACAGATGTATAGAATATATTATTTCATAAAGAATGATTGCGATGACAAAGATATACAAGAGCGTTTGTCTAAAATTAAATTAGATAAGCCTAAGACACTAGAACAACAATTAACTAAACTAGAAAGTGAAAATGGTAATACAAATGAAATGCATAATCCTTACCAAAATTTAAAGCCTTTTATGACTAATGGTAATTTTGCTTATTTTGATATAACCAATTTAAAAGTAGGAGCATATACTCCTACAAATGATTATAATCCAGCAACTAAAAAATATGTAGATGATACTATAGCAAGTCAACCTCAATTTAGTTTTAATGAAAGTGGGGAATTAGTTGTAACAATAAATGGAGTATCTAAAACATTTGTACCTAAAGCTGAATAGAAAATAGATATGAAGTAAAGTCATACCAATACTTTGGGGTGTTGGTATGACTTATAATTTATAAACGAGGTGGTAAAATAATGAAAACTCAAAATGGTTTTACACTTTTAGAAAATGAAAAAGATGTTAAAGATTGGTTAGCAAAACAAAAGGTAACTAGAAAAATAACAAGACTTCAGGTGCATCATATGGATACACCTAGTTACAGTACGTGGGAGAAAACAGATAAAAAACTATTTTCAGAACCTCACTTTGGAAGAACTGAGTCATTGGATTCTTATGGTAGAAGTAAATGGCATAGTAGTGATGGACATGGAAAATTTATAGCTCAGCATTTTAATATTTTTTTAGATGGGAAAATAACAACTGGTAGAAACTTAAACTCCACTCCAATAGGAATTAAAGAATGGAATACAAATGCTATTTGTATTGAGATTTATGGTAATTTTGACAAAGGACATGACAAAATGACTGCTGCACAAAAGAAGGCAGTTATTTATCTTTACGGAGAATTATGCAAGAGATTTGATATTCCAGTAAACACTACACACATAAGACCACATTGCTGGTTTACTGCTGGAGGAACTTATTTAGGAAAATATGATGTTAATAGAAGTGCTAAAACTTGTCCCGGCACTGCATTTTGGGGATATGGATGTTCTCCTAGTGGCTTCGCACATTTTATAAAGGATGTAAAGAACTATGTAGATGGCAAAAAGGAAGAACCAAAAGTTGTGGATAGAAGTGGAGAAAAAGACGTACCTAATTATAAAGTAAAAGTTATAACTGATACATTAAATGTTAGATATGGAGCTAGTACATCATACGACAAAATATCAACACTAAAAAAAGGTGATGAAGTTGTAATTACCCATGAAAAAGATGGTTGGGGATTGATACAAGGTGCTAAAGGTTGGATATCTTTAAATGATAAATATGTGAAAAAAGTTGAAGTTAAAAAAGAAACACCTAAAGAAGACACAAAAATTAAATTTCAAATACAAACTTTAGATAAATTAAATATAAGAAAAAAAGCAGATTGGAATAGTGAAGTAGTGACTACTGTGAAAAAAGGACAAATATTAGACGTAGTAGATACTGTTACTGCTAAAAATGGATCTACTAAAATGTATCGTTTAGAAAGTGGTTTATATATAACTGCTTCTGAAAAATATGTGAAAATAATCAAATAAAGGAAGTGATTATTTATGTATTTACCTTTATTTCCTGAAAATAATGGAAAAAATAAAGCGTGGAAAAATATAAAAATAGTTAATAATGAAGTAAAATTAAATAAAGATTATAAGTATCAATTCGTTGATTTTGCTAAAAGTGAAGTTGCAAAAATTGAATTACCTAAAGTAAGAAATAGTGAAGTAGCAGAAATACATTTAATTTTTAAAGGCAGTGAAACATTAGTTTTAACTTTACCATCTTGTAAATGGCAAGCTATACCTACATTTGAAGATAATAAATACTATGAATTAATATTCACTTATTATAAAGGTGTTTGGTTAGCAGGTTGCGTAGTTTATGGTGATTAACTCTAAAATAAACATAAGGGAGGAGGATATCATAAATGAGTAAAAAATTATTATTTAAAGGTGGTCATGCTACTAGCATGATACCATATGAAATAGAAGATTTTTCATCATTATATATGCGAGATGCAAGAGTTGATGAAAAGACAAAAGCATACATTGATAGTGTGATAGGTAATAGTGTTTTAAACTTATGCCCATATAGAAATGTATTAGTTACCCATAAATATGATACTGTTGAAGGAAACGTAGTCACATTAAATGATTGTCAAGATGATGAAATAATTCAATTATCTGAAGTGCAAGGAAATACAATGGTTAATTGTTGTAAAGATGGTTCTAAAGAATTAATACTTAATGGAGATATAGATACAAGTGGATATAATAATGTTACTCTTACAGAAGGTGTAGATGGTGGACTAGTAGATGTGGCACTAGAAGGTAATACTATGGTAAATGTATGTGACCAAGAAGAACCAGTAGCAATTACTAAAAATTATGAAGTAAGCACTGGTAATCATATAGCACTACAAGGTGAATATGATGGTAAATGTAGACCTAATATATATGGTAATACTTTATGGGTAGATAATGATACAGAAGAAATATTAACAACATTCGATGGAACTAAAAGCCTACGTTTACAATCTTCATTTGAGGATAAATTAATTACAGACGAAAAGGATGCACATAGTGGCAAATATAAAGTAGACTATAAAGTTACTGGTAAGAATAAATGTCGCATTAAAGATGGTAATTATACTAATACTTCTGCTGGATTGACTTACACAATAAGAGATAATCAAATACAAATTAATGGTACTTCTACTGGTATGAGTTCTTTAGGTATGAGTATGTGTTATCCTAATTTTATTAATGGTAAAACTTATATGACTAGTACTAGTAATAGTAATGTAACATTATATATATCATATATTGATAATGGAACTAGAAAATATAGTGGTGGAGGTAATAAAACATACACTCATAATCCTAATTATACTGATATAATGTGTTATCTTCAAATAAATAATAGTGAAGTAACATTTAATAACGAGATAATAAAATGTCAAATAGAAGAAGGTACTAAAACAACAACTTATGAGCCATATAAAGAATATACTAAAACATTATACTTAAATTCTCCATTATTAGAAGGAGATACAATAGAACAAAGTGGTAATAATATAATACATGTGCATAGATATAATAAAGTAGTATTAGATGGTAGTAATTATGTGCCAATACGAGAAAAAATCATGGCGACATCAGGTAATTATAGATGGACATTTGTAATACCTAATGTAAAGAACAGTATTGATGCTAATACTGGTTTAGGTATATGTGATAAATATCCTATTGTAACCCCTAATGATACATGGAATAGTATTAAGGGTATTACTCAAAATAATTCAAGTAATAAGATAGTATTATATTTGGATAAATATAAAGATGGTAGTGATACTAGTAAACAAGCTTTAATAAAAGAATTATCAAATAATCCAGTAACATTTGTATATGAATTAGCAACACCTACACCAGAAATAATATCAACTAATGATAATTTACTATTAGATAGTTATGTAAATGGACATTTAGATGTAGATACAGTAGTGCCTACTGATAAAGTAGTATTCCAAAGTTATGGCACAAGTTTAAAATATTTATCTCCAAATACAGAATATATAATTCAATTTGAAAGTGATAATGTTGGTAAATTGGAGTACTTATACATGGATGGAGCTTTATTATCTAATATAAATGTAGTTAAAGGATTAAATAAAATTACTTGTACCACTTTAGATAAAGGATATAAAAACTTAGATATTAATGGTATAGGTTTTAATATGTCTAAAATAGTAGTAACACCTAAAGTAGAGCAACCTTTTGGATATTTTAAAGGAATGAAAAGTGTTGGTGAATGTGAAGGTAATGTAGTTGAAGTTGTAAGTAATAATAAGGATAATACATTATCTAATAAGCAAACTATAACACACGAACCACTACGAGGACTACCTAATGGAGTTAAAGATAAATATGTAATAATAGACGGAAAATGGTATATAGAGAGAAATACTATACAATTAATAATGGATTCAACATTTATACAAGATAAAACACTACATCATTATATATCACAAGATTACCCTGATGTAATTGGTTTTAGTACACCAAATAACTGGTTTAAATGGAACAGTTCATTAGTTTGTGCTAATTTGGTATATGACGGACATAGAAATATAAATGTTGGTAGTTTAATTTCCAACCAAGAAAAAATATTTGTCCACGATTATATATTTATTACTTTAAATAAGAATAAGGTTAGTACACTTAACGAAGCTGGTTTTAGAGAATATTTAAAAAATAATCCTATAACATTAGTGGGACAAAATACTGCACCAACATATGAACCAATAGATTATAATCCATTTGAAGTATATACAGATATAACTCATATATCTAATAATAGTATAATTCCATGTAATATGGTAATTAAAAATACTGGATATAATACAATAATCAAACCTAACACTTTATATACAGTAGCATTAGATATTAACAAAAATGGGACTATTGGAATGGATTTAGGTGGAGCAAAAGTTACTACAACAAACAATGTTGCTACAATAACTACTCCTGCAACACTTTCAGATGATAGTTTAAGAGTATATGGAAAAGGTATAAAAGGTTCTAAAGTTAGACTTCTTGAAGGAGATATAATTAATATTCCAAAACATTTTACTGGAATGCAATCCAGTTTTGAAGATAAAGTTCAAACTGATGGTTCTTATAAAGTTGAAGTTTTAAGTAATAATGAAAACTTATTTAGACTAGAAGATATAAAATATTCAACATCAGCAGGTAATAGTGCAAGACCTATTAAAAATGGTTTCAAGATAATCACAGATACAGTAAGCTATTGGTACGTAATAGTATCTATGGAACTTAATGTAAAACCTAAAACAACTTATACTCTTGGAGTTTCTAAAAAAGTAGTAATTAATGCATATCCTAGCCAAGAGCCTATTTGGGGAGTAGGTTATGTATTTATAAGAGAATATGGTGATAAAATATTAACAGAAGGAAAAGTAAAAGATAACACTAGAACATATTTTAGATTTAATAGTGGAGAAAATACAAAAATAAGAGTTATTTTTACTAATGCAACAGATGTTACTACTCAAAAAGGAGAGTACGATTTTACAGATTTAGATTTAAGAGAAAGTAAGTCTAACCTTGAATATGTTGATAATAAATACAATAAAATACAATTTTTATTAAATGAACCATTAAGAGGAGTAGGAGATATAAAAGATAAAGTATATGTAAAAGAAGATAAAGTAGTGGTGGAAAGAAATTGTGGTATTAGAGCATATAAGGATGGAGATTTTGGAACTTATCTAACAGATAAAGTTAATACCGTATATCAACTAGCAACACCAGTATATGAAGAAGTAGAATGTGATTTATCTAAACTAGCGTTAGAAGGATATGAAAATGGAACATTATTCTATGATACAAATATACCTGTTACTACACAATTTTATGATTTTAATGTTAATATAAAAGATATGTTGATCCCAAATGAAACTTATTGTATTACTTTTAACGCAGATAGAGTAAAAGATATTACTATAAATTTAAGTGGAGTTCAAGTAAAATATAAAACATCCATGGGATATAATAAAGTTCCTATACAATTAGGTGATGTAGTAAATACTAACTTTAGTATGGATTCTAGAGGTGTTGAACTTAACGATTTAATGATAAGTACTTCAACAAGTTTAATTTATGTAAAAGATATGAACGATGTATGTATTTATGATGAAGTAAATAATAAATATTCTATAACAATAACTAGTACTGGTGGAAAAGAAAGCGATAAAAGAGTGATTTTATTGGATTATCCACTTTTAAGACTTAACAAAGATGTTTATGATAGACTATATTATAGTAATAAAGATAGTAGATATAGAATAGATAAAAAAGTATTTAAGCATAAATTCACTAATGATTACGAATATAGCAAATATGCTGCTGAAACAAATGATACTTATTATTCTAGTTTTATTTCATTAAATGAAGCTATAAAAGATTATGTTGTTATTACCAATGAAAAAGTAAAAACTGTTAAAGTAGAAGATGACAAATATTATTTCAAAATTAAATGGTCGGATTTAGGTGTTAGTGATAAAACGGAAGCAAACGGAAAACAAGGAGTGAAAGACTTCTTTAATAACAATGAAGTATATTTATACTATGCAACAGATGGTTTTATAGAAATAGTTGACGAATTGACAAGACAAACTTTAAAAGTATATCAACCTGAAACATTTATGAAGTTTTCAGGAAACACTACAACTACTGTTACTATTTTAATCCCTATGAAGAATGTTTAATTAGGGTAATGCGTAATTTATTTTAGAAGCCATGTCATACTTTGAGTATGACATGGTGATTATTATTTAGGAGGTTAATGAATTGAAAAAGTTAATTAAAATGTATAACGAAAAGTATGGAGATACTTTAGGTGTTATTGATGATGATTTTAATAAGGAACAAATGTATAGAATTTATTACTTCATAAAAAATAATTGTGACGATAAGGACATACAAAATCGTTTAGAGAAAATTAAATTAGATAAACCTAAAACATTAGAACAACAATTGACTAAATTAGAAAGTGAAAATGTTGCTATGCCACAATCAAATAGATATAGAGTTAAAAGAAAAGAAGTATTTAACTTAGATTTATTAGATGAATCTTGTGGTAAGAATATAAGAGGTAACGTAATTGATTATGTATCTATGTTTGATTTAGTAAATGTTGCTGATGGTAAAGAGATAGTAACTTGGAAATTTTCTTCTGATGATGGTCAATACACTATGACACACTATGATTACTATATACATGACTTATATCAAAAATTAACATTTAGTAAAGGGGGATTAAGTGACCCTCAACATCCTTACACTGGTACTATATCTTTTAATGATGTTAGTATAATGTTATCTTTAAAATTCAATTCATCTTGGTATCCAAATAAAAAATATGTTGAAGGTGGTAAAGAATGGCTAATTAGCTATAATAATAAAGATACAACAAAATCTAATTGGATGTTTTCCGCCACTGGAGTAGATATAATTAAAATAGGATTCCCTACGAAATGGACTTTTGAAATAGAATATTACGAAGATAATCCAAATTTTGTAATGAACTTATTTAAAGGTAATGATGTGTTAATACAACCTCTGTCAAATTTCACAAATGGTACATATAAATTTGATATAGAAAATTTAACATTTGATAAAGTATATAACTTGATAAATGATGTAGCAGATTCACCTTATGGAGGTAGTGCCCTTCAATTCTTTTATAATGGAGAAAAAGTAGGTGCATTTCTATTAGAATCATATGACCCTTATCTAACCATAGGGGTTAGAAGTTCAAGTAATTGTTTATGGGTTTCCTCATCATCAGATTGTACAAAAATAGATATCACTAATAAAACTTCTGAAGACGACCCAAATTATAGTAAAGTTACCAAACGAGAATTTTATGATAGAATTTCATTTGACGAAAATAATAATTTAGTTATAAAAATAAATGGAGTAACTAAAAAATTCAAACCAATAGACGAAGAATAAAAATGCTTATCATGTAATGCTATATAATGATAACTTATAAAGAACGTATAAAAGGAGGATAAAAACAATGGACTATGCTAGATTAGTGGATGGTCAACTAGAAATAGCACCTGAAGTAATGTATAATGAAGGTGAAATAATAGTTAACTTTAATAAAAATGAATTGTTAATGAAAGAATATGGATTTAAAGTATTAGTTGAAGATAAACCTGATTATGATGAACGATATCAAACATTAGACGTTGATAGATATGAAGAACAAGAAGATAATATCATAGCTAAATATGTAGTTATTGATAATGATTTAGATGAAGAAAAGGAAAAATTAATACTAAAATCTAAAATGGATTTACAAGTATTCTTAAAAGAACATCCTTTATTTTCTAAAGCTAAATATGAAGATGGTAGATATTATAATATAACTGCTGAAAAACAACAACAATTAACAAGTAAATTATTAATGTATAATGGATATGCTACTTTAGGAAAAGAATATAAATTAATGTGGAATGATACTGGTGAAGTTTGTGAAGAATGGAGTTTTCAAGAGTTATTTACTTTATCATGTGAAATAGATATTTATGTAACTCAATTAGTAGAGTATCAAAGAAGAAAAGAAGTAGAATTAAAAGATTGTAACACAGTAGATGAATTATATAAAGTAATAATTGATTATGAAACTATGAAATAAGACAAGGGTAATTCCCTTGTCTTTTTATCTTTCCAATGGAGGTGGAGAAATTGCCAAGAAAACAACCTTATAACAAGCAATTCGATGAAGAAAAATATAAATTAGTTAACAAATACAATAAAAATGCACTTAACGATTGGTTACAACAAATGAAATGTGAAAAGAAAAGTAAAAAAACATTATACCAATATGAACGAAATGTAAAATTATTTTACATGTGGGTGTATGAGGAACAAGATAATGTGCCTATTTATCAACTAAAGAAAAAACAATTTAGAAATTACTTATTATATTTACAAGATTTAGGACTTCATGCTAATAGAGTTAATAGTATGAAAAGTGCAGTATCATCAATGTTAAATTATTTAGAAGATGATGAAGAATATCCTGAGATACAAACTAACTATATGGCTAAGATTAAAGGATTACCTAAAGATGAAGCTAGAGAAATAATATTCTTAACTGATGAACAAATAAGTTACTTATATAAAACTTTAATTAAATCTGAAAAATATCAAGAAGCACTTTTATTAGCAATATTATATGATACTGGTGCAAGAAAAAATGAAGTATACGGATTAAAATTGGATTATATTGACCCTGAAAAAAATAGAACTACTAAAAAGGTTTTAGGGAAAAGAGCAAAATGGTTTTATCTATATTATCATGAAAGAACTCAAGAAGCATATAAACTTTATGTTGCTACAAGAGATTATGAAAATGATGAATTATGGTGTAAAGAACCTAATCACAAGTACACAATAGATTGGATGTATTCCGTTGTTAAGGGATGGAATAAAATTATTGAGGAGAAATATGGTGAATATTTAGATTTTAATGTACATAGTTTTAGACATGCGTTTGCTACAAACATGACAAATGGTACTCACTATGTATGTAAGAAAAAACATATAAAATTAAGTTTAACAGAAACACAACTAATATTAAATCATGAATCGGCTGAAACAACACAAAATTATATCAAACGAAATGATGAGGAGGTAATAGCTAACGCATTTGGTTGGGATAAAGAATAATTAGGAGGTTATATAATTGAAAAAGCTAATTAAAATGTATAATGAAAAATATGGTGATACTTTGGGAATTATTGATGATGATTTCAATAAAGAACAAATGTACAGAATATATTATTTCATAAAGAATAATTGTGATGATAAAGATATACAAGATAGAATCAAGATGATAAACCTTGATAAGCCTAAAACATTAGAACAACAATTAACTAAATTAGAAGGTGAACATAATAAAGTAATTCCTTCAAATAATGAATTTAAAGAATTTACATTTGATGAAGAACTTAGTACTGATACAGTTAAATATGTAAATATTAACACTTTAACTCCAAAAACAAGATATAAAGTATCAGATAATGATAGTACTATTAGACAATTAAGTATATATTATCGAATTCCAAATTCAACAGATAAAATTAATTTGATTAATGTTGTTAGTACGGTTCAACAATACGAATTTTATTGTAATACTTTAGGTAAAACAGCTGCTAATATTTTTGTTAGAAGTTACATTTATTCGTCAGTATCATATAGAATTACTTTGGGAAATACATTAGATGCATGTTCTGTTGAAAAAGTTCCACACTTGTTAAGTACTACTAACTCATTTGAGTTTACTCCTAGAGAAGAATATCACCCTACTAATAAAAAATATGTAGATGATAATGTAAAAACTGCCATAAATGGTGTTAAGACTGATTTAGGTACTGAGGAATTAACTACAAATGCCAAAAATTTAAAAGGGGCAGTTAATGAACTTAATTCACAATATAAAGATATTGAGAAGAAACAGAAAATATCTATAACAGATTTTGGTGTTTTAGGAAATGGTGGAGATGAAACAAATTTAATAAAGGATGCAATACTTCAATCTTCTGGAAAAGTTCTTTACTTCCCTGCTGGAGTTTATGGTATAAATAATACATTGACAATAAATAATGAAGTAAGTCTTGAGTTAGATGCAAATGCTAAAATAATAGCATTAACACCAATGGATGTAATGATTGAATGGGGAAAATACAATGTTTATAGCGAACATCATTTTATAAAAGGTGGAATTATAGATGGAATGAATAAAGCAAAAATATTAATAAATTTGAGTTGGTTTAGACATTTTACGCTTAAAGATACTATTTTTTTTAAATTCAATAGAAAAAGGTATAGTACTTAGATCACATGAAGAAGATATTCATTCAGTTGAAGCTATTGTAGATAATATATACTTTGAAAACAAAACAAATACGTATATTAATAATACTGCATTGGTTGTTAACACAACTGATAGTCATATTAGTAACGTTATAATGGTAAATTACACTATTGGTGTAGAATTGCATAATGGTGGTAATAGATTGTTTAGGATTCATCCTTGGGTTACACATGCTAATAGATTAAATATAAGTAAGTCGTTTGTAAATGATGCAAGTAACAATACATTTACAGAATGTTTAGCTGATAGTACTGCCATAGGATATGAAATAAATAAAAATGCACGAATTTTACATAGTGGTTATTATTGTAATGAAAGCTTTACACCTACAAATATACAAATATTTAATTATAATACTACTAATAATCCTTTTTTAATTGTTGAAAATGGATTATTTGAGATTAAAAAACAATGTGAAAATATTACGGTAATAAATGAAGATGCACTAAATGAAAAAGTAACTTTTAACAATTGTATTTATGTAAATATTCCTGGTAAAGAGGAAAAAAATATAAGTTATTACATTACAAAGCCACATGAAACAAATACAAATTCATATTATAATTTTGCACGAATAAAAATACCAAAAACTAACACAATATCTGCAATGAGTTTAAATTTATTATTGGTAGATTCTAACTATGGAACATCTAATTTAAATGATAGTTGTAATATAGAAATGAGATTACAAGGATATAAAAACGTACAATCCAATAAAGATTTTTCAAACTTTAATGTGAAATTATATTCTAATAATAATAAATATAAAGATAAATTATTTGCAAAAGGTAAAGTTGATGATTATAATCTTATAATTGATTTATTTTACAAATATGACTTAAATCGTTGGGATTACTTATTAATTAAACTAGATAAAATTGTCGGTAATTTGAAATCTTATAATAATGCAATTAAATTAGATTGGTTTGGGACTCAACACGTTTTAGGAAATCAGCTTTTTATATATGATGATGGTGTTTTTTATGGTTCTTTAGAAGATTTGGATTATACACATTCTTTTGATTTTGATTATTCCAAAATATTAAAAGAATTGTATATAGAAACAGGCAATCATAAGGCTAGTATATATACGGATAATAACGGATTAGTTATTGGTTCTTGGGATAAAACACCAATTATAAAATCTGAAAGTAACACTAAGAATTTTAAAATTATTAATTCAAGTTGGAATGGTGGGCATTTAATTCTTGGTGATTATCATTTATGGGTGGATGAAAACAATAAATTACGAGGTAAATTCGGTAATCCTACGAACTCACTTGACGGAGATTTATTAAGTTCACAATAAAAATATAATTAGTTCGTAAAAGGTAAATATTACGAATTACACAATCTGAATCTATTGCGTAATAAAAATGTTTCCAAAACATTTATACCAAAAAGTGAGTAATTTGGTGATATAAAATGAAAAAAATACAATTTTTAAAGAAAGAAACCATAATATTTTTAATTTTTGGTTTCTTATATATTTGTTTAGAATTATTATATAGAGGTCACACACATATATCTATGTTTTTTGTAGGTGGATTGTGTGGAGTACTTATAGGTTTAATAAATGACAATACTCCTGATATGCCATTATTTTATCAATGTATTTTAGGTACTACTATAGTTACCTTAATTGAGTTTATATCAGGTTGTTATTTAAATATATATTTAGGTTTAGGCGTATGGGATTATTCTCATGTGCCTTTTAACTTTTTAGGGCAAGTGTGTCTTCCATTTAGTATAATATGGATGCTTCTATCCATACCAGTTATATATTTGGATGACTACTTAAAAAATAAATTATTAAAAGAGGTGCAGTAAAATGATTGATTTAAATGTTTTATCTAATTATTTAGTTTTAGTAGTGGTAGGAATATGTGTATGTGTTGGTTATGTGATCAAAACAAGTTTCCCTACTATTGACAACAAGTATATACCACTTATAATGGCAGTATTAGGATTAGTTTTAAATGTTTGGTTAAGTGGTTTTCAAATTAGTGGCGAAATTGTACTAGGTGGATTATTTAGTGGATTAGCTAGTACCGGATTGCATCAAGCATTCAAAAATCTAATTAATCAAGATGAAAAATAAGAAGGTGATTAAATGAAAGAATTAATTAAAGAGTTTAATAAAATTTGTAGAGAACAAAACATGCCTTACATTATAGATGATGACTATAATGAAGATGAGATGTATAAGATTTTATATTTTATAAGTTGTTTCCAAAATGAGTATTTAAATGAAATTATATTTACAAAAATACTTCCTACATTAAAACCTAAAAATAATGTTCAAAAAATACATTATATAATGATGTCAATGGACGATGCCCCACGCTAAGGAGATGAAATTAAATGAATGTATCAGATAGAGACCTTGCCCCACAACCATCTGTGGGAATGCAAGAAATAATACGTATATTTAATAAAGAATATAGTAAAATAATAGGATTTACTATTAATACTGATTATTCTCAAAACGAAATGTATCAAACTTGTGTATTAATGCATACTATAGTTGAAATTTATGGCAATCGAAACTATCCATTAAATAAATATTTAAACGACTTAAAATATTATTTAATGGATAGTACAAAACCATGTAGCAATATAGATAAATATAATGCTGATTTGACTTTAAATATGATTAATGATTTATCAGAGGGTAATAATCAATAAGGAGATGAAATAAAATGAAAGAATTAATTAAGGAATTTAATAAATTTTTATATGCAGAACATGGTGTTACATTAGATTGTAATTATAATAAAGATGAAATGTATTTAATATATTGGCTTATAAGAACAACTCTAATGATATCATATGACAATATGAGTAATTATTGTAATATAGAGTTAATTAACCATTTATTAGAAACAATTAATTTAGGTAAACCTGAAACAGTATTTCAACAAATGGAGTATGTACAATTACATGGTATGGAAGAAAAGTAAGGAGGTATACAACATGAGTGAGTTATCTAAACGAGAAATATTAAAAAGAGCGAATGAATTTAAACGTAAAGAAGAAGTTCCAAAAGAAATTAGAAGTATAGATGAAGCACTTAAAGAAAAAGAAATTAGAGAAACTCAAAATCTTAAAATCAAATTAGAACAAGATAGATTATGTGCAGAAATGATGAACATGGAGCAAATCGCTAACATATTAAATAGTACTACTGATGCTCAAGCTGGTTGTCCTATAAAACAACCTAAACAAAAAGTAGAATATAAACACGTTACTTGTAATCATCAATGTAATTTATGTGATGAAGTAGATTGTGTTGAAAGAGAAGAAGAAATGCATTCAGTTGGATGTCATTGTTCAAAATGTTGTCCTAACCCAAGAAAAAATTGGTTACAAAGTCATAAACATACAATTGCTATTGTAGTTTTATGGTTAGCACTTATTGTGTTAGGTGTAGGTTGGTCTCCATCAGGAGGTACATTTGATGCTATACAAAAAAGTTACGTTGAATTAATTGTAAACTTTTTCAAAATGTCAATATTTGCAGTTGCAGGGGTAGTAACATGGATATTGTGTAAAAGAGACAACAAATAACCATGTTTCGTAAGGTATTTGCTTTATGTTTATCAATGTTGTTGATAATAGGGGGTATAACAAATTGTTATGCCTCCAGTGGAGCAGATATTATTTACGACATATTGAACAAAGACAGTGGAGAAAATAATACTTGTACTTCAATTATATACAACATCATTAATGGGGAAAAAGAAACTAAAAAAGAAATCAAACTAGTAAAATATGATCAATTCAAAAAAGAAAAGGTAACACCAGTACCACAACATAGTTTCAACTTAGACATAAAAAATAGAAGTAACAATGATGACGACTATATTTTAGGATTAGATATAAGTAAACATAATGGACGTATTGATTGGAATGCTATCAAAAAAGCTAACATTAAATTTGTTATAATAAGAGCTGGATATGGAACTACCCCAAATACAGATATTATGTTTAAAAGAAACATTGAAGAAGCCATAGAAAATGATATGATAATAGGTGTTTATTGGTTCTCTTATTCATATACATCTGATATGGAGTATAGAGAAGCCAAGGCTTGTTTGGAAACAATAAACAAGTATAAAGAACACATAAATTTACCTGTATTTTATGACTTTGAATATGACAGTATTAATTATGCTCATAAAATGGGTGCATCAATAAGTGGACATAAAGTTAATGAGTTAGCAAGAATCTTTTGTGATACAATTAAAAAAGAAGGATATGAAGTTGGTATTTATACTAATTTAGATTACGCTTCTAATTATTTTAGTAGAGATACGTTAGATAAATATCATACTTGGATTGCATCTTGGACAAACGCTTGTTATTATAAATATAATTATATAATGTGGCAATGTAGTGATAGCAAGTGGATCAATGGCAAAAGATTTGACTTAAATAAATTATATTATAATCGTTTTGAAAAGATGATTAATAATGAAAAAAATTAAAATACTCATATTAATGATTATAATCATTATGAGTTCTTTTATTCCTTCTTACTCATATGATTTAAAACAAGAAATTCCTATAGTGAAGAAATCGCAAGCATATGCTTGTATGAAAGATAGACATGCTAGTAAAGAATTTCTTGATGACATAGATTTTGTATATGATTATTCTAGTGAATTAGGTATAGACCCTAGTATAATTATAGCTATCTCAGCTATTGAAACAGGATATGGTAAGTCACATTTATTTGTAGCATTTAATAATCCAGGTGGTATAAAGTCAGTAAGACAGCATGGTTGGCAAAGATTCGCCACAACAAAAGATGGATATAAACATATGATTAATTTGATGGCGACATATGCTGGTATAATTAATCGCCATAGTTATTTGTTCAATAAAGCCCCAACCACTGAACAATTAGGTAATTATTATTGGGTTGAAAATGGACGTGATGCAGGTTATCATAAACAATTAACTAGAATGATTAAAATAATGCAAAGTTATCCTATTAAAGAAAGTGAAAAAAAGATAACTTCTAAAATAAAAACTAATAACTCTCCTTCAAAAGATGAAAAGAAAATTGAAACAAAAACATCTCCCCTAGATATAATTTATAATATATTAAATAATAAAAATGATAACTTTAATGCTTATGATTATATTATGAGTTATATAAAATAACCCCTTACTAAATTTAGTAAGGGGTTTTCTTTTTTTTTATTCTTTTTCTTTAGAGTCTTTATTTTGTTCCTCTATTTTTGCAATTAATTCATTTAATTGTGCTTGAAGTTGAAAATATCTAGTCTTCCAAAGTATAATCTCATCTTGTTTAGCAGCTAACTCTTGTTTATATACGTTTAAAACTATTTCTTTGTCAAATTTTTCTTCATTCATAATATCAATCTCCTTTATAATTTTAATTATCTTGCTTGTCTATCAGCAAGTTGTAATAGTTTACCCACGTCATTGATTGGAGTCATATGATTTTGAATTAGTCCAGCTATTTCCAGTATATTTGATTTTTTCATTCCTAAACTATTTAGTGTATCTATACTTAAATACGCCGATACATTTTCATGTTTAGGGAAGTGATAATGTATTCCATCTTTATCAATCATAATACATTCTACTTTACCAATATCATGCAATAAACTAGCAACAAGTAAATTTTGATTCGTTGATCCAAATTCAATCAATTTTTTATATGTTGTATACATATGCCTATCAATTGATAATGTATGATGTATTGAATTTTGAGAGACACCGATACAATCATCATTCCTAGTAAGTTTTAGAAAATTATGATAGTCATATAATGATAGCTCACCATCGCATATTTTATCTAAAAATCTTCTATGATAAAAATGTTCCTCAGAATCTTTGTCATATTCTAAAACTAATAAATCAAATCCTTCATTTAAGGTTGGTACATTGAAATTTTTATATATGTCATGTATCTCTTCATAAGACCATTGACCTTCACGTCGAGAGTTCCAATAATAACATTGATACAAACTCTTGTAAACAAATATTCCTTTTATAAATAAGGTATAAGGTTTAAGTTCTTTGATTATATATTCTCGATGTTCTTTAGTTGTGTTAGTGTCATCATAGTAAATACATTTACCTTGTTTAAGAAGTTCTTTGACTTCTTCTAATTCCTCAGGTGTATTTATGCTATTTACTATAACTTCGTCAACCAACCTATGTTGTTTTATGAATCTTGATTTGCCTGAACCAGGCAAACCAATCATCATTTTTAGTATTCCTCTTAATTTCATATCATCACTCCTTCCCTTTATAATATACTTAAATTGTATGAAAAAGTGAACCTATTTTTTTTTAAAGTTATCCTGCAATCATAGTTCCTCCTTTTAACCATAAATTACTTGGCATCTCTTCTAATTCCTCCCAATGTTGACTCAAATATTCTTCAGTATCTTTTTCAGTATTATACCACTCTCTAGGTATTCTTACTATTTTGATTCCCATATTATCAATTTTAGGTAGAGTGTTTAGATCTATACCGTCTTTAAGATGAAGTTTTTGTGTAAAAGAACTAAAATCTATTTCATGATGAATACGATGGAATTTATATTTTATTTTGGCATATTGTGGATAAACATCAACTAATATTTGAGATTTAGCTTGTGTACCTAAATCATTATAAAATTCTTCACTATTTCCACCTTTTTTAATTTTTTGTGTAGTTATTTTTTCCGAATTAAAAGCATTTAATTGTAATGTACAATATCCTTTAGTTAATACATCAAGACTCAATATGCTATCTTCATTCCATGTTCCTCTCCAGCAATTCTCTCCACAAAGTTCATTATTTATTAGTATTATAGAATACATTCTAGTGTTAGTTGTAAAAGCAGGATAATATCCTTCACCTACAACAAATCCTGTATAGTTTAAACTTGATATTGCTACATTATCGTATCTATCGCTAATATCTTCTAATACTTTTAATGATATACCACTTCTTGTTAAAAGTCTTCTTCCTCTATATCTATAGTCGAATGTGTCAAGGTTATCATCAAATACAAAATGTTTTTTGAATCCATTTAACTTGGAATGATGTAAGCAAAAGTTTCTAGCAGCTCCAGGACCGACACCTACATTTAATCCATATTTAGTTATATAATCATAATTATCTTTATAACTCATATCTAATTCTAATATTGTAACATGTTTATCCCATCCAAAGTTTTTCTCATACAACTCTTTTTCTTGTGGTTCTACTACTAAATAATGGTCTACACCACATTGAGATAATACAAAACTAGTGTGCCATGTTTTTCTTTCGTATCTTCCCTTTGAAACTATATAAACAGGATATTTAAGTAATTGTTTTTCAGTTGTTATTACCCTTAAATCTTTAAATGCACCATGTTTAATAGGTTCAGGTGCCCATACACTTTTAGTTTTGTCACTTATATTTTGAGTGAATACTTCACTTAATCGTGCAGAATCATAAAACTCTTTATCAAAATAAAAATCAATTTTACAATATTCACTCAATGCAAAATCAGTTTCATATTCAGGTAATCCAACCCAATGGTCTTCCCATTCTTTACGTTCTCTAGGTTTTTTCTTACTTGGTTTTTTGAATTTCATTAAAGGTAATGCTATATCACTTATATGAACTTCTTTTACATCTTTTGTTAATTCCAAGTCATTAAGTTTATTAAATTCATGTAAATCCTCTTCACTTCTAAAACGTGCTATTATTCTACGTTCTTCCATATTCCCATCCCCCATTTATTATTTATTTATCTTACACTTATAATATACTTAACTCATAAAGAAAAATGAACCTATTTTTTAAAAAAAATATCCCACAAGTTTCACCTCATGGGATATTTGATTTTAGATATAATTGTATATTTCACCTAAGTTATCTATAGTAGGAATATCACCAATAGGCTTGTTAGCGTTGTGATTACTCCTCATTAGTATAGCTTTTCCATTAGGATTCTTTTCTTGCCATGACCTTATGTTAGTTATATTGTCATCTATAAAGACATCACCATTTATCATACCTTTATTTTTGATAAAAATTATATGATCTTTTTTGAAATATGGTATTCTTTTTAATAACCAATCTCGTTTACCTGATTGTGCTTGTTCACCAGTAGTATCAGAAACTATATATACTTTATGCCCATTATCAATGAGCGTTTTAATCCAATGTATACTATTATTTTTTTCATGAACTTTGTTAACTAAAAAATCATAAGTAATTAAATCAAATATATTTTCTTCTAAATTTAAAGTTTCATTAATTCTCCAAAATGTTATGTCTTTAGGCAAATAGTTAGTGGAATAAGTTTCGTTATATTCGTTTAATAGATCGTCTATAAAAGTAGTTATTACATCATCATTATCCAGTAGAATTGTTAATCGCTTCATAAATATTCCCCTAATCATTTTCGTTTACTTCATATGTCATCATAACGTCATATAATTTAGATGGAATTTCATTTTTATATTCATTAGCTATTTCTTTTATATAATTTTCTTTAACTATTTTATAGTGTTTAAAGGCTTCTTCTAAAGAATGAAAATATTTTTTAAAAACATCATCTCCTAATTGACATTCAGCTATATAGCTATTTCCCTCTTTTCTCACTCCTATAGGCATACTATTTTTTCTTAAAGATATATTTCTTATAAATAATTTATTTATTCTCTCAGGCACATAAATACATGTTTCAGGTGAATAAACTTTATTATTTTTAACTAATATGTCTTTATCCAAACACATTCTTTGACCTGCTACTTCATAATAATTTTTGTAATGCCATTGGGCGAAAGTTTGTAAGTCATACCATTCCTTACAAACTTCACAACCTTTATAACTTGTATATTTTTCTTGAAGTCTTTCACTATAACATCTTTCTAACATACCACACCAAGTTTTATACGCCTTTTTATCATCTTTGAAATTATACTCACCATTCCCTAAATATCCTACCCCATATGTTCTAGGCTCATATACACATTTTATATCACCAATTATGAAATGAGAGTATTTCGTATGTTCTTTCGTCCACCCATATTTAGGAAAATATACATCTATATCATTAGCATTTCTATATTCTTTTATAATCATTTTACTACCGAATGTGTTATAATTAATTTCTCCTGTTCTATCTATTATTTTCCTCACATTAACCCTCTCCTATTTTTATTTTAATTATTTTAAAAATCACCTGTGCTACCGTATCCATTCCTATCAGGATTATTTAAATGTTCTACCTCAACGAACGTAAATTTATTAGTCATACTCTCCTCTATTTTTATTTGTACGATACGTTGTCCAATTGATACTTCACCAGCTCTAGTTGCAAAGAACATGCAACTGTACTCGTCTTTGTTTCCGCAATAACTTGTATCTCCAATTCCCATGGAGTTAGTTAATAATAAACCTGTGTTTTTAAATGTACTTGAACGTGGTAATAAGTGTAATTCATGGTTAGGAGGTAATTGTAAAGCGAATCCAAGTTTAACTATTACAACATCGTCTTTAACATAATGTATTGTATCATGTTTATTTTCATCATACCAAACTACTTCATCATAATTATATCGTCCTCCCTCATCAGGTGATACAGTTCCTATTTTAGACACGTATGTGTCAAGCCAACAACCATTGTGAGCTTCAGGTAATTTACTATTTTCTCTTATTTTTCTTATTTTAACATCTAACATAATATCAATCTCCTTTAATTTATATAATTTATTTTCCTTTTTTTCTTTTTATCTTAGCTTTTTGTTGCTTTTTCTTTTCTTCTTCCTCATGTTTAATTTTACATTCTTCAACATAATTTAATGTCAACTTCATTCCTTGTTTCATCCATCTATTATAATATTTATTCCATAATTCTAAGTCTACATCTTTTAACTCATACAAAGTAACTCTTTCATTGTTCAAGTCAATCCAGTACTTAGTTGAAAATACTTCATAATGACTTTCATAAAATCTCTTTACCCATTTTCTACTTGATGTGTGACAAAAACATGGAAAATAACTTTTTATCGTTGAATCCATTATTTCATAAATTTCATTTCTAGTCATTAATCTCCCTCCTTCTTATTTATTTTTATCAGGTAAACATAACACTATGAGTAGTGCAAATGCTCCGAAGAAGAATCCTAATATCGTCCATGCTATGTAATTTCTACCTTTTTCTTTAGCAACATAACTACTAAAAAATCCAAAGATACATCCCCATATTAGTGTAGCCATAATCCCAACTCCTTTTTATATTATTAATATGTTATAAGATTTAGTTCTTCCATTTTATCAATTCCTCCTTACATCTATAATATACTTAAATTATATAAAAAAATGAACCTATTTTTCTAAATAACATATACATAATGCTATACTATCAAATATATCACTTGTTTTCTTGCTATTATTTTTATCAGAATATTCAATATCAAGGTTAGTTTTTTCTTTAATAGCATTGGCTACATCCTCTTTGGATGCCCTACCACTTCCTGTCACCTTCTTTTTAACAGTAGAAGGATAATATAATTGTATCTCTTTATCATTGTATTGGATAGTTCTAATGACCATTCCTTTTAAAACATTTACTTGTAATACTGATTTACTATTTTTAACAGGTATACTATCTTCTATAACAATAATATCAATCTCATTTGAATCTAATATATTTTGAATTTCTTCACATATATGTGCTAATCGTTCTATTGTGTTATTAAAATCAGTTTGTTTAGTTTTAATTGTCCCATAATCAAGAATGAGGTATGATTGTTGGTCATACCTCACTATAGAATATCCAGTACATGATAATGATAAATCTAATCCTAAGACATTTTTATTCTTCATTTTACTTTTCTCCCCTATACTAAATGCAATTGCATTTAAATGATTGATTGTTATATCAAAATATTTTTTATTCTTTCTTCCGCTATATCAAAATATTCTTTCACTTTTTCAACACCTATAAACCTTCTATTATTTAACAAAGCCATTTTTCCCGTTGTATTAGATCCCATAAATGGGTCAAATATTAAATCATTTTCATTACTCCAACTTAATATGTGGTCTTCAGCCAATTGTTCAGGGAATATAGCCGGATGTTTATGTGCTATTTTATCTTTTGTATTAAAACCATTACCTACAACATATCTCCATATATTATTTCTTGGAGAAAAGTCAGGCACTGGTTTTATTTTATCAGTCTCTTTTAAGTCGCCATCCTCATCTCTTTGTGTGTTTTTCCCCCAATTTGTATGTCCTGCCCATTTATTAGGTTTGTCACAAATTAAATTTGTCGTTTTAGGCTTTCCTTTACTAAAAACAAACATATATTCAAATATTTGAGTATACCTATTACCATTCCTTCTTGCAGGGAAGCTACTAGTATTCTTTTCGTATATCATTGTATCATGTAAGTTAAATCCTATTTCTTTAAAATATAATGCCTGTTTAAAAGATGTTCCTGTTTCACTTCCATTTTTTACTCGGTCTCCTACTACCCAAACAACAATTCCACCATCTTTAGTTATTTTATATAATCTATCAGCAACTTGCTTAAATACATCAAAATTCCAAACTAAAGTACCTTTGTAATTTCTTAAATCATCATAAGGTGGGGAAGTGACTGTCAAATCAACTTGAACCCCTTCCTTAATTAATTTATCTATAACTTCTAAGCAATCACCATTATATAATTTATATTTTTCGTCCACAATTAACACCTCCTGAAAACATTTTATTCTCCATTTTTATTTTTCTTCCTTATACTAAATGCAATTGCTACACATATTGATCTATAAATATGATTGTTTTTGCCTTTACCTTTATTAATTATATCCCCTATATTGATATATTTTTTAGCAACATATCTAAACGTTTCAAGTAAGGTATAATTACCTACTCCCATAATTTCTTTTATAAAAAAACTACTTTTCATTTCCCCAATTTTAACTCCATTTTCATCTATAACTCTATATATACCGCCTATTATTTTGTTATAAGTGAATCTAAATTCTAAAGAAGGAGTTAACTTTTCTTTTTCAAATACAACCACATCAACTTTGTTATCCTTTATTAAACCTGATAAGAAGTTACAAATCGTGGTTATCTTATCAAAATCCCCTTTAAGTTTTTCCGTATCTATTTCCCCATAATTAAATGTATTATTTTCATCATCATATACGCAATATGCAGTATTATTTTTACTTAAATCTAATCCTAATATAATCATTATTCTCCCTCAATTTCTTCTTTAATTAACTTATATAATTGAATATACGAATTGCATATTGCATCATCGTTTTCAAGTATATAATCAGCAACCACATCTTTAAAATCTTCTTCATCACGTTTATATCTATCAATCATTTCTTTTATATTAACGTTTTCATCTCTATTTATATATGCTAATATTCTATCTCTATCATCTCTTGTTATTAAAATTGATACGATGTTATCTTTAAATTCACTCTTTGATAATTCATTTAAACCATAAGGATTAACTATAGTCATTGCATAAGGAGTGTCCATAACTTCTTTTTTACTTAATCCATATTTATAAATCTTATTTTCACTTTCTATAGTATATGATGTAGTTTCTAAAAATTCATCATTGTCTACCATTTCTTCAAAAGTTGAATCATCTACAAAGTGATATGTCTTACCATCTTCTTCCCCAGTTCTCATAGGTCTAGTTGTGTGAGAAACTAATGGTTTTATTTCTTTAAAATCAGATAATAACATATTCATAAGCGTATCCTTACCACTTGCACTTTTTCCTACCAATAAAAATACTTTTTTATTTAACACGATTTTACCCCCCTTACACCCTAGTGTTTCCAATGGGTTCAGAACCATCTTTTACTTTTTCTAACACATAAAGCTCATTTTTTGTCAAAATATGCAAATACCCATCTTTTTGATAAATTTTTGGAGAAACTAACAAAACACGTTTATTTTCACACTCCAAATATAATAACCCAAGTCCTGTCTCAACTAACTCGACATGTTTATCGATCCACTCCAAATGATGTTGAAATTCACCAGTCACACTCATTTTAACGACTTTATACATAAACATCACCCTTATTTATATTTTTTTCTCAACTTGTCAATTTCATCTTCAGTCAATGGTGTTATATCATCTCTATCTAATGTTATCTTGATCAAAATACTTACTTCATTCATCTTATTAAATAATATTCTACCTCTTTTATTATTTAGTGTGAATATGGCACTTTGATTACTACTTATAATTTTTCTAGCCAAATCATCATCTAAACTTAAAGTTGTCTTATATAGTTCAAATAACTCTTTACCCTCACCTGATAGTTTATCAAAATCAATTGTGTCATTGGACGATGTGAAAGTCATATCATTAGTCACGTCTACTCGTTTTTCTCCAAATGGAACATACTTTCCATCAACCAATATAAATAAAACACCTTCCACTACTTTGAAATTGTTATCTATTTCCACATTTTTTCAACCTCCTTACACTTATAATATACTTAAATTGTGTAAAAAAGTGAACCTATTTTGATGTTATTTCCTCAAACATTTCGTGAACAAATTTCCATTTTATATCGTCTTTATCTTCGTTGATCGTGTAAACAACTAGTCCATTATTTTCTTCCACAGTAGCTATTGTTAGGTCTTTACCTTTAAAATTATTCATATAACACACATAATAACCATTACAATCACCATGTCGTAAATCATCTTTTAGTCTAACTTTGTCCCCAACTTTATATTTCATAAAATCATCCCTTTATTATTTATTTGTTTCTTCAATTCTATTATTTGTAATTTCTACAGCTCTCGAATTAATATCACAACCTATATATTGTCTTCCTAATTCTTTTGCTACAACTAAACTCGTACCACTACCACAGAAAAAGTCAGCCACAACATCTCCTTCATTAGACGATGCTTTGATTATTCTTTCTAATAATGCTTTAGGTTTTTGTGTATTATATCCTACTCGTTCTCTTGAAGAAGGTGGTATAAAGGGTATATCACACCATACATCACATTCAGGAACACCTTTATTCTCAGTGACTAAATATTTTTCACCATTTTTAAATCTATGTAAAACATGCTTTTTTCTTTCTTTACTACCTTTTGTATAGTCCTTTAATTGAACATTAAAGGTATATTTTTTTGTATTTGTCTTAGTATAAAACAATATATTATCATGTAATGACTGATATTTATTTGATTTCCCAGTCCAACGTTTATAATGCCAAATTATTTCATTTCTAAATCTATCAATTCCAAATATTTTATCCATTTCAACTTTTAGGTAATGAATTAATCTATAGTCACATTGAAGATAAATACTTCCTGTATTCTTTAATACTCTTCTCATCTCAATCAATCTTGGTTTATACCATTCCATAGCTTGTTGTGGTGTTCCTAACTTATCGTCATAGTCTTTGAATTTTTTACCTGTATTATATAAAATGTCGCAATATATCAAATCAATTGATTCATCTTTCATTTGTTTTAATAATTCTAAATTATCCATACAATAAATTTTATTCAATTCCATATATCCATCCCCTTTATTTTATAAAACTCACTAGAAGTTAATCTAGTGAGTTGTTTTTAATCTATTTAATTTCTTCTCCATTTCTCATTCGTGTAACAAACCCTATTAGAGTGTAAAAGCTATATAATTCTAATTTTTTACCAGCAATTGAACTTACTCCAAATTCATCTTTTATTCTTTTTATTAACATACTTTTCATTTTACATTACCTCCATTTTATTATTCACAACGACTAAATCCACATTTATTACAAGTCACGCAACCACCAACATTATCTAATGGTTCTTTACATTCAGGACATAATCCTTTGTCTAATAATTCTTGTATACTTTCATTTGCTTTTTGTATTTTGTCATTTAAAACTTTTAAATCATCACTTATATCAGCTTCTTTTTTCTTAACTTCATCTTTAGCTTGATCATTACTAATTTCTTTCACAGTTTTTTCAATCATATTTAATATTGCAGTAGCACATGATTTGCCAGGGCTTAATTTTTTACCAGTACATCTTGCTCTTGCAAATGAATTACAAGCACCACAACCTTCATACGCTTTTTTCACATTATCTAATGTACCACCTAATCTAAGCATACCACTCATACTTATTACAGTACTATCTATGTTATGCTCACATCCACCGTTTCCACTACGTTTAGTGTAAAATTCAACAAGTTTATTTTCACTAGGTGAATATCCTATGAATAGATTAAGTTTACCACATCCAGTATATACTTTACGTTTTACATATATTGTGTCATCAGGAATCGGTGCCCATTCACCACGTTTTAATTCGTTTTCTTTAGTTGGTTCTTCCTTTTTATCATCCATTGTTAATACGCCCATACGTTTACAACCATCTCTAAATATTGTAACTCCTTTTAATCCTTTTTTCCATGCTTTAATGTAAATGTATTGAACATCTTCTACTTTTGCATCATGTGGTAGGTTTATTGTTGATGATATTGAAGCATCTATATGTTTTTGCCAAACACTTTGTATATTAATTCTTTCATCAAAATCTAAAGTTTGTGCAGTTACAAAATAATCAGGTAAATCTTTATCATCATTCAATTTATGTGATTTCATATATTCTTCAACTATAGGAGTATAAACTTTATAATATACATCTTTATCATGTAAACTTTCAGTTTTTCTAGTATAATGTGTGGCAAATATAGGTTCTATTCCACCTGTGATTCCTAACATTGTTGATAATGTTCCAGTTGGTGCTATAGTTAAAAGTTGTGAATTTCTTAAACCATATTTTTTTATTAACTCTTTAGTTTCTTTACTAGCATTATTTTGTATAAAACTTGATTTAAGTATTTTGTCGATATTGCATTTAGGAAAAGTACCTTCTTCTTTAGCTAATAAAGATGATGCTTTTAAAGAAGAATCAGCTAATGTACGACCAATTTCATCACATAATTCTAATGACTCTTTATCTCCATATTTCAAACCAAGTTTTATAAGCATATCCCCTATACCCATAATTCCTATACCAATTTGTCTATAATCTCTAACAGTTTGCTTTTGTATTTCTAATGGGTGTAAAGGTAAACCTTCATCTAATACATCATTCATTGCTTTAACCACAACAGGTATATCCTTTTTAAATTGTTCCATATCAAATTTTCCATCTTTTACATAAGCACTTAAATTAAAACTTCCTAATAAACAACTTCCACCGTTTGGTAATGGTTCTTCCAGTTTTGTTATCGTAAAGGCTTTTTATCCTTTACTTCTTACAGTTTCCTATAAGCTCGGCATATATTTTCACTCTTACGAGTGTTGGGAGCTCGTGGAGAGATTATTGCTTTCATTTTAACGCTCACTCTCTATGCTCTACAGATAGCATTAGATATTACTACCCTCGGTATTACCATATCCTATTATAAGGACTTAGGCTCTCTTACCACCTTAGCCTTTCGGCTTAGTTGACCGATACACCCCAATTTTTTACTTGAGCCAAATCACTTAGCACAAGGATTAACTCCAGCATATTCAAATTCATCATCTTCACTTAAAATATTATAATCTTCAATTGTGTCCCAATATAAGATTCCAGGTTCTCCCCAATCATAATTGTTTTCACATAATAATTTGAATAAGTCTCTAGCTTTATATATTTTGTTTACAACTTCTCCAGTTGGTAATTCATAAGAACAAACATGAGTTTTATCATGTACTACTTTATCCATAAACTCATCATCAACTCTAACAGAAATATTAGCTTTTGTCACTTGATCAGTATTAGTTTTCATGTTTATAAATTCTTTTATCTCAGGGTGATTAACATCCATAGATATCATAAGTGCCGCCCTGCGCCCATTTTGACCAATTGTTTCAGCAACTTGAGAGAATGTAGGCATGAACGAACACGCTCCACTTGTTGTTTTAGCAGTATTATTAACTACACTTCCTATAGGTCTAAGTTTTGATATATCAATACCACAACCCGTTTACACCCCTACTTTCGTAGTACTTTAACACATTTTATTTCAAATGTGGGACTAGACTATCTCTTTATCCTCACAATTCACGTTGTGGTGGGATACCATGCACTTCGAGTGGTAGCCTATCTTCCACCCTACTAATAGTCGTTACACTTTTTTAATAATCAATTATAATTTTTAAATCTTTACATTTATAATACTTAATCAATGATGAATAAGAAGCATTGAAATTCTTTGATGCATATTTACTTGCTTCTTTAATGTTATTGAATTCTTTTATAAATGAATTATTTTTATATAGTTTACATTTTTTGTCAGTGGTGTGTTCTCCTGCTCTTCCTAATTTTTCAAATGAATATTTATTATTATATCTTACATCACACCATTCTAAATTTGTAAAATGATTATTTTGTCTATTCCCATCTATATGATTTATTATGTCATTGTTTAAATTATCATTTTGTATAAATGCACTTGCTACTAATCTATGTACTCGTCTAAAAAATCTACCATTTTCATTTCTTAATCCAATATACAAATAACCATCTTTATCTTCTTTAGGATTCATTATTTGATATTTACGTTTACCTTTTATTTTATATATAACTCCATATTCATTTATCATATAGTTAGGGAATTCTTCTATAACCCTCCACATCAATCCATATCACATCTTTTCATTAATCATTTATTTCAATTGATTATTAAACTTAGCACGGTATTGTCCTCGACTTTACGTTAGGAGTTTCACCGTTAGCACGTTTACACGCACACCCCTAGGCAATTGGGTTCACATGGTTGTTTTCTAATATATTACTATATTAGGGTGGCTTAGATACTCCAACCACCGTAAGAAAATGTTCTAGCTAAATCACTACAAGTTTTGTATATGTCTTCTATTGAATCGTCAGTTGAAAGAACATAGCAATTTGAGTAAGTTACTTTTTTTCCTTCTTTTTGTAAACCTCTATTACTTAATATACGTCCTCCAAATAAAAAACGTTGTTTTTCCATAAGTTCTCTAATATTTTTATCTCCATTAGACACTCTATCTAACCATTCATCAAATGTTTCACCATTATGTTGATATTTTCTTTCCCAAATATTTCTTTGTAACTCATTCATTTCCCACATATAATAAATCCTCCTATATTTCTTCATCTAATTTTTCATTTAAAAGTGTAAGTAGATCTTCATAAACAGACCCAAACTCTTCTAATGTAAATCTTAAGCTATCTATTGTATCTTCAGAAGTATCATTTTCATCAGTTATAGCATATATCACTTTTTCCAATCTATTGAATAAAGATTGACTATCATCAGCATATAATTTTAGTTCGTCGTTTATATCTTTCATTGTAAAGCCCTCCCCAATTTATAAATATTTGTAAGATTTATATCTTACATTTATAATATACTTAAAATTATTAAAAAAGTGAACCTAAATTTTTATTTTTTTTAAATCATTTTCTTCAGCATATCGAAAAATATATCCATATGCAGTTTTTCGTTTCCCCCTTAAACACATTTTTATATTACTACAACCTCTATCTTTTCCAAAGTATTCGTTTGCATCAGCAATTGAATTAAATTTTCTTATAAAATTCCCTTCTTCGTCATACATTAGTATAGGTTTTGCGTTGTTACCTTTATGACTTTCACTCATTTTCTTTTTACTTTCTTCACTATGATGTTTCCCATAAAATGGATTATTTTCACCTCTCATTTTTTCACTTATTTTCTTCTTAGTTTCTTCACTACGATGTTTTCCTTTTTTACCTTCACTTATTTTTTTCTTGTGCTCTTCACTAAAAGTTTTACCTTTACTACTTTTACTTATTCTTTCATTCCTTGTGCCATAAGCATTATTATAAACAAGAGTACACCATTCTAAATTAGATACCATATTATTACTTTTACATTCATCAATATGATTCACTATAGGTAAATTATTAGGGTTAGGGATAAATGCTATGGCTACTAAGCGATGTATCCAATGATTTTTCTTCTTCCTATCTTTACATAAGACAACTCGTTTATATCCTTTTTTATCAGTACTTTGTTTTAATAATTTAACTTTATTACCTCCTGCATATTTCAAGCTCCTTACATCTCCTAAGTTACTAACCTGATACAGCCCCTCGTAACCTTCTATGTCCTTCCAAATTTCATCCATTTTAACTCATCTCCTCTTTATAATTTATTTTGTAAAAGATAACTCTTATATTTATAATATACTTAGATCACATAAAAAAGTGAACTAAAAAATAAAAAGCCCAATAAAAACTATTGGACTTTAGCTATTAATTTAGTGTTATAATGTAAATGCATCACAACCCTTTTCAACAACTACTATTTTTGTAGTTTTTCCTATTTTTCTTAATTCTTTAGTTGCTTTTTCCTTCAATTCATGTTTTGAGCTTTCATCACCATGATGTATTAGAATTCTATCTCCTATAGATATTTGTTTAAAATAATTTATTATTTCATCTTGTTGAATATGGCTACTAAAAGTTTTAAAAGTTTTTATTGTACATTTTCTTTTACATTTTATACCATCGACCATCAGTTCTCCACTTTTACAATTTTGTATTCTTTCGGCTAAAGTTCCAACTCCACTATATCCTATGAAACAAATTGTATTATTTGGATTGGACATTATATTACTAGCCCAAGTTCTAACATGACCTGCTTCCATAAATCCTGAACTAGATAATATAATTCTAGGAATGCCATCATTTTTAGTAGAATACTCTAATGTTTCTTTGTAATTTGTTATAAATTTAAATCTATCATATCCCATAACTTCATTCCAATATTCTCTATCTTCACCTTGTAAAACTTCTCGATAAGCATTATTTATTTCCCCAGTTAATCTACTATCCACTATTATTTGAAAATTATCTTTACTATCTTTTAAATGTTCATATAACATACACATAATACATTGAGTACGAGAAAAACTAAAACTAGGTATTAAACATTTAGTTTTGGCAGCAATTGTATCGTCTATTATTTGCATTAATTCTTTTCTTTCTTCTATACATTGTTGTTTTGTGAAATTTCTAAGACTATTACCATAAGTGGACTCACATATCATTATGTCAGCTTTTTTAACAATTTCAGTTTCCTTTAAAAATGGTTGGAATTCAAAGTTTTTCTTACTTCCTAAATCTCCAGTATATAATATTTTAACTATGTGATTAGAAGGTTTCTTAATATAAAGTTCTATTTGATACGCTTCTAATACATGACTATTGTTTAATAGTCTAACACTTACTTCTTCACTAAGTTTTACCATTTCATTATCAGGTATTTCTTTTACTTTATTTAAAAATAAATATGTGTCACTTTCAGTGAACAATGGTTCAGCTTTTCTACCACTCTTTTTAAGTTCTTTTATATTTCTATCATGAATAAAAGCACCGTCTAATAAAAGTTTTTCACCTAATAATTTTATACCTTTAGTCATTATCACTTTACCATGAAATCCTCTACTTATACCAGCAGGTGATAAAAGTAAATGATCTCCGTGTACATGAGTATATAACATGAAATCAGCTCTATCATAAGGTATATAATCAGCCATTCTTTTATTAGCATTATAATCTTCTACAACAGTTCCACCTTGATTTATTCCATTTTCAATCAATATAAGTCCTCTAGTACCATCTACTTTGTCATATTCAATGCTCCAACAAGAACCAGTTACTCCTATTGTACTTGTTCCTAAAGAAGTAATATCTATTTTTCCTTTTCTACGTTTATCTACTTTTTTCTTTTTGTATTCTTTTTTTACAACTTTTAAGTTTTCTTTTCTACAATCTAAAAAGTCACCATTTATATGTTCTATCTTTTCACCAGTATCTAAAATATAATTTGGTAATAGTACAGATTTCCCTAACACTTTTCCTGTAATACAAGATTGTTTCTTATCCCATCTAATATCTTTTATTTTGTCTAAGTCTTCTAAATCTACTATAACTATCTCATCAACTTCTTCTTGTAAATTATCATATAATTTCATTTCAGCTATGTTATCGTGTATTTCATATTCATTTGGGTCATAAAATGTTCGGGGTGTATTTGATATGAAAAATCCATATTCAGATAATTCTTCAAAATGTTTTTGACATAAACCATGTTTATATTTTTTATCTAGTTCTCTACCACAAACTTTACATTTATCCATATTAACCACCCTTGATAAAATATATTTTTCTCCTCAAATCCAATAACTTTATAAGTCGTCCCTTGCAAATCCCATTCTTCTTATTTCTTTTTTTACCCAATTAATATAATAATTAACATCTAAATTGCTAGGAATATCTTTATTTGTTATATCACCATTATCTATAAAGCAATGTTCACTTGTATCAGCAATTTTTTCATACCCTTCAATCATAACTCCATCCTTCATTTTATCTTTAACCTTGAATACTCCACTATCATTTTCATCGTTACTAGCAAATATTCTAACGACTCTTTCCTTTATTTTTTCATCTCCATGTGATACAAATTTATACGTTTTTCCAATCTTAACTACCTTTTGAAAATCAATATAATTACATTCTTTAATACTATCTTCCACAGGTTTGTTAAAAATTAAATAGTTTACAATAGATTTAGATAGAAATGGTAAATCATTTTTTAACAATGAGTTTTCTTGAAAATATTTTCCCTTACGTTCTAACTTTCCATTGTCAAATATGCATACATAATTGTTTACATTACTTTGATATAATTTTGTGATTATGTCATGCTCTAAACTTAATCTAGTTCTATTTTCCCATTCTTTACACACATTTACATACTCGTCGAAATCCTTTTTGTCTTTAAGCTTCATAATAATACCATCAGTGTTGTATTGGATAGGAATACATCTATCTCCAAACGCCTTCTCTAATTTTTCTATTAAGTCAGTTATTAATAATTGCCCATAAACACATACGCTTCTACCATGCTTAGGGTCATACAATGTAGAATATTGATCAAGAGTTATTCCATACGTCGAATTTCCTTTATACCCTCGGTTTCCCGATATTTATTAGGGGAGTAGACTATATCATTAATAATAATCTATTACCAATTATTATTACCTTACGCTTCCATTAACGTACCAATAGTTAATGTACTCTACTTACTCTTTATATCGTATTTCTCGAATACAAGAGATTTCGATAGTCGTTTGACTTTTATTTATATTTTTAAGAGATTATAAAATATAAATACTTAGCACAGGATTACCATATCTTCCGACTTAGGCTTTCCCTGTTAACAATATCTTTCATACCCATTTCCTGGTATTACTAAACATAGATATCATACCCTTGGTAAGGTTCATAAGGTTTTGAATAGACCCTCTATCGAAGGACTATCTTATATGGAGCTTGTTCTTTCTTTTTACCAGCATGTTTTAATGCTAATCTTGTTTCTAGTATCTCTCTATATTTGTTAGGGTCATTCACACCTCTACTAAGTAAATCATACTCTAGCATTAGGTTAGGGTACAGAGAATTTACATCGGTGTGAATTATTATTCCTCCATCACTATCATCAGTATAATATTTTTCTAAAGCACCATGACAACCACCATAACCATATGTTGTTTTTAGTCCATATACATCTATGTTTAATTGATTCTTTCTTTTTGTTCCTTTTTCATTCACAACATGAGTGTATCTTTTCTCATCGAAATGTTTCTTTATATCCCCATATTTTTCTAAAATCAATGTATTTGGAAAACCATACTCCATTTCATCATGTAATCCATGTTGTCTTACACCACCTAAAATCATAGCAGATAATTTAGCTTTAGTCTTACTAAAACAATTCAAAGGTAATTTAAAAGTTTGTATTAAACTAAGTTGAGCTTCAAAATCATTCTTAGTTAATTCAAATAGTTTAATAGTTTGCTCAACGTCATGTATGTTGTAATATACAGTTTCTTTTAATTCTTCTTTTGTAAGTTTTCTATCCAAGTTGAAATCAACATCAGATTCATATATTTTACTACCAAAGAATGCTTCATATTGTTTTAGCCCCATAGCTTTATTTATCATGCAATCATATGTGTTTATAAATCCAATTTTATTATAAAGTCTTGATATATTGAAAGCGTTTTTTCCACTTACTAACATGTCACTCACTTCTTTTAAAGTATGTCCTATCTTATCTTCTCCAATTAAAATTGTTTTAAAAATAACATCGTCATAATGTGCGTTGTTAAATCCACATAATATGTAGTTGTCTTTAATTCTATTATGAAATTCAATCAATCCATCTCTATCATTTATAAAAGTTTTTCTTTTCATAGATGGATATGTTATGAATGTCACACAAAAATCGTCATGGAAAACTTCAAAATCATAAAATATCAGTCGTAACTTCTTCAATTTTCTCATCCCCCTTATATTTATAATATACTTAAATCACAAAGAAAAATGAACCATTATTTATAGTAACAATAACGTTTTTCAATAGCTTTTATCATGTCTTCATCCTCATCAAATTTTTCATAAATGTTCAAATGTTTATTATATTTGAATACTTGTAAATCTAATGGATCAATTTCACCATAAACCTTTCCATCTTCAATTGTAACTATTAAAGCATATTTATACCAACAATCGTCTATTCCACCTATGTTTTCATATACAGTTCTCAATGCAAGTGAACGATGTGAAGTAATCATTGCAATTTCTTCACTAAATGTATATTTGTCATCCTTATTTTCCACATTGAATACTTTAACTACATAAATCTTATCCATAAATAATTCCTCCTTATGTTACGAAAGACTAGGAAATTCCTAGTCTTCGCATAATTTATTTTATATATTTATCAGTTTTTCTTGTTAGACTTCTCACAGGTAAACCTTTATATTTTTTAATGATGTCTTTAGTTGTCATCTTAGTTTTGTCATCGTTCAATATTCGTGACATATATTTTATTCTTCCACATACACAACAATATTCACAAAGCATATATTCACTTGTTTCAAGTACAAATACTAAAATTTTTTTATTACTATGTTTATGTTTACTCATATAAATCTCTCCTTTTATAATTTATATTCTTTTATTAATTTTTTCGTATGATTAAATAAACTATTTGGATCTTTTCTTTGGTATTCTACACGAGTCCATTCCATTGGCTGTCGCACCTTCCAGTCTCCATGTCCACCTTCTTTAACATTACAATCTTGATACATTCCCATTCCAATTTCATCACCATAATATATACAAACATCTCCACCTAAAGAAAACAATATGTTTATTGCTTTGAATAATTTATCCATATTGTGTCCAATTGAATTGGAAATTCTCGTCATATCATGATTCGATAAAAAATTTACATCATATTGAGGGTCATTTTTAATTGTCAGTGGTTCACCTGTGTTTAATGCATGCTTGATCCAACCTGACATTTCAAAATTAAATGATTTTCCAATTGTTCTAGCGTATTTATTTGATACTTCATATGTATCCCATGCTTCAGCAACTAAGTATGCATCACTTTTTATTTCATGAACCATTTGAGTAAACCAACCCCAAAATTCTATTGGGTCACAACCATAACTTATATATGGGACGGCATCTAATCTAAACCCATCTACACCTTTATTTAACCAAAATTTAACTACTTTAGTTATCATATCTCTAACCTTTTTACTATTTCCATTTAAAGCACACATACTATGATCCCATGGAGCATAATAAAACTTTTTATTTTCAAAACAATATCTCCATTGATTATTTATTTGTGTATCACTCCAAAAGTAACAATCGTTTTTTCCTTCTATACTTTCTTTAAACAACTCGTGATGATAATCAGTATGACATAAAACTAAATCTAAGAATATTTCTATGCCTTTATCATGAGCTTTAGATACTAGTTTATCAAAATCTTCAAAAGTACCATATTGTTTTTTGATTGATAAATAATCACTAACGTTATAACCATGCTCACTAGGAGATTCAAATATTGGTGTAAACCATATTGAAGTTGCACCTAATTCCTCAACATAATCTAACTTATCATACATATCTTTTAAATCACTACAAAAGGCAGGAAAATAAATTTCATAGATTATTCTTTTTTTACTCATATTATATCTCCTCTCACTTAATCATTTGTCTTACATTTATAATATACTTAAATTAGTGAAAAAAGTGAACCAAAAGATAAAAAATTTATCTTTTGGCAGCATATGGGCATTCATTGTAATGTCCACATAAATTTTTACAATAGAAAGCATTAGGTTTCTCAGGAATCCAATCTTCCTCTACGTCAGGGTCATGTTTCTTTATTTCATCTATCGTACTAGTTATAAATTCTTTTAGTTTTTCCTTCATCTCTTCATTATATTCCACTTCAATAAAACAACGTTTATAATCAAAGTTATCAAATAAGTCATCCACAGTATTACGTTCGATTACAGTTCCTCGTTTATTCCTTGTGTATTTAAGCATCTCAAATGCCGGTGGTAGTATTTTGTAATCAGGATAAGCATCTTCTAAATACATTGAATATAATATTAATTGGAATACTTTTTCAGATTCTAAATCTTTTTTACTAAACTTACTACTTGTTTTATAGTCTATTACTCTCATTGTTTTGTTCTCTTGATCAACTTGTACTAAATCTATGAATCCCTGCATCATTATACCTTCAATCGGCTCAAATGTGAAATGCAACTCAGTTAAATATTTATAATTATCAGGATATTTTTCCCAATGATCCAGGCAATGAATCATCGAATTAAAATAATTTTCTTTGGACTTTTCCGTTGGGAACTTGCAATCCAACAACTCACACATTTCAAACTCAGTAATCCACTCTTCCTTAGCTTTTTCAATGTCTATTTTACCTTTAAATATCCTCTCTAGGCAATCATGAATCTTTCCGCCCAAGATTCCATATACGTTTTCTTCACCTCTTTGATGTAATACATAATTTAAATACCAGCCGTAGTGACAATTGTGCCAAGAACTCAGCTTTGAATATGACCACGTTATTTGTTTTTCCATATTTCTTCTCCCCTATCTATTTTATTATTTTAGCCATCTTATACAGTTGCTAACTAGTCCTTCCCATATTTGTTTCCCTAGGTCACTAGGGGAATCTTTAGATCCTTTAGGTAAGTATTTGTTATGTCCATCGTACATAATACCTATTCTCACTTCATTTTTAAAATATTTCTTAGCCGTCTTCAATGCACGTTTTTGGACTTCAATCTCAAGTCCTTCATCGAACGCAAAAACAATTTCTTTGACATTTAATTTTTCTAATAAACTTAATCTATATGAATCTATACTATTACCACCTAATGCCAGCGCATTACGAACATTCATTGTATGTAATTGTAAAACAAACTTCTCAGATTCACCTATATATACCCTATCGTTCTCTATATATTTCTTATTCTCATATATTCCGTACAAGCTATGATGTTTTTTGAATTTCAATAAAGGGAAATATTTAAAATCCCCATAATCAGCATAGTAAGCCCTGCCCATAACACCTAATAGCTCGCCCTCTAGTGTGAACCAAGGAATTGAAATTCTTCTACTCCTATAATCATAACCTATATGGAATACCTGTTGTGTCTTTGGCATAATGTTGTCCTCGACAAATTTCATATTCCATACGTTTTCATAATTATCTAGTTCACTTTTATCATAAATTGGTATCAAAACTTCTTTTGGACTTGTGTTCAAATCTAAGTCTAGTCCATTGAAATCCTCATCATCAACATCTTCTATGTTGAACATCTCATAGCATTTACTAACTATGTCACTATAAGTAGTATCAGTATGAAATATTATTAATTCAAATATATCACCGTTAAATGAACTACTAAAGTCAGTACACATTAAACTATTATTCAGTCTTATCCTACATGTAGAACCGTTAGAGGAGTCAGGCTTACTACACCTGATCTCATCTTCATTTACATTAAATTTATCATATCCATATTCTTTTAATAATAATATTAAATCCCTTTTATTGTGCAATAAATGGTTTTTTATATCATTAGACAACTTTTAACACCTCTACTTGTAATAATTTTGTGTGATTGTACCACGTTTCGGACTACATCTACATATTTCTTTTACACTTGCATTTTTACCTTGGAAAGAGTATAAGAACGCAGTATTACTATCATTAAATGTATTACCATCTCTAGTTTTCACTATAAAGAATATACGATATGTACCTTTTTTATCAATGTTTACACTTTTCTTTACTAATTCATGGGTGCTTTCATCTTTAATCCATGTGTATGGCTCACAAAAATATTTATGATCATTATCAAGTTCTTCATAAAATAAATTTCTAAATAATATTAAACTATCTAAAACCTCATTGACTTGTTTTGAACCAGCCAACATTGATATATCTAGTATTAAGTTACCAGCATAACTTTGTGAAATTTGTAGTGCGATTACTCCTACCAAGTTAAACTCTCTACATAATTTATCTATCAATCTACTACCTATTATTAAATCTTTATAATCTTCATCACCAGTTGCATAATCAGCTTTGAAAGTATCATATAATAAACAAGTTATTCCTTTGGATAACGCATATTTTCTAGTGAATGATTTAACTTGTTCAAGGTTAGAGTCATTAATACTAATTAAAAATATGTTTTCACCTAAATTTGAATTATATATGTCTTTAGCTATTTTAACTTTTTCTAATTCATCAGGTGTTAAAGTACCACTTTTTAATTTCTTTTTAGTAATATTAGATTGACCTAATACATTTGCTAATGTGTAAGCTATAAAGTTTAATTTAACATCATTAATTTTCATTTCGTTAGTAATATATAAAACTTTTTCACCAGCACCAGCTAATGACATTGCTATCTCAGTCATTAAAGTAGATTTACCTTGGTTAACTAACGCCCCTATACCAGTGACAAATCCACGTCTTAACCCTAATATCTCTTTGTTAATAGTAGGCATGAACTTAATATTTTCGTTACCAAACCTAATTGAATCTATAGGTACTCCTAATTCAGTACCTTCAGTTAAAGAATTTATAAAGTCATCACCAATTATACCATCATCTTCAATTGCTCCATTATTTGATGGAAGTTGTATTGAATCACTAATTCTAGTTTGCATGAATGATAATACCTGTTCACAATTCATTGCATCAAATATTTCTAAATAAGTTTTTTCAATTGATTTACCTTTTTTATTCTTTATTTCAATTGTACTTGTTAAGTCTATACCATCATCAATAAATGTTAATAGTAAATTATTTTTCATTATAGCATCGAAATGAGCATCGAAGTTATCTTTACTACTTGCCTTCATAAGTTTCTTTATTCTTTCAAACCCACCATATTCATTATATGTTTCTAAAAGAGTATCATTTAATACCAATTGTATATCAGTATTTGTTGGAGTAAATATTTCTTTCTTCATGAGTTGTGATAATATAGTAAAGTAAAACTTACCTTTATCAGTCATAAATATGTCTTCAGTTATTTTGTATTCTTTGATTAATAACATATCGTTAAATAGATCACCTAACAACAATCCTTCTTTGTTAAGTCTATTTTTCGTTAATTCCTTTGGATATTCCATGTTTACTCCCCTCCCTCAAAGAATGAATCTAATACATCTTCAAATGTTTTCTTATTAGTTTTTGGTTTTTCAAAGTTCACTTCTATATTTTCATCTTCCCAAACGTCCTTTGTTTTAATTTCAACTTTTCTTTTTTCATTAACCCTTCTACTATAATCTAATATTTCTTTTTGTATAATTGCCATAAAATAACCTATCTCATTGTTTAAGTTATCAAAATATTTACTTTCTAATATATTAGTTAATCTAGTTTCATTTTCTTCTAAATATTTATAAATAACTATTGGTTTATAATTGCTTTTAATCTCTTTAAATAATTTTGCAAAATATAAATTTGCTTTAACTTTAACACCAAATATATTTGCTAATAAATCATACGATTTATCATAATAAAGTTTTTCATTTTTTTTCAAATTATAATGATATTCATTGCAATAATATTTTTTAATTATCACAAAATTATCATTAAAGTATTCATCTAAATAAGCATCCTCTTTATTCAATGTTTTACCACAATATTTACATTTAACTTTACGCAATTAGTCCACCTCCACATCAATGAATGCAGCGAAGATAAACACTATAAGTATTAACCATGAAGTTGGAACTACAAACCCAAAAACATATAACATAAGTAAATATATCATATATGTGAGAAAAATACTTATAAATAAATTAATCACTACTTCTAAAATCATTTTTAAATATTTCATTTTATCATCTCCTTATATTTATAATATACTTAAATTACACAAAAAAGTGAACCATAAAAATAAGAGAGGTTATTAATAACCTCTCTTACTACTACAATTATAATGATTCTACTATATCAAATAATTCATCTTCAGTTAATTCAGTTAATGATTTCTTACCTAAACCTTTAACTTTTTTCAATAAAGCTCCTTTTTTACTACCATCTTTTTTAATAATGTCTTTAACTTGTGATAATAATTCTTCTTTACTAGGTCTTTCTTTACGTTCTTCCTCAACTAACACTTCTTTGGCATTTTCTTTAGAATCCTCATCTTCTTTTTTTGCTAATTTTTCAAATTCTTCATTAGTCATTGGTGTGGATTTACTTCCTTTTATCGCTTCTTTTAATGTTTTTACAAATAATTTTGCATTAGCTTTTTCATCTTCTTCAAACACTATATATTCAGGAACACTAGTTGATTTAAATCTTCCACCAGCTTCTACAAATCCATCGCCTCTAAAATATAATCTTCTTTCAGTACCTTCTAATTTACCATCATCAACTTTTTTATCAATAACACCAGTACATATTACATCAAATACGGCAGATATACTATTTTCATAAGCATTTGTTAAGTTACTTGTTAGTTGCATATAACCTTCATCAGAGTTCATACCTTTTTCAACAATTGTTTTTACTTTAGTATGAGCTATAAATACTAAACCAAATCCAGCTTTGGATAATGATGTCACATACTCTTTTATAAGTTCTTTAACTTTTTCAGCACCTTTTCCAACAGGTTATCTCGTATTACTACGAGCCTTGACTATATCTTCTCGATAACTCTTTTACCAAGTTATCTACCCTTGCACTTCGATATATGATATTTCAATCATACATCTACTCTACTCTCTTCCATTTAACGTATTTCTCGTTTAAATGTGATTTCGATAGTCGATAAACGTTACTCACTTGTTAATGAGTCTTCGCATGGGATTGTCCTCAACACTACTTGGTAGGAGTCCCCCATTAGCATATCTCCTAGTTATCATTTCCTATAACTCCTAATCGTGAGATATACACCCTAGATTTCTAGGTTCACAAGGTTTAGGGTGAGCCTGGAATTAATTTAACCCACCAAATGCACTATTAATTGTGTCACAAGGTTTACCACTTCTTTTTTCACTTAATTCACATACATATTGTTCACATAATGGAATTAACTCATCTAATGTATCAAAAGCAACTAATTCAATCTCATGTTCTCCTCTCGCTTTACCAGCAATTAAATATTTCTTTAATTCAATTGCATCATTCCAAGATTCAATATGAGATACATTTAAGTCATCTAATAATGCATATCCATATTCATTACCTACACCAACTAATAAACCTTTTTCAGGATTACCACCATACTCTTCTAATACCATATCTCTAAATAATGTACTTTTACCAAATTTTGAAATCGCTCTTATATATAATTTTAATTTATTCAAACTATTCACACTCTTATTAACAACAGGTTTTTTAAACATATACACATTTCCCCTTTATTTTTAAAATTTTTATGTGGAGTCACTTGATTTTTATAAATAAAAGACGAATTTTATTCCTTAATCAAGCGACTCCTAGGTTTAATTTCTTACAATTTTACTACATTTTACCTCAAATATACCTTTTAGAAAGGTAAGTCATCACCAAATAAGTCACCAAATTCATCATCTTCGTCAACAACTTCAAATGATTCTTGCACTTTATCTTGGTCACTAGCTAATAATTCTTTTAATGTTATCTTAGTTTGATCACTACCAGTTGATAAATAAGGTTTTTTAAATCCACATATTTCTTCACCAGTTATATATTCACTTATACCAAACTCATGCTCTTTCTTTATGTCCTCAAATGTACAGAAGTCAAGTTCGATAAATTCTTTTTCCTCTTCAGTTAACATACTTTCGTCAAACTCAACCTTACCACCTCTATTAATTAAGTTAACAGAGAATCCAGTCATAGCTAATGTATCTTCATCACATCTAAATATTTTTTCTTTTAATACACTAACTTGTTTAGCTTTTTTATAAGGATCATCACTAACTTCATATGTAGCATGTCTTACAAATCCTCTTTCAGGTAACATACCAGCTTTCTTTTTCTTACTATCAAATTGTCCTAAGTAATAAGTTATGTTTAATTTATTTTTCTCAGCAAGTTCAGTTTCATCTAACGCTTTATGATCTATATAACCAACTACATTTGCTTTAGCATGTACTACTAATTCCTTATCTCTTAGTATTCCATTTTCATCAGCCACATATATTCTTTGTACTTTGTAATTAGTGAATGTTTTAGTATTACCTTCTTTGTCTTCATAAGAACTCATTTCTACTTCACCATTTACTTTAAATAATCTATTTCCATAAGGGTTATCTTTTAATTTTGTATTTAAAAAGTCTATAAACTCAAACTCTCTAGCAAACTCAAATCTACTTTCACCATCATTGAATGTGAACTTCTTAAAGTTGGCTATGTCATCTAAATGTTTTTCATACTCTTTAGCAGGGAAAGTTAATTTCTTAAAAGTTTTATCTAAAGTATAGATTGTATCTCCACCCCAGCCTTGTAGTCTAAGTGAAAATGAATCATCTCCACATCTCATAGCTAGTTTCAATGTCTTTAACTCATTTTTACTACCATCATCTCTAGTGAAATCTCTAACCTCATAATGTAAACTTTTGTCAGTATCCTCAGCTAAACTTAAATTACCAGCCATCTCAAAACTCATCTTACTATTTGCCATAGTATCAATCTCCCTTCAATTCTTTAATTTTATCTTACATCTATAATATACTTAACTCATTTAAAAAAGTGAACCTATTTTTTAATTTTTTATAAATCTTTTTTATTAATAAACTCTTGTAACATACTTTCTACTTTTTCACGACTTGGATATTTTCCACATGAATTTCCTTCAGGACAATACATTAATGATTGACATTGTGCTACTAATAAATCTTCATATAAAGGTTGTGCTTCCAGTACTTCCCTTCTCATTAATTTAGCAACTTTTCTTATAGGTAAATCAGCACGTGTACATAATCTTTTATGAGTAAAATGTATTAATGCTTCTAAAGTAAAACCTATTCTAATCTTAGACATAACGCCTATGGGTAGCAGCGTTCTCATTAGATCATTTGCAGTCTCCCCAGTTATACCTAAATCTTCAAAACAAGCACGATTAACTTTGTATCGAGCCTTACACATTTCTTCATATTGAATATATTGTTCTAATAATCTTTCATCGTTTGCTACTTTAGGTGGAACGTATATACTAAAGTTATCATCCATGTCTACATATCTTTGAGATTGAACATTTTTAAACACACCTGCTTCATGGCGGCATATTTGATCAATAGTGAATCGGGGTGCTTCTATTTCAAATTTAAAGTAGTCACCTCTAGAACCACTTAAATGTCCATCTTTCATACATGATAAACCTACCTTTTCGGCATATTTTTCATTAGTATTATAGCACACACATGCTACTTCACCATGGTTTTTGATAAAATTTTTCACCTCGTCAGCATTTAATAAAGTAACTTTGATATCATTGATTGTATGCATTATTGTATCCCTCCAGTTTTATTTAATATATTTAACATTGAGAATTATGTACCATAAAACCATTTGCTATAAAATTACGATGAGGTGCATTCATTTCTATATCATAACTATCTTCAATACCCACATACTTAATAGAGATTATTTTTGATGGTTTTACGCATTTCACAGGTATTCCTTTATGTTGAACTTTATGGCAATCTACACATAATTCTATTAAATTCGTTTCAGTATAATTTTTAGGATTTCTATCTTTATGATGTATTTCAGTATAACCTTCTTTACCACAATATTCACATATTCCAGTTTTTGTAAAGGTTTTATGTGTACGATAATATCCACCACTTAAACTTAAATCTTCTAAATTCTCTACATATGAAGGATTATTTTTCCCACTTATATCTCTATTATTATGATTCCCCATCATTTTTTCGCTAACTCTTTTCATAGGTTCATAATTTTCTTTTGTTTTTCCTTTATTAACAGGTTCTTTATTTTTGCTCCATTCTCCTAATTCTTTTTGCAATCCAAATTTAGCTATCCATTTTTTTATAGTATGTTTTGACACACCGCAAATTTCTCCTATTTCTTCTTGTGATAATTTCAATCTATTATACATCATATATAACCAAGTTGCATTTTTATACGCTTCTTGTCCATTTGTATATACATAGTCTCCAACTTTTAATTCTTCTAATTTCTTCCAACTATTATTAGTAAAAAATCTATGTTGACTAGTTGATTTTATAAAATACCCATCCTCAGTTTTTATTTCATATAATTCTTTTCTTCCATAGTATATTACATTTTTTATATTATTCATAACTATTTGTTGAGTATTTTCATCAACACTTCTTATTTTTATTAAATCTTGATATTGTTTTTCTTTTTCATATAGCTCTTTTATAGTCATACCTTTTACTTTATTATCATAACCTATTACAGTATCACCTGATAAACAAAATGATGTCAGTGGATTATTCATTGGTAGCACCTCCTTTGTTTATTTTTATCTTACAATTATAATATACTTATATCACTAAGAAAAGTGAACCTATTTTTCTAATATTTTCCTAAATCTTTTTTTAGGTTTTTTATTGTATTTTCAATAAGTGTTAATTCTTTTGTTATCTTTTCTTTTTCATCTTTTAATTCATCCATACTTTTCTTTTTACAACAAATTTCTAATCCAATTTCAGGATTAAAAACATCACTTCTATGACATCTAGCCTTAAAAATATTAAAATTTTCATCTATCACTATTACTTCAGGATTGTTTATTATCACCATCTTTGCCCAAATCCTGTTCATAAAATCATCCCAAAATTTGTTTATAAAATCATAAGGACATTTATCACCCATTCTATATATTTCCATTTCATTATTATTTGTTATAGGCTCTAACATACTTGGACTATAACAATATCCATGATAATAATCCTCACAATCAAATTTTATAACGTATCTACCATTTCTTTCTATTCTTACAATTACTCCTACTTCGCCTAACGCATATTCCATATCACTTATAAATTTACATCCGTCATCGTAAAAGGTATCAACTAATAAATCTTTCTTTACTCTCACTCTATCTCCAACTTTAAATTTTTCATCATTTATAGGTTCTAACATGCTTTTACTATAACAATATGAATGATAGCAATTATCAGAACCAAATTTTACCATATATCTAATAAGTCCTACATTGTTTACAATTGTTCCTACTTTACCTAATGTATTTTCCATATCACTTGTAAATTTACACCCATCATCATAAAATGTATCAACTAATAAATCTCTTCTTACTCTCACTTTATCTCCAATTTTGAATTTATTCATTTAATCATCTCCTTTATTTGTTTTTATCAACTTGTCAGGAGTATATGACAATTGATTATATTTAATGCAATTATCAATTTTTGTCCAATCATAAGCGAAACTATCCTTATAGTTACTCATTTTCTTAGCATCATTATAATCTTCAAATAAGTCCCATTTATAATAATGTCTATAATTAGTTCCTGTTGTATATACTTCTATTCCATTTATTTCTTCAACGTATTTTATTGTTTCTTGACTTACTATATATCCATCACACAATGGATTCCATGACCATTCACTCACATAATATGTTTTGTTTAATTCTATTTCTTTATCTTTATAATTTTTTAATAATTGATATAATATTGTTTCCAACATATCATCCCGTTACTTAAAACTTATAAAAAGTTATAATTTCCTTTTATTATCCTATTTTAGCGAACCTACTCTAGTAATAATATTCGAAGGACTTAAATTCCCCACTAACGAATGGGTACATATTATGGTTATCTTTTAATGTGATAATCCATAATTCATAAGATTTAAACTAGCATTGAAATCTCTATCGATATCTAATCCACATTCATTGCATTTATATCTTCTATTAGATAGTTTCAAGTCTTTTTTAATACCTCCACAATGACTACATTTTTTACTTGAAGGATAATATCTATCTACTTGTATAAATTCAATACCATTCCATTCACACTTATATTTCATTTGTCTTATAAACTCATACAGACCTAAGTTAGATACTTGTTTAGCTATTGATTTATTCTTCATCATATCAGTTATGCTTAAGTCTTCCATCACAACTCTGTATGGTTTGGTTTTCACAATATCAGCAGTTGTTTGATGTAAATGGTTTAATCTTATATTTTTAAGTCTTCGATGAATACGTCTAATGTCTTTTTCTAACTTTTTAATATTATTAGTTTTAACGTAACGTCCTCCTCTCTTATTCATTTCATATTTTTTACTTACTTGTTTTTGTAATCTCCTTAGTCTTTTCTCTAATTTTCTAATTGTCATTTCTTTATTAATATTTTTATAAACAACACCATCACTACAAATTGCTAAATATTTAATTCCTAAATCTATTCCTATTACTTCATTTGTCAAAGATTTAATTTCATTTTCAACATCTAATGCAAAAGTTAAAATCCAACATCTACCATTATGACTAACATGTGGATTCTTGAATAATGTTTCTTCAATGAAATTAATATTATAACTAGATTTATATCTAACTTTACCTATTTTTTCTAAATTAACTCTATTGTTTTCATAAAATTTAATCTTATCATATCTACTATAGAAACTTAATTTAGATCTCTTTTTGCTTTTAAATTTAGGTAAATTTGCTCTTTTCTTATAAAAATTAGTATATGCTTTATCTAAATTTCTAATTGCTTCTTTTAATGTTGCATTGGAAACTTCATTTAACCAAGGCTCTTGCTTTTTATATTGTGTTAACATCTTACATAAATCAAATGAAGAATGTTTCTTTTTATCTTTTTTATATAATTCATTATTTAGATTTAATGCTCAGTTATAGATATATCTTTGACAATTAATGTGTTTATAAAATAATATTTCTTGTTGTTTATTTGGATATAATTTAATTGTGAATGATTTTATCATTTTGTTCACCTCCTCGTTGTACATCTCTCCTTTTATCTTATATTTTCTAATCTATTTTTAGTTATGTTGAAATAATCCTTGTCTAATTCTATACCGATGAAATCCCTATTAGTCTTTAAACAAGCAACACCTGTACTACCACTGCCCATACAATTGTCTAAAATTACATCGCCTTCGTTACTATAAGTTTTTATTAAATATTCCAATAATTCAACAGGTTTTTCCGTTGGATGTAACATTTTACTACTAGCTTTTCTTGGAAATGTTAAAATTGACTTTGGATATTTTTTAGTATCACCCTCTCTATTTGCCGATGGATTGTTACAACTATTAAAATCATTATAATTATTATTGTTGTTTTTTATTTTTTTAAATTTTTCTCCCATTCCATGTAAGGGTTTACCCTCCGTAAATTGAGGGTTGTATGTAGGTAATTTTTTATAAAAAATCATTATATCTTCATGTTCTCTAAGTGGCATTCTACCTGCATTTAAAAACCCACTAGTCAATACTTTGTTCCAAATTAAATTATATCTATGCATTTTTTCATTTGATAACATTGTTTTTGCCGTAAATTTATCTTGTCCGAATAATATAATAGCACCATTATCTTTAATTATTCTTTTGTATTCTTTCCATAATGGCTCATAAGGAATAATAGTATCCCATTTATTCTTACTAGTAACCCCATAAGGTAAATCACATATAATGCAGTCAATAGATTTATCTTTTATATTTTTCATAACTTCTAAGCAATCACCTTGATGTAATTCATAACTCATTTTAATCATCTCCTTACATTTATAATATACTTAAACTATCTAATTTAGTGAACCAAAACTTTTAATTTTTATTAAATGATTTAAGTATATTATAAAGATAGGAGTAATGATTGTAAGATCACCACTCCTATTATAATTAATTTTCATAGAAAACTTTATATAATTTATATGTTTCTATTAAATCACGTTTACTAATTGTTTCCATAGGACTATGCATACTCATCACAGGTACACCTACATCCATTGTTTCCATACCCCTTATTCCAAAGAACATAGCGACAGTCCCTCCACCACCTTCAGATACTTTGGTTGTGTCAACTTGATATTTTACATCATTGTTAATACATAGATATTTAATGTACTCTCTCATCTCTATACTAGCATCATTTCCTCGTTTTAATCCAGTAAATGGCACTAAACCAACACCATTACCACATATTGCTTTAGCACTATTCTCAAAATGGCTACTATAATTACTATCAAATCCACCAGTTACATCAGCACTAATTACCTTTGTATTTCTCATAAACTCTCTAGCCAATAACATATTTCCATTTGCTAAAGTAAGGAAAATATCATCTATAAATTGAGTTTCAGCACCACTCATTTGTCCACTTCCAGTTTCTTCATAAGCAGTAAATAAAGCTATCTTTGTTTTTTTGTTAGGTTCACTATTTAACATAGCTTCTAATTCAGCATATGCACAACTTTTATCATCGTGTCCATAACCTAATAATAAATCCTTGTCTAACCCCATTTCTAAAGTTTCAAAATAAGGTACAAAACTCAAATCAGCTAATTCAAAATTTTCTTTTGTTATTTCATATTCTTCTTTTAGCATTTCAAATAATTCTTCTTTAGTTCCATTACTCATTCTTACTAACAATTTATCATAAGATAAGTCTTTTACTTCTTTTCTACCTCTTAAATGAGGTAATAAACTAGTTATAGAAAATAAATGTCCTTTTTCTCCAGTGTTTATGTATTTAATCTCATCGTTTATTTTTATTTTTCCTACCATAACAAAAGGTCTATCCAACCATAATTGTGGTATTATTCCTCCATATGGTTGTGTTTTTATAAATGTTCCATCATCATTAGATACAATTGGATCACCTACTATAACATCTAATCTAGGACTATCAATATGACTTACTACTAAGTTAGCACCTTTTGATATATCCTCGCCTACTTCTATTAATGCTATTAATTTGTCTCTAAATTCAAATATTAATTTATCTCCTGCATTGAAGTATTTAGAATGATTATAAGGTTTATATCCTACATCTTTTGCTTTATCTTTTATATATTTTAATATTTGTGTTTCGTGTAAATTTTCTTCCAATAAATATTTATATTCATCTATTAATATTGAATTAGTTAATTCCTTCATTATATAATTTCCCCTTTACATTTAATTTATATAAAAACTAAATAAAGCAATGCAGCCATTATTATCATAACTACTATTGTTATCATGATAAATGATTTTAGCATAATAAAAATTTCTCGACTTATAGTATCATCATCTACATTCATTTCATTATCTTTACAATAATCTTTGACTTCATTCAAAACACGTTTGTACATATCACCTTCTTTACCATGCTTAATCATCCCTATGCAAGATAATAAAACTAATATAGTGGGTATAAAAAATAATATTAATAAAAATTTCAATATACACATCTCCTTTTTATTATTTAAACATTTCAGCTACACTAACAACGAACATGAATACACATCCTACACATAAAGCACTTACTAATATAGCACCTAACATTTGTAACATATTATCAACCCCTTTAAATTATTAATCTTCATTATCATAAACAAATACCTGAATAAAACAATTGCAATTTTTACATTCATAAGAATATACCATACCATCATATCCTCTAATTCCTTCGTCGTATAATGTTTTTTGATCTACTAATACTAATTCTCCATCACAATTTATACATCTTTTGTTATTGTCCATATTAAATCTCTTCTCCTTTCAATACAGAAGCTACTAAACTCATAGCAGTACATAATGATTCACTTGAAAAACTCTCTAATAACCTACATCTTTCTCTAAATCTACAAACAGAACATGGATTTCCATCCAATTCTTTCGCTAGTTTTTCTAACTTATCCCCCAATTCACGTTCGTCCATGGTTATCCCTCCTAAAATTCTAATTCATTCATTGTTTCATTAAGCAAACCATCAACTAGTTGATTGCCTAAATCATCACTATGTCCTTTTACTTTTATAAATTTTATGTCACTAAACTTATTTCTTTCATTGTCCAATTCAATCCACAATTCTTTATTTTTAACAGGTTCATTTTTACTATTAACCCAACCTTTAACTTTCCATTTGTGAATGTAACTTGTTATTCCATTTAACACATAAGCACTATCTAAATGTACTTCTAATGGCATGTTTTTATTTTTAATAGCCTTTAACCCTTCAATACACCCCATTAACTCCATTTTGTTATTGGTCGTGTTATAGAAACCATCAGTATCATTTTTAGTTGCTTTAAGTGTTCCATTAACCCAAAATTCTAAATGCCAAGCATAAGCACCCATGTTAACTTCTTTTCCATTACCTCTACATCCACCGTCCGACCACATTTTAATTACTTTAGACATTCATCCACCCCCTAATGAATTATAGTACCTTCCTTAGCATCAATTGTCATAAATGGTCTACCTTGATTTGTGTCGTAACATCTTAGTTTTACTTCAGTTGTCACATCATATAGTTGTTTAATATCACTTACTAATGACTCCATGTCTTTTGTAAATCCAGTATTAACTAAAATTCTTTGTCTTTGATCTTTACTCATGTCATATAGATCTAACTCTTTATCTACTATTGATATTATTACACAGTCTTTTTCATAATGTGAATTTACATCAACAATGTATTTTGTCTTTGGAAATTTATCATTCAATATAGATTTCACTATGGAATTTGAAATATCATTGAATGTTTTTGTCTTTTGTTGTTCTACCTTTTGTTCTTCAATTTGTGTTTTTTGTTCTAAGTTAAATTTATATTGACATATTGCATATCCACAACCCATTGATACTATCAAACAAGCAGGTATCACAACTTTTTTATTCAAGTTAATTTCCCCCTTTAAATTTATTTATCAATCAATTTATCCAATTACAATAAATTTACTTTGAATGGATGTAACCCTACACCCTCTATTCCATCAGCGAATGCTTTAGGAAATACTTTTTTAATTATTTGATAAGAACCATTTACATCAGCATTAATCTTCGTTCCATTGTTACTTACAAATAATCCTCTATGTTTTCTTCTACTTTTGTTATAATTCTCCTTAATAGGTAGTTCATTGTCTAAAAATGAAGTACCACTTGTATAACTTTCTTCAGTAATAATAACTTTTATTCCAAAATCTTCAGCTTTATATTGAACCTTTTGAATGAAGTTATAATAAGGTATACTAATAAAATTTTGATTTACTTTCTTACTCATCTTACTATTTTGTTTCCAATTTTTATTATTACCTATAATAATAGTATTAATTTCATTGTTTCTACAATAATCAACTACAAATCTACTAGCTTTATGAATATAATCTTCAACCTTATTATTTCGTTTAAGTGTTAGCTTTCTCATTCTATTAGTATAATTTAACTCATTCATTTTCTTTGCTATTGATTTATAATGTGATATTTGTTTATTATAGTATTGATTTATTGACTTTAGACCTTTACCATTTATTACTAATGGGGTTAACCCACAATTATTAGTTATAGTTACGAAGTTATCTAAACCTAAATCAATTCCTACATATCTATCATTATCAATCACTTCTTCAACATCGTCAACTCTATAAACTACTTCAGCAATAATATATTTGTCTTTGGGTATAATTCTCACTTGTTGTAAATTATTTACTTTTGTTTTCAAATAAAATCCTTTGAATGTTTTGGGAAACTTAATTATACCTTTATTGGCTTTACAATTTACATAAGTTAATATTAGAATATTTCTACCATTTTTAGATTTATAATTAGGTAATTTAGGTCTACCTGAGTATTTATTTGGGTTTTTATTATAATCCTTTATAGCTTTAAAAAATGATTTCCAATTTTTATCTAATAATCTTAAACACTGTTGACTTGTTGCAGAGGATGGCATATTTCTATAATCATAGTCGTTACCTTCTTGTTTTAATATTTTATCTAACTCATTATATCTAATCCATTTGCCATTATTTATAAACTCTTGCCTTATTATGTAGTTGGCTTGATTATATAGATTTTTAGATTTAAAACAAAATTCATCTAACATGTCATAATATTTATTATTTGTTTTTATAATATGTTTTTCTACCCTATTCATCTCATCACCTCCTTATATTTATAATATACTTAAACTATCTAAATTAGTGAACCAAAAATTTTAATTTTTTATTAAATAATTCAAAATATTATAAAAATAGAAATAGCAACCGTGAGATTACTACTTCTACAAAAGTTAATAATTATTTTTCTTTTATTTTAAATCGTAAAATTCATAAGTTAAATCTATTACTTCCCCACATACAGGACATCTTAACTCAACAACAGTTATCACATTTGTTGGTGTGACCGTATATACAAAACTTTTATGTCCTGTATCACATTTTTTATAATGTTCATGTATGAATTCATTTGCTCTTTTCATTTGTTTATCACTTAATGTAACTAAACTATTTCTTTTGTAAAAGTCTAATTCTTCTCTTAATCTTTCTAATTCTTCATCTTTAAATTTTTCATCTTTAACTTTCAAATATGCTTGTTTATAATCTTCTTTATTCTCTTGTAGTATATCTATTAATGCTTCTAATTCTTTTAACGTATCTTTTATATCTTTCCCTCTAAGAACGGCTTTTTTCCAATCCACTTTATCACTCCCATTCAACAAACAATAAATAAAATCCTGTTAATAACATTGCAATACCCATCATTATTTCACCATTCATTACATCTATTATTCCTACAAGTATGTCACATATACCTACAACCCTACAAAACATATCCACTATTCCCCTTTCTTATTGATTCTTGTATTCTCTTTCAACTAACCACAACAAGCAATAATTTGCTAGATCTAATATAGTATCATCAATTTTTTCATATTTTACTTTTTGTTCAGGTGCATTTGGGTCACATAATGTCATCAATCTATTGTACTTATCAGTTATTCTTACTAGAAAAGACACACTACCAAACTTATCATAAGTATCAGCAACGCTATTACCATAATCACTATTTTTGGCTCTATATGTTTCTTCTAAGTAGTTTAAAATATATTCGTATATACCTAATCTATCCATTTTACTAGATTTTAAATCATTACTAAGTGTAAGTTCTTCCTTTAATTCAACAGGTTCTAACATATCTTCATTCCATACATAAGGATTATTATTTGCTAAATGGTAATCTCCATCTTCATCTATATTTTCTATAATATCAATTGTTCCTCTAAATGGTAGCATATCATCTATAACGTTACATCCTCCATATTTTTCCCCTTCTTGTAAATTATTTTTTATTCTAACCATATCACCTATTTTATATGCCATACTCATTCCTCCTATTAATTAAATTTTTATTTAAATGTAAGATCAATAAAAGTCATCATTAACGAAACACCAATCATGATTAAAATTAATTGCCCTATTGCAGATTGATATAACCAACAAAATATTATAGTTATCAGGGTGACGACTATAACAACTATACCCAGTGCAATAAAAGTTAAAAGCCATCTTTTAAAGAACTCCATATTAACACCTCTAATTCTTCTTGTAAACTTTTTATTTTACATTTATAATATACTTAAAACATCTAATTTAATGAACCAAAATTTAAAATTTTTATTAAATATTTTAAGTATATTATAAAAAATAGAAGTAGCAATTTCACAATTACTACTTCTATCATAATTAATTATTGATTTCTATATTCTCTTTCAGTTAACCATAATAAACAATAATTTGCCAAATCCAATATAGCATCATTAATCTTATTATCATCTAATTCTCGTGGGTCATTTGGATCACGTAATCTTGATATTTTATTATATTGCTCTAAAATATGTACTAAAAATGATATGTCACCAAACTTATCATAAATATTTATAATAGCATCATCTTGATTATTGTTAGTATCTTCATACATTTCAGCTAAGTTATTTAATAAATAATCATATATAGTTTGTCTTGATATTTTAGGTGTTATAGGTTGACTTATACCAATGAACTCTACCATACCTTTATTCCACACATAAGAATCATCGTATGGATTCTTCACATCCGTCAAATAAAAGTCACCATCGTCATCAATATATTCTATAGCGTGAACAGTACCTTTATATTTCAACATATCATCTATAACATCACATGTCCCATATTTTTTACCCTCTTGTATACTCTCTTTTATTTTAACAACATCCCCTACTTTATATTCCATATCATCTACCTCCTTTGTTTCATCTATACGAATAGGTTCTTCTAAATCATCTTTTACCTTAACTAATTCTACCATATCCTCGTCCCATACACATGGTGTATTGTCATCTAAACACAAATCACCATCAGGGTCTATATATTTTATAGTTTGTAGTGTTCCTCTATAATCCAACATATTTTTTGTAACCTTACACAGTCCATATTTTTCACCTTCTTGTAAGTTATATTTTATTCTAACTACATCTCCCACTTTATAACTCATATCTTTCCCTCCAATTATTTTTGTTGTCTATTAGTTTCACAATATTTGTAATATTTACATGAATATGCTCGGTAAGTATCATCATTAACATCATGACCATCTACATAACATAAATTTCTTACGCTATAAAAACAATCTTTACAATTTTTAGTATTTGTTAATTCTTTTTTGTCTATAAGTTCTTCACCATTTATACAGTTCTCATGTTCACCGTCATAATAATATTCACATTCTTTAAATTCTTTTGGCATACCTATACATCTATCTTCACATTCTTTTTTACACTCAAAACAACAAACAGTTCCAAATGGATTTCCAAATTTACAAGCCATATTTTCACCTCCTTTATAATTTATCATTTTGTTATCTTCTTATATTTATAATATACTTAGAACATCTAATTTAGTGAACTACTATTTTAAATTTTTATTAAATAATTTAAGTATATTATAAAAATAGGAGTAGCAATCTTACAATCACTACTCCTAATAACTATAGTCTTCTACCACATATTGGACAAAATTTAACTTCAATTTCTCCATAGTCGAAATCATCCAAATAATCATCCCATCCACCTGCATATACTCTCAATATATAATTACCTTTACTATCTTGGTAAATGCCATCGATAGTATTATCTTGATTATTACAAAATTCACATCCCATATCAATATCCTCCTATAATATTATATTTTTATTCAGAGGTGATTTCAGTTATTGTGTACCATTCTATCAATTCTCTTTTAACACCCATAAAGCCAAACACTATTATATCTTCTTTATTTTCTATCCGTTGAGCTATGACTTCAGGCATATCTATCACTTGGTTTCCTTCTATTTTAATGTATTCTCCGGTTGTTAATTTTATCGTTAATATATATTCTTTAGTATTTTCAAATTCGTATTCTTCCAAGCTATTTACCTCCTAAAATTTTATTTTTCTATATTTTTATAAGTTAATAAATAATCCATTGGTTTGTAATAATGAACAGTTTGATAATCATCATGTTTTCCATAATATTGGTTAGGTACTAAACTTATTATCTCGATTTTATTAATATTCTTAGCACAAAATACTTTAACTTCTTGTAAATTTTGGAATATTTTAAAATTGTATTTCACATCCTACCTCCTCATAAAACTAAAATTTTATTAAATACTCTACATAATTACATAGCACTCACCAATGTTTTCTTCGATTGTATCTTCTAAAATTGTAAATGAGTGTTTTTTATCGTATAAATGTTCTTCTATATCGAATTCGTCCATACTTATACCCATAAATTCTCCTTTACGTCTATATTCAGTATGATATTGGATACTGCCTATAAATATCTCTTTTTCTAAGTCTAATTGTTGTAATTTCTTTATTAAATCTTTTACTTTCATTTATTTACCTCCATAAAAAATTATTTTATTGCATATTCTCCTAATTTTTCACCACACATAGGACAATAATTTATCTTTATCCCATATATGCTTTCTTTTTGTCCACCAACTCTATTTTCCTCTAAATAATTACAATCATTTATTTTTATAACATAATCGCTATTATTTTTATACATCAATGGTTCTTTATCTATATATTTACCTTCACAATATTTACACATGTTTTCCTCCTAATAATAAAATTTTATTTTCGTATTGTATATCCTTTGTCCTTTATATTTTCTAATTTTCTACCACAGATAGGACAAAAGTTAATTTCTATATTTATTTCAGGCACGTGAGGACTATCACAATCTATATCAAATCTATTACCATCTATTACATCAATGTAAACTCCTGTGTCGGTAATCATATAACCATCACTCTCACATAAAAAACATTTATCCATATTATTACCTCCTTTATTTATCTAAATAAATTTTAAAGTCATCAGATACTACTTGAAAATATTTACCATCTAGTTTCATAGAACTATTATTTAATATCTTACAAAGTTCATTTGCATATTTTTCATCCACCAGCATACATAATAGCTCATCAGGTTTCATTTTGTATAAATCTCTAATTAAAATTTTCATTTTCCACTAACTCCTTATACATTTTCGTATTTGAATATATGATTGTATGCACTTGGTCGTTCACCTCTTAAACATGAACTTACATTTTTATAAGCATTTTTCTTACCAAAATATTCATTCGTATCACTAATATAATCAAACCTTCTTATAAAGTTTCCTTCTTTATCGTACATTAAAATTGGTTTTGATCCAGGATGGTCTTTTCCTTTGAATTTGCCTTTATGACTATCGCTTAATTTTTTTCTATATTCTTCACTATAATGCTTTCCATAATTAGGATTATTTTCACCTCTCATTTTTTCACCAGCTCTTTTCCTTGCAGTTCCATAAGTATTATTATAAGCGATAGTACACCACTCAAGATTGTTTACATTATTATTGCTAGGATTCTCATCCTTGTGATTTATTATAGGTAAATTATTTGGATTAGGTATAAATGCCATAGCCACCAAACGATGTGCACTATGATGTTTTCTTTTTCCATTTTTAAATAATATCACATACTTATGTCCTTTTTTGTAAGTACCTTGTTTTAAGAGTTTAATCTCTCCAGTGTGATTATAGTTCAAACTTCTTACATTCCCCAAATTACTAACTTGATATAATCCCTCATAATTACTTATATCTTTCCATATTTCCTCCATCTCAATCACCTTTCTTTAATTAACTATTAAATCCTATTGTTCTTTTAGTTTCCATAACATTTTCGTTTTGATTGAAACTTAATATTTTTTTCATCATAGTAATAACTTCATCATCACTTATTTTTTCTTTACCTCTATCTACGGCTAAAATACCAGCTTCATTACATATAGCAGCTATCCTAGCTCCATTACATCCTTCAGTTAATTCAGCGTATTTTTCACAGTCTATAGTGTCATCACATTTCATTTTTCCTAAATATAACTCAAATATTTTTACTCTATTTTCGTAGTTTGGTTCATCAATTTTTATTTTTCTATCAAATCTACCTTCTCTTAGTATGGCATCATCCATAAGGTGCATTGCGTTTGTAGATCCTATCACGAATACATCATCCGTTGTGTTTAATCCATCCATTTCAGTCAGTAGTTGAGTTATCATTTTGACATCTTCACCATTACTCTCACTATGTCGCCTAAACCCCAAAGAGTCTAATTCATCTATAAATATTATAGAAGGAGCATTCTTCCTTGCTTCCTCAAACATTTTTCTAATGTTATCAGCACCTATACCAACATATTTGTTAGCAAATTCACCACCACAATAAGATTTGAAATAACAACCACATTTATTCGATATGGCTTTTGCTATTAAACTTTTTCCTGTTCCAGGTTTGCCATATAATAAATATCCAGTAGGTATTTTACATCCCATATCAGTATATTTTTCACGCTTACTTATAAAGTCTATTACTTGGGTTATTTCATGTTTAGTGTCTTCATTTAATATAACATCTTCTATTTTAACCTTAGTTTTATTGTTCTTTTCTTCCTCTTTAATCATTTCTTTATATCCGTTTCTATAAATTTCAGCTTCAACAAAACTATTAAACCACTCGATTTCATCACGTTCTTCAACTTTATTTAAAACCTTTATTGCTAATGTGTAAGTATCTCTTAATTGATAAATTATTTCAGTATGTTCAGATTCTAATGGGAAATTAAAAGTATCTTTTATACTAAATACTTTATCACGTTTTCCTTCAGATAATTCACTAAAAGTACACATTGCTATGGTTTTGTATTTGTTTTCAGCTAGTAAAACGTTTAATCCATACATTTTATCTTTATACATCGCATAATTTAGATATTGAGCCATATCATCATCCCCTTATAAAAATATTTTTATCAACTTGAATAAAGATAATACACATATTACAAGTAGAATTATATACTTCACTACTATTATCCGATACGAGTCGTCCATTTTCATCACCCTTTATAATTATAATATACTTAGATTACATAAGAAAATGAACCTATTTTTTAGCATTCCATTTCTTAATTTCTTTTTCCAATTCAATATCATGCATCATGGCTTGTATAAAGTTTCCCCAAGTTAAATTAAATTTTTTTAAATCCTTATCAACACCATTCATTATTTCAGCATATTCTTCTCTTGAATTACATGATGTAAGTTTTTTATGCCATTTTTTGACTAACTCACAAGTAATCAAGCACTCATACTCTAATTCACAAGCATCTATACCTAATCTTTTTTCAATTATGTTAAACACAGTATCTTTATCCTTAATTAATAAACGAGTGGGGACTAACATCTCTCCCCCACAATCTAATTTTATAAATGCTAATGAAGTCATCTTATTTATTCCCATTATAGTTCCTCTTTTACTCCTACTTGCAGAAGAAGATTCCACTATAATAACTTTATCACCAACTTTAAAATTCATAATTATCAAACTCCTTTATTATATAATTATATTTTTCCTAATTATCTAAACTCATCATGAATATACCAAACCAATATATACATGATACTATCAATAATAGCCATAAATACGTAGAAAATGCATTTATATATCCCATAAGATTAAATATTCCCCAAGCCATTCCAGTTATACATACCACGCAAATGATATAAAACAAACCACCTGCTTTTATAACATCCCAATCAATCATATAACATCTCTCCTATCTATGATTAATTCTATCAATTATTTTGTACACTATTTCAGTCACAAGATATGTAGCACACAATAATCCAAGTAACATCATTAAATTCATACAACCACCTCCATTATTCAATATTTGTATCAGATAATGATGTTTTGTCATCTCTAATTATTCCTTGATATACAGGAAATAATAACCCTCTATTTCCATCTTCACTTGGTGGTAGCACTACTTTATATTTAACTACAATTATTTTATTAAGTATTTCATCTTTATGATTCCAATAATAATATCTATCCTTATCAGTAAATCCACTACCAACTTTACTTGTATAAGTTTTACCATCTATAATGTATATAACTTTTAAAGCTCCTAATGTTCCTTTAAGTTTTCCGTCACCTTCAATTATATCAGTAACTAAAACGTCACCTTCATGGAATAATTTATATTTCAATATTTCATTTGTTCTCTTGAATTGATATTTTCCATCAGCTTTATTAATCATAATACCTTCTTCACCACTTAATGTCAATCGTTCACATAATGGTTTTAATATAGAACTATTGTGACCTATGTACAATGGATTAAGATATTCGCTATAACTCATTCCATAATTTTCAACTAATTCTTTTAAATGTTCCTTTCTTTCTTCACAAGGTATTGTTGATACACCTTTTTTAAACTCATCTAACTCTATAAAGTCATACATTACAAACTTCAATCCAGTTTTAACACCTTTGATTCTACTACGTTTAATTGTATCTTTATATTGTGCATCGCTATCAACATAATCTCCAATTGCCAGCACCTCACCGTCATAGACTCCGTCTTCATATCTTGACATTTCCCTTTCTAATTGAATCATATCTTCCATAGGTTTACCTTGTCTTGTAAAAAATAATGGTTTACCATCTTCAACTACACATATTAACCTACAACCATTTAACTTAGATGTCACTATGAATCTACATTTTAAGTCTTTTTCATCATATGGATGAGCTAACATAACATTAAATTCAGGAATAAATCCATCCCCATAAATCTTATTAACAGTCTTACCACTCAATCCCATCTTATATGATTTTGTAGCCAAATCTTTTAGAAAATCTTCATAAACATCATCTTGTTTATTGATATAACCCATAATTATATTAACAGTAGATTGTTTTCCATCAGCTTTATTAGCTAAAAATTCTATATATTCTTCAAATCCATTAAGTTCCATTGTAGGGCTACTAAACTTTTTCAGTCCAGCAGCACCTATATTGGTTGCATCATCAGTTAAAAACTCTATATATTCTTTAAACCCATCAAGTATTATTGGAGTGCTACTAAACTTTTTCAGTTTAGTAGCACCTACATTGGTTACAATATATGGATCTAAAAGAAATTTTAGAGTTGTTTTGAACATTTCATCATCTTCATATTGTCTAAGTAGTGCTTCTTTACCTGTTCTAGCACTTGTATTTTTTATTTGTTCAAATTTATCAAAAACATCTTTTAAATAACAATCCATAATAATTATTCTCCTTATCTATTCTTTTTTATCGCTCTTTTTATGATATCTTCTATATCATTATTGTCACTTGATTCAACTTTTTCTATTTCTTCAACTTCTTTTTCTACTTTTTCATCTTTTTTCTTTTCTAATTCTTTAACCTCTTCTATTTCTTCTTTACTTGGTTTGGCTTCTTTTTCTTCCTCTACCTTTTCATCATCTTCACTTAAATCTTGTAATACACTCATTGCTTTCTCATATAAATATTTATCATTTACTATACGTAATTTTCTAGCTTCCTCTATATCCATTATCCAATCTTTTTCTCTATATTCTTCTAACATTTCTTCAGTAACTAAAGTTTCTTTTACTATTATATCTTTGTATTTTCTAAGTATCACATCATTAGCACGTTCGATTTCTTTTTTAAGTAAGTTACCATTTTCATGCACTATACCATGCATTTGTACTTCATGGTAAAGTAATTCAGTACAAAAATCACTAGTTACAGTTCTTATATCACCTAACATATATAATAGGAATCCACATGACATTGCATATCCATTGGCTTCAGTTATAACCACTACATCTAAGTCTTTTAAAGCCATTATTTCATTTGTTATAGCTAATAAATCATACATTGATCCACCTACAGATGATATCACTATTCTTAATGTCGGTAATGGTTGTTCAGGTTCACCTAACTTAGCTAATTTTTCATTGACGTCCATTAATTCAACTACACCCTCATTGAATAATCTTAATAACCTAGTTGCTTCTCTTACAGAATCTTGAGCGAAGTCCTCATAAAAATATAATACGAATTCATTATCATTGTTCATAACTATTTCATTTTGTTGTATTACTCTATTACTAACTTGTTTTTTGCTTCCCATAACACTTCTTAATTTAAAATTCATATTCATACTCATATCCTCCAAAATTTTATTATTTTTACTACATTAACAACTATATTTTACAAATGTACTTATTTTAAGTTATTTTTTTTACTTATAGCTTTATTTCTAACTAAACTACATTTTGCTTCTACGTCTAATGATTCATCAAATATTTCATCAGGAGTAAATTCTAGTGATTCACCAAACTCATATGATACACCAACTAATAAGTTTTCAAATTCAACAGGTGTCATTTGTGGATTAGTCTTTAAAAATTGAACCAATACATATAAATAATTATCATCCATATCTTTAACTAATTCTAATTTTTCTCTCATACTATTTACCTCCTTTATTTAAATCCCTCAATACATCACATAATGTTAAGTCATAATGCCAACAATAACTCTCACAAATCTTTTGATAAGGACATTCGTCAGTGTAACAATCTATGTTTTTTAGTGTTTCATATAACAAATTAACTAACAACTTCAAAGTTTTATTTACCTTTTTTACCGTTGTCATTCACCTCCTCGAATCTTCGGCAATGAAATGATTGTATTTTAACACTAAATTTATAACCACATTTCTTTTTGTTCTTACATTTTGCACAAACTTCACAAACTTTCCAACCTTGTCTATCTTCCATATCTCATTCCCCCTTATATTTATAATATACTTAGTTGCTATTAAAAAGTGAACCAATTTTTAATATTTAAAACCACTTCTTACCAATTCTTCTTTGAATGCATTTAATCTTTTGTTTAATCCAGTTGTAGTTATATTTAATTCTTCAGCTATATCTTTTTTCAAATATCCTTTTGCTATTAATTTTACTATTTTATCCATATCTTTAACTTTAGATATCTCACTAGCACTATAGATTGCATACACTAATTCAGATTCATGAGTATAACTTTCATCACCTAGTAAATCTTCTAATGTGTTAACATCTTCTCCTTCATCATTTACTTTAGTTGACATACTAATTGATTGTCCATCGTCTAATTGTTTATGATACTCTTGGTTTAAATAAGTATATAGCTTATGTCTAATGCATGTTCCAGCGTATGTAGAGAACTTAATGCCCCTGCTTTCATCCCAAGTATGTGATGCTTGAACTAATGCTATATTACCAACACTTATCATTTCGTCTAATAAATATTTTCTATCTAATCTACTTATGTTTAAGTTACCTTTGAAATCTTGCCATATAACTTGTTTAACTAAATTTACATTTTCATTTATTAGTCTTTCACTAAAAGCATTTGTATTCATCATAATATCACGCCCCCGTTTAATATTATTTATTTTCTATATTATATAGATACCATTATTTTTTGGTTTCAAACATATAATAAAGAAATTTTTTTATTTTTTTTGCTTACATATTTTGCTTACATATATAGTATAGAAATTTCCAACCAGTTGCTAACTACTTTTTTAATTTTTTATTATAATATATAGATACCACCATTTTTTTTAACTTTAAACACAAAATTTAAATATTTTTCTATTTTTTCCCTATTTCTTCATTTTTTAAATCCTCTATCTCATCCTGTACCCTTAAACTAGTTATATAATCAACTCTAGCTACAAACAACTCTAATTCAGTTTGAGGTAATCCATAAGCACTTTCACTATATAAACCTAAGTGTCTACGCATTGCCATTTTAATTGTATCCCAAACACTACTCTTTATTATACTTTCATATTCAGTTCCTTTTACTATATCCTCAACGTAGTGAACAGCTATACCACCATGCTTTAAAAAGTTTTTATATTTACCCACACCCCATTTACAAAGGTCGTGTAACAATAATGTCACATATATTAAATCTTGATCAGTATCATTGAATGGAAATAAGAATCCATCTTTCATTAATTCATTAGCTAACCTGACACAATATTTTACGTGACGGGTCAAGCCGTATAGTTCATTACTACATCTAGGGTGATATTCTCCACTCTTTGAAGCAGGGTATGTATAAAAATAATCAGGAGCATTATCTAAACAGTACTTAGTGAATTCTCTAAGATAATCGTTTTGAATCAAGGACAATTCATAACTAAAATCTTTTCTATCATTTACTTTAACTTTAGTTATTTTTTCCTCACACTTTTTTCTATTGCCATACGATTTTAAACTTTTCAAATATTATCTCCCACCTTTTATAATATTAGTTGTCTCTTTGACCCTTTTAGTGATGTCATTTTCTATATTATCTTGTAGCATTTGTTTATAATCTTTTCTACTAATGACATCTCTATATTTGCATTCATATTCATTGTCAGTCAAATTCTCTCTAACTATTAATGTAGTTTTGCCATTGTCATATATCACACCACTAATTATACCAAACACCCCTAAGTCTTTTATTACTACTTTATCATTTATATTCATAAAGCATCATCCCTCCAATATTATTATTAATTTCTATACTATATAAATACCCCTAGATTTAGTACTTAAACACTTTTTATTAAAAAATTTTATATTTTTCATGATAGTTACGATATACTTCAGAAACATTTCCATTAAAATGATGATCTTTTAAAAATTTACTTATCTCATGTATATTCCAATCATCTTTATATTCATGAAGTTCATGTAAAACATGTGACATATATAAGGCTTTTCCACTTAATACAATTTTCTTATCAGTATATTCATTGACTTCAACTGTTAATTTCTTAATTCTATTTTGTAATCCAATAGAACTATAATAATTCAATCCTTGATTATTTTTTGCAGAAGGTTTAGGTTTTAATACATAAGGTGAGTTCATATTATAATAAAACTCAGAATATGTTGCTAAATCATCTTTTATATATAATTTATAGGTATCTTCTTTCATAGTTTTTTTAAGATAGTAACTTAAATACTCATCACATTTTACATCTCTATCCTCTAAATGTATTACTTTATAATCATCAGATACTTGTTCTACTTTTAGTTGTCGTATCTCATTATAACTTTTACCCATAATGCCATTAAATAAAGCATATATTAAAAATTTATCACTATAATTTATAAAATATTCACACATTGTTAATACTTCTTGTTTTGTAAATATTCTATCACTTGGTTGAATTAATCCAACATCTAAATAATCACTGCTCTTTATCTCAACATCCATTCCCCTCTCTTTCAACACCTCTCTCATAAATCTTATATTACTATAATAATTACATCTATTCCTACTTGTCATCTCTTCCTTTATAAACTTCCCTACTTCTAACT